ACCGGCGACAACCGGATGGACATCCACTCCTCCGCCGTGTGGGGCGAGGTGCTCAACTACGAGAGCACCGAGAAGAAGGACTACGACGACGCCAAGATCCTCAAGGAGAAGGGCGAGAACCAGAAGAGCACCGGTGCCGCTCTCCTCGCTGTCGGCGTGGTCGTCTTCGTCCTGCGCTTCACCGGCCGCCCGTCCGCCAAGGAGGTCTGAGCCATGGCCGACAACATGGTCACCGTGCGGCTGCCGCGCGGCCTCGCCGAGGAGATCGCCGCCATCATCGACGCGCACATGGACGAATACCCCGTCGATCACGAGTGGGAGGTGATCGAGGCCGTCCGCCAGCTCGACCCGGCCAAGGGCGCAGAGATGTACAGGTCGCATCGCTACCGGATCAACGGCGGCACGGTGTACGACGTCAAGGCTCAGCAGGAGGTCGAGACCGAGTTCGCCAACTCCGACGCCGCCCGCGCCTGGGTCAAGCGGCATGGCAAGGCGAGCGACACCAACGACTGAGCCGCCATGACGTCGTGACGTCACGCCACCGGATCGCACGACCCCACCCCAGCGCACTACATAGGGCGCTAGGGTGGGGTCGTTGTTCCACCCCCGCAGAAGGAGACTGTCCAGATGAAGAAGGCATCCATCAGGCACCGGCGCCTCTACGCCGTCACGGGAGCGGACCGCGTCACCGTTCCCTCGCTGGTGCTGGACAACGCTCTGTGGGACCGCCTGCCCGAGGCGGACGGATTCGTCTACCGGCCCGCCCCTGAAGGCTCACGCCGGTCGACCATCCTCGACCGCGACACCGGCGCCCGCCGGGGCATCCTCGCCGTACTGCCCCGGTCAGGCGCCAAGCTCACCCAGGCCATGGTCAAGAACCTGGAGCGCCTGGCCCGCAAGGCCGAGGACCTGGATGTCCCCGGCACCGGCGAGGACGCTGTCTCGGCGCTGAGGAAGCTCATCGAGGAGCCGCTGATCCTCGACGTCGTCCGCGACGCCAAGGTCGTCATGCCCTGGGACGCGTACGTCACCGGCGAACGCCTCCACAGCTGCCCAGCCAAAGGCTGCGGCACGCTCGTCGCCATGAACGCAGCCAGCAGGCTCCGTGCCCACCCCGACCGCACCGGCGCGTCCTGCCCCCGGTCCAACACCCCGCTTACCGAAGAGGAGCGAAACTGATGGGTCGCACCCACCTGAGCGAGGAGTACGCCAAGCTCCTCGACGGCCGCGCCAGGATCGGAGCCGACAGGCTCGTCGATGATCTGATCGCGCGGCTGGCCGAGTACCTCTGGCTCCACTACCCCGGCGCCCATCGCGTGCTCATCACCATCGACGACGTCACCGGCCGTGCCGAGCCGATGCAGATCCTCGGCGAGGACGACCGGCCCCTCTGGTCGGTCGACGGCCCCGGCTGGGAGCCGGGCGGGGACAATGGCCCGCTCCAGTCCCTCGCCCCTGGTGACGCCGCCGACCGCCACGGCGCGCGCATCCACCACGATCTCGCCCTCCTCGGCATGCTGTTGCCCGAGGGAACCCAGTGGTCCGAGCCCTGGCCCGGACAGGGGATACGCTCGACGGCGCCGGGCGCCGACTGGGAGATCATTCTTCCCACCAGTACCAACCGGTTGCAGTTTCTCGAAGAAGAAAAAATGGGAAAGTAATTCCACCTACCCCAGCTTTGGGGTAGGTTCTTTTTTTAGACGGAACAGGCCGCGCCAACGGCCTCTCCGCCCGCCAATTTCCCTCGACCCGCCACGAAGGAAGAAGACCATGAACTCTGCTGCTGTCTCCCGCGCTGCCCTGACCGCCGCGCTCGGCGCCGTCACAGCCTCCCTGATGCTGGGCACCGCCACCCCTGCCGAAGCCGCCACCCTTAAACAGGCGGCCCTGAAGGTCGCCGCCGCCCAGAAGGGCGACCCGTACCAGTACGGCGCGACGGGCCCGGACCGCTTCGACTGCTCCGGCCTCACGTACTACTCGTACAAGAAGGCGGGCAAGAAGATCTCCCGCACCGCGCAGGCTCAGTACAACAACTCCCGGCACATTTCCGGGCACAGCGTGGCCAAGGGCGACCTGGTCTTCATCGGCCAGTCGACCAGGTCGATATACCACGTGGGTATCTACGCGGGCTTCTGGTCCGGCAAGTCGTGGATCTGGAATGCCAACACCGGCGCGTACCGGGGGCGCAAGGTCGTGCTGGCGCCGCTGCGCGAGTACACCACCCGTGGGTCGAAGGCGTACTTCGGCGAGGTCAAGTAATGTCCGTGTACTCCACGTACCGCCGGGCGCTTGCGACCGCCGACGCCTATCTGAGGCTCAACATCACCACGGGGCTCGCCGACGTCATCGTCGGCTCCCAGGTCGACTTCCTGCTCGTCGACACCTACCGCGACGACAAGGTGCAGCCTGGCAAGGGTGGCCGCTACCAGGTCGACACGGCTGACGGCCAGTGTGTGCGGTTCTCGCCGATCGCCCGGGTCCGGGTGCCGTACGCAAACTGGTACCAGCACGCCACGAGCCCCGACGGCCGCGTCTCCCACCCCCGGGCGCCGATGACCGGCAAGCAGGTGCACAAGAAGACCACCCGCCTCGACGGGATCCACGTCCTGGCATCCGGCGACATCGTGCACCTCCGCCGGGGGCGCTGCGTGGAGTCGTGGAGCCCCCTCCCTGACACTCCTGAGGAGAACCGGTAGGTTCAAGATCGACAAAAGCCCCATGACTGTCTGTCATGGGGCTTTTGTCATATGCGCAGTTGGCAGGGTAGCCCATCACAGATGGGGCACCGAGTGTCACTTTTTTGCATATGCCTAGCGGCGTTCGAAACCGGGTGTAGAGTGATCGAACGCAGACCCCGCCAAGTCTGCTCATCAGCCCGCCACTTGCCGTCTCCACCCGCCAGGAGATCTCTTCATGTCTTCAGCCGCACCCCCGCGTCTCGCCTCCGAGCACGTCACGAGTGAGCTGATCGACGACTCCTACACCCTCCCCCTCGACCTCGCGGCTCAGCTGCTGGGGTGTTCCGAGGAGGACGCGCGACGGCTGGTCGACTACTCGCAGCTCAACGCGAAGTCCGGCATCGAAGGCCCGCTCACGGTCAAAAGGAACCAGGGCGTCACCTTGCTGTCCGTTCTCGCCTACCGCCGCCAGACGGCGACCGCCCACTCCGCCTGAGACGAAAGGGGGCAACCGCCATGCCCCGGCCCGACATGCTCGCCGTTCGCTCCGCACTGGACCTGACCGACAGGCAGTCTCACCGCCTGGTCGCGTTTGCAGCCCTGGATGACATCACCGGCTACAAGCGCCCCCGCTCTCTGTGGAACCACCCGACTCTGGCCCGGCAGCTCGGGCTGGGCCCGCACTTCGTGGCCCTCCTGCAGAACTACCTTCTGTACCGCGCCGCCCGGGACATCAGCCACGCGCAGAGTCTGCGCCCGCACGGCGACAACGTGGCCCTGCTGGTCCGCGTCGAGGACGAAAGGCCGCTGGACCGGATCCGCATGGTGGCCAGCAGGCAGCGCGAGGCCCAGCTGGCCGCGCTGCTCGCCCTCGGAATGGTCCGCAAGGTCCGCGTCGAGGGCTTGGTCGTCGTCGACATCGAAAGATCTCTGGGCCGCGCCTGCGGGCTCGCCTGGGAAGACCTCACCGCCATCTACCAGCGTCAGCGCACCGCCCAGAAGAAGGAGCTGATCGGAGCATGAGCATCAAGGACACCCCCATCGGGGTCACCCTCACGTACAAGCCGCACGGCGCGTTCCTGCCGGTGGACCGCGAGTTCCCCTGGGCGACGCCGGACGACCTGGTGTTCGTCCTGGCCGCCTTCCAGGCCCGCCAGGGGCGGGGCCGGGTCACCAGAGCCGAGATCGTCGAGGCGCTCCACGAGGCCCGCATGAGCCAGATGGAGTGGCACGAGGACCACATGCGTACGGCGCTGCTCACGGGGCTGGGCTGGTGGGCGAAGCTGGTGCCGTCGAGGCTGATAGACCGGGTCATCGAGCTGGCGATGAACCACTACTACGAGTCCACCTCGCAGTGGGCCGTGGAGATGGCCGACCTGTACGAGCAGGTGAACAGCCTGAACTCGCGGATGAGCGACGTCGGCCGGGCGCAGACGCAGCAGGCGCGGATCCGCCGGGCCGCGCCGTCGTATGGGCCGATGATCCACTGCGGTGGCGGATGCGACAAGGCGATCCTGCTGGAGCACCTCGCGAGTCCGCCGCCGGGCTGGACCGTCAGCGAGGAGAAGGTGCCGTTCTGTCCCGAGCACTCCGGCGCTGACGTCGTGACGTCGCAGGTGGTTTCTTCCTGATGGGGCGTTTTCTTCTCGGTCTGTTCCTTGCCGGTGCCACCTTCTGGGCGGTCTGGAGAGGAACCGGCGATCCGGCGCTGGCCATATTCGTGATGTGCATGGTCGCCCTGAGCGTCTGGTTCGGCGCCTTCCGGTGCCGGTGCGAGTCCTGCACCGAGGCGCGCGGGTAACGCTCGGGGCGCTGTCTGTGAGCCGTCCAGCAGCACCAGGGGGTGGGGAAGGGAGCCCACCACCATGCTGCTGGCCGATCACCAGATCATTGACCGCATTCACGGCGGAGATCTGAAAATCTCGCCGTTCGACCCCACCCGAGTACAGCCCGCCTCCGTGGACATGCTGCTCGACCAGTACGTACGCACGCTGGCCGGGCCGAAGTGGGGCGAGATCGACGTCGCCAACGTCCCAGCCCGGCACACCACGCTCAGCGAGATCGGCGACGACGGCTGGCTGCTGGACCCGGGCGACTTCATCCTCGGTTGCACCGTGGAACGTGTGACCCTGCCGCCCGATTTGGCAGCGAGGGTCGAAGGCAAGAGTTCCCTGGGCCGGTTGGGCCTGACCGTGCACGTGACGGCAGGCTTCATCGACCCGGGGTTCAGCGGGCAGATCACGCTGGAGATCGCCAACCTGTCCGGCAAGCCGATCCGGCTCCGGCGGCTGATGCCGATCGCCCAGCTGTGCCTGATCCCGATGGCGGCCGTCCCCGAGCGGCCGTACGGGCGGGCGGGCAACCACTACCAGGACCAGTACGGTCCCACGGAGTCGCGCTACGAATTGCGCTGATCCTGGAACTTTGGCGGTGGTTGTCGGAGCCCCCCGGCAGAATGACACCACCGCCAAGGCGCAGGGAGAACAGCGATGGCAAAGCGTAAGCAGGGCCTGCTTCCGTGGCCCGAGAACATCTGGCACACCGAGGGGTGCGCCACCACCGCCGGGCTCGTGTACGACATCCAGACGTACCTGATGCAGATGCACCAGGTGGGACGCATCCAGCAGTACCGCGAGTTCGACCCCCGGGACAACGACCCCGGCAGCCGCGCGTGGTGGGGGTTCGACGCCGGATGGTGCACCGACGACGGCGCCCGTGTCCGGGCCCGCCTGAACCTGATGCCGGACCAGATCGAGGCGGAGCATCTGGGGGCGACCCGGGAGACGGTCTCCGCCAACCGCACGATCCCGCTGCGGATGGGCTGGACCGTGACGGCCGAGGCCGACCGGCCCTGGCAGCCGGAGTGGGCCTCGCCCGCCCTGGCGTTCCTTCCTGCGCGCGGCGACCTGAACTGGGACCGGGACTGGCTCACCGGCCAGCTGTCGATGCACGCCATCACGGCCTTCAGCGAGATCGCCCCTGAGCGGACCCGCAAGCTGCTTGAGCAGCTGTCGATGTCCACCTGGTACACCACGGTCATCACCCACGACCGGCGCCCCATCACGTCCGAGCCGCTGCCGGGCCTGTTCGGCATGCTGCCGGACAGCATGGTCGGCCGGGTCCTGGAGATCCGCGCCTACGGCGACCAGGACCAGGTGTTCAACGAGCTGCTCACCGAGCACCGGGTCTCGCTGCCCTGGGGCGGCTCGGTGATCCTGCCGTCCATCCCGCGCAAGGACCACTGGAACTCGGCCGACTACGCGCTCAGGGTGCCCGGTGGGGACTTCTCCCGGCTGCTGCAGAAGACCGCCCTGCACGTCATGCGGTACGCGGCCTTCCCCTCTCACTACCATGACCGGGTCCGTGACGCGGCGGAGAGTATGCGGGCCTCCTGGGAGCTGCCGGAGGTCGAGCTGGCGGCCGGTCACCTCCAGCTGAAGCTGGACGATGCGCTGCGGGACGTTGGCGAGCTGCGGCTGGAGCTGGAGTCTGCCAGCCTCCGGATCGAGGATCTGGAAGAGAAGCGCCGGGCGGCCGAGGAGATCGCCAGGGAGGCCGAGGGCACGGTCCTGGAGACGATGAAGGCGTACCGGGAGCACCCGCTGGAGGTGCGGGCGGCGGAGGCGCTGGCGCAGGCTGAGGCGGCGTTCTCGGAGCAGGAGGCGGCCGAGGCGCTGGCGGAGGACCTGACGGCCGAGGTGTCGTGGCTGCGGCGCCAGCTGGCCCAGGTGCCCGGCCGCTCGTACGGGGAGAAGGCGCCGGAGCGGCCGAAGGGACCCAGGGACTGGCACGAGCTTCCGGAGCTGATCTCTTCCCTGATGCCGCACATCGCGCTGGGGATCTCGTGGGAGCCGGTGGAGAAGCTGTACGGGCACAAGCACGAGATGAACTGGCTGCGCCGGACCTGGGACGTCCTGGAGGCGCTGGAGGCGTACGCGGAGGCGAAGAAGGAGCACGGGTCGGGTGTCCTGCCGCACTTCACCTCCTACCTGAACTGGCCCAAGGCCACGGTCCTGGTTCCCTTGAGTTTCTACAGCGCCAAGGAGACGTCGGTGCTTCGCCGGGACCCGAAGTGGAAGGCGATGCGGATGGTCAGGGTGCCGGGTCTGGGCGAGGTCTTCATGGGCGAGCACTTCCGTATCGGCGGCAACCGGCCTCCCGCGCCGCGCATGCACGTCTACGACGACACCTCCGGCCCGACCGGGAAGATCCACGTCGGTTACATCGGCCCGCACCTGCCGAACGGCAACGACGCCTCCTAGCACCTCTTCTCCTCCTGCTTGCTGTCTCACCCCTCTCTACGCCCTTCCAAGGGGCGAAGGGAGGGGTGATTTGCATGCACGCTGCCGGACTGCCCGATCGGGACCTGTGGGACGAGGACGAGCCCGTCCGCGAGCCGATGCGCCCGCAGGCGGCTGATGCACGCCGTAACCCCTCCCGCGACGACAAGCGGATACGCCGCCGGATGCGCCGGTCGGGCGCGCAGGAGGAGAACGAGATGCCCATCCCTGACCGCTCGCAACTGGTGCAGCGGATCGCGAGCGCCACAAGCCTCGCCGACCAGATGGTCCTGGTCGGCCAGCTCGACGAGCTGGACCGCCAGAGCCAGCGGCAGGCCGCGCTGGAGCGCGAGGTCGACCTGTCCCAGACCTCGATCGACGCGGCCATGACGCCGATCGTGTCCCGCACCGCGCGCGGCACGATGGCCAGCGACTGGCTGACCGAGATCGCCGACGAGCCGCTGGACCAGTCCAAGCTGGTCGCCCAGGCGGCCGTCTGGTACGGCCAGGTGCCGGACTTCGTGAAGTCCGACGAGGTCGAGTTCAGCGAGCAGGCGCGCGGCATGGCCCGCAAGATCGCCTCAGGTATGGGCGGCCACGCCCAGGCCGCCGAGCAGATCTTCGTCAGCTACGCCGCGTTCCTGCGCGCGCAGGCGGCCTCCGGCCTGGACCAGATCCAGCAGACCACGGCGCCCGACGGCGTGAGCCAGAAGGCGACGCCGCTGCCTCCGGACGTGTTCGACAACTTCGCCCCGCCGGTGGCCGACATCAACACTGGTGTCACCGGCACGGAGGACTCCAACCAGGCCCCGGCGATCCAGATGGCCGTCGGCGGGGGCGGCAACTCCTCCCCTGAGGTCCCCGGCGGGCACTCCGAGACCGGCGAGATGACCGGCCCGGCCCCCGAGCCGTCCCTCGGCGGCGGCGGCGGCGGCTCCGCGCCGGAGCGGGCCGGTGGTCACTCCGAGGCGCCCGCCGCGTCCGAGCCGGTCCAGGAGCCCGCGCCTGCGGTCGACCCGGGCCAGGGTCCGGCGGCCGGTTCCGGCGGCGCGCAGCCGTACGGCGCCGGTGGCGACCAGGAGCCGCGCAAGCAGGCCGCGTCCGGGCTGCCGATGATCCAGCAGACCGTCGACCCGCACGACGCGCCGTCCACGCAGCCGCTGAACACCACCGTGGCGTTCCCGTGGACGCTCGACGAGGGCGGCGAGGCCGACGGCATGACCGGCGAGGCCCAGTACGACCAGGGCGGCCAGGTCTCCTCCGGCCACCAGTCGCACGCCAGCCGCAAGACGGCCGACCAGTGGACGCAGCCCTCGCAGCTGATCCAGCCGAACGTCGCCAACTCGCCCGCGTCCACGCCGCCGCGCACCGTCGCGGACGCGGGCTCCGGCGCGGCCGACGCGGGCTTCGGCACCCAGCCGTCCTTCGGCGACGCGCACGCGGCCCCGGCCTACACCGAGTCGTACACCTCGGCCGCCCCGGCCGCGCACGCGCAGGACGTGCCCGTGACGATCGGCGGCGACAACGGCACGGGACAGATGCACCCGGCATATGCCTCCCGCAAGGTCGCCACCAAGCAGGAGATGCAGCACCCCGACTTCCAGAAGGGCTACAAGTACGCGGCGAAGTGGGCCCCGGGCACCCCGCTGGTCACGCCGGGCTCGGCCGAGCTGGAGGCCGGTATCTACGCCGGGTTCACCGACCGGCCGCTGCACCGCGCCGCCTGGCTCTCGGTGCACGCCGAGCTGTCCAAGGTCGAGCCGAGGCTGGCCCGCCGGATCACGGCGCACCGCCAGTTCACGCACAAGATCGCGGCCGAGCAGGGCCTGCCGACCGACGGCACCTACCTCTCGGTGCAGGCGGCCACCGGCATCGACCCCGACACCACGGGCCCGGCGACCTCGCCGTCCCCGACCGGCGACACCCCGATCAACGGCCCCGGCCGCCCGGCTCCGCTCGACGGACAGACGGGAGCCGCCGACCCGGCCGGTGCCGCGCCCTACAACGGCGCCCCGCCGTACGGCAGCCCGGTCGTCCCGCAGCAGGCGACCGTGCCGCAGGGCCAGCCGGTGCACATCCCCGACACCGGCATGGCCTCGGCCGCCCCGGCCGGTGGAGGACTGTCACCGACGGCCGCCGCGTTCCGGCGCCGCGTCCAGGCGGGCCTCCTCGAAGAGAAGAAGGGCTGACCCCTGATGGACTTCACCGCAGATCTGATGTGGGACGGGGCCACGCGTGACCATGACGCGGAGAGCCTCGAACTCGCACGCACGGCGGCCCTGCTCGACGCCGACGCCATGGTCGGCCCGCTGGTCTTCCAGGCGTCCGACGCAGGCGACCTCGGCCACCGCCTCGCCCTGGCCGAGCCGCACCTGCAGGCCATCGCGGAGCGGCGCGGCTACCCGGCCGAGGAACTGACGGCGGACCTGACACGCCGCTGGCAGCTGCTGGCCTCCGCCCGCACCGCCCAGGCGCAGCAGGCTGCCGCCAGCCGGAAGGTCACGGCCGCGCAGGAGGCCGCCATGGACCAGGCCGTCGCCAGCCTGGCCGCGATGGCCGCCCGTGAGAACCCGCTGGTGCCGATGTCGGAGTGCCTGCGGCTGGCCACCGAGGCCGTGCAGAAGCACGCGGACGCCTTCCCCCTCGCCTACGAGTCCTGGGGAGGTACGGGCGACGGCCCTTTCATGGATAGGGCCAAGCACTGGAAGCCCCCGAGCATGAAGGGCGGCGGCGGCTCGGCGGCAGTCGACCCGGGCGCCAACGGCGGCGACAGCACGTTCGACGAGGTCAACCGGCGCCTGGACCAGGCAGAGAACCGGGTCAACTCGATGTCCGGCGGGGCGAGCCCGTCCGGCCCGTCCGGCCCGGCGTCGCCGACCGCGTCCCTGGACGCGATGGCGGCCGGGTTCATGAACCGCGTACGGGACTGGTGGAGGGGCGACAGCGCGGCGCAGCACCAGGCACCGGCTCCGTCGGCCACCCCGGCTCCCGCAGCTTCCTCCGAGGGGCACGTCGCCCCCTATGACCCGACAGGCTGGCACGGCAACGCGCCCGCCCGGCACGCCGAGGACGCGGCCGACGCAGCCACGGAGCGGGCTCATGACCAGGCGGGTCGGCGCGAGTTCGACGACATCATGCGGGGGCTGAACGACAGTCAGACCGAGATGAACCACAAGTGGGACACCCCGGCGGCCGATCGCTTCGAGAGCCCCTCCGAGCGCGCCGACTCGCTGGAGCACGGCAACAACCACCGCTTCAACGACATGGAGCGCCGCCTGAACGAGGCTGGCGCACCGTCCGGCGGCCACAGCCACCACCCGGCCCCGGCCAGCTTCAGCCACGCCGACTCCGGCGGCGCCAGCAGCGGCCAGCAGCACCTGCCGACCGACCCGGCCCCGTCCTTCTCCCACCCGTCCACCCCCGACACCACCCGCCAGCGCCAGGACTGGGCGTACGGCGGTCACTTCCAGTACGGGACGTGACATGGACTCGAACGTCGCCTGGGGTGCCATCCTCGGCACCGCGTTCCTCTACGAGATGTACGGCGTGCTGGTCCGCCCCGACCAGGGGCTGACCCTCTCCGAGCGGACCCGGGCGTGGTTCCACACCCGCAGCAAGCCGGGCAAGGCCGTCTTCGTCCTCGCCTGGCTCGGGCTGACGGCCTGGTTCATCCCGCACATCATCTTCGGAGGTCAGTAGGTGTTCATCTACCAGGCCGCCGTGGAGAAGGTGGTGGACGGCGACACCCTGGACCTCCAGCTCGACCTGGGGTTCGGGGTGTTCACCCGGCAGCGGGTGCGCCTGCTCGGCATCAACGCCGCCGAGCACGGCACCGAACTCGGCGACAAGGCCACGGCGTTCGCGAGGGACTGGGTCAAGCAGCACGGGCCTGCGTTCACCGTCCGGACGCAGAAGGACAAGAAGGAAAAATTTGGCCGCTATTTGGCCACGATCCTGTCCGACACCGCCGACCTGGGCCAGGCCCTGATCGACGCCGGACTGGCTCTCCCGTACGACGGAACCGGGCCCCGGCCCGTCCCGGAACCGGTACCGTAGCCGAAGGCCCCATGGCCACCGCCTGTCGCGATTCGACATCCACACGCGCGGGCACACTCGCCCCTCCTGACCATCCAGCAGGAGGGGCGTTGTGCTGTCCGGGCCCGTATCTCCGCCTGTAGGGGGTGGAGGTGAGGACCATGTCGATGCTGCCCCAGGTCCTGGCGCACCAATCAGGCGATGGAATCACCATCGCGCACTGCCCTTTCTGCGGCTCCGGGCAGGTCCTCGGCCGGTCCGACGGGAACACCGAGTGCTCGTTCTGCAACCAGTCCTTCATGGTCCGGGTGCAGCCGATGTTCTCCGCGTTCCCGCAGACGATCGACGGCATGCCCGTCGACATCCCCGGCATGCCTCCGGTCGCGCCTCCTGGGATGCCGCCTGGCGGCGACCCGATGGCCGCCGGAGGCCCTCCTGGAGCGGACGGCGAGGACGGCGGCGGAGCGCCCCCGTTCGGCGGCGACAGCGACTCAAGCGACTCTGGCTCCGAAGACGGCCCGCCCGACTCCGGCGGCTCGGACGACGACTCCGGCGGCGGCCCGCCGTTCGAGAAGAAGGAGTCCGCGTTCCGCACGACGGCCGGTCACCAGCTGGCCCGCACCGCCTACGTCGACTACCTGGCCAACCAGCTGAAGGGGGCCCGATGAGCGTCTCCGTGAAGGCCCTCGTGCAGCTCGGTCTCGACGGCGAGACGTACGAGCCGGGCGACTGGATCACGCTGCCGGACGAGCAGCAGCCCCGCGCGCAGGAGCTGCTGGCGTACGGCCTCGTCGAGGAGGCGCCTGCCGCGCCGGTCAAGGGCCGCCGCCGCAGGACGTAACACCCCTCGTTGCTGTTCCTCCCTGTTCTCCCGCCCCAAGGGGTGAGCCACCACAGGGAGGAACACCCCATGCCCGAGGACATGTCCGAGGCCGCGCTGTCGCGCATGTCTCGCCTGTTCCGCCGCGCCTCGCGCGGAGAGACAGAGTCGCCTGAGGCGCGCGAGATGCGTGCGAACCGGCGCCTTCGCAAGAGTGCCTCCGAAGTCGGCAGGTCGGGCCCCTCGGTCAACTTCGCGACGCAGCGCCCGCGTGACCCCCTGTTCTACTGGCGGCAGAACAACATGCCGTTTCAATTTGACGATCCGCAGCAGATGGCGAAGATGCGGGCGTACTGCCGCCTCGTATATGCCTCGCACCCGATCGTCGGCTCCTGCGTCGACATCTACTCCAAGTACCCGCTGCTCGGAATGAAGATGTCGTGCAAGGACGAGCGGCTCACCGACTTCTACACGCAGCATTTCCTCGAAGAAGAGGGCCTGAATTACAACAAGTTCATGGTCGACATCGGCCGTGAGTACTGGACGGTCGGCGAGGCCTGGCCGCTGGGCACCTTCAACGAGCCGCTCGGTGTCTGGGACGACGAGGAGCTGCTGAACCCGGACGACGTCGAGGTCCAGCCCTCCCCGTTCCTGCGTGACCCGCGCTTCCTGATCCGGCTCCCCACCGAGATGCGGGAGCTGATCCGCACCCGTCAGCCTGCCTGGGAATTCCAGAAGCTGATGGAGGCGTACCCGGAGCTGACGTATTACGCCGACGACAACGCGCTCATGCCAGTTTCGAATATCTTGCTGCGCCAGCTGAAATTCGAAGCCGACACCTTCAACAAGCGCGGCGTCCCCCTGCTTTACCGGGCGATGAGAAGCCTGATGCAGGAGGAGATGCTGAATGCGGCCGTCGACTCGGTGGCCGACCGGCTGTACACCCCGCTGATCCTGGCCAAGCTCGGCGCCTCCGCCTCGGACCTTGGCACCAGCGTGCCGTGGATCCCGACGCAGGACGACCTCGCCGACTTCGAGGAGGCCGTCGACCTCGCGCTCGCGGGCGACTTCCGCATCATCATGACCCACTTCGGCGTCGACATGGAGCCGGTGCTGGGCAAGGAGGACGTCCCCGACCTCTCCCCGGACTTCGAGCGCATCGAGGGCCGGATCCTGCAGACGTTCGGCCTGTCCAAGACGATGCTGGCCGGTGCGTCCTCCGGTGAGACGTACGCGGCCGACGCCCTCAACCGCGACCTCGTCACGCAGATGCTGACGAACTACCAGCAGCTGCTGAACCGGCACTACCGCCAGCGCGCCCTCGTCGTGGCCGAAGCGCAGGAGCACTTCGACTACGAGGAGCGTGGCGGCAAGCGCTACGTGAAGATGGAAGAGATCCTCGAAATCGACGAGGAGACCGGCGAGGAGCGCATCGTCGAGCAGCCGAAGCTGCTCATCCCCGAGCTGCAGTTCCGCACCATGTCCCTGCAGGACGAGGCCGCGCAGACGGAGTTCTTCGAGGCGCTGCGCGAGGCCGGTGTCCCGATCTCGATGCGCACCCGGCTGCACAACGTGCAGATCGACTTCGACGACGAGATCGAAAAATCCCGCGACGAGGCCGTCGAGATGGCGGTCGCCGAGCAGGAGACCCGCAAGGCCATCTACGTCGCGCTCAAGGACAAGGGCCTGCCGATCCCGCAGGACCTGCGCTCGGACTTCGAGCCGCGCGCGCTGCCTCCGGCCCAGGACCCCAACGCGATGCCGACGGCGGCGCTGCGGATCCCCCTGCTGGGCATGGACCCGGTCGGCGCCCAGCCCACCCTCGCGCCCACGATGCAGGACCTGCAGGGCACTCCGGCCGACGGCGGCGTCGCACAGCCCGGCGGCGTGCCCGAGCCCGTGGACGCCGACCAGGGCGGCGGGGATGCCCGGCCGGACGAGTCCGACGAGATGCGCGGCGACATGCCCAAGCAGTCCTCGAAATCGACGTACACGCCGATCGAGGACGTCACCGGGCTGTTCCAGAACGCCGAGCGCATGCGCCACCTGGCCAACCAGCACAAGCCGAAGGTCACGGTCGCCGCCAAGCCGGACCCGAAGCCCGAGGGCGAGGACGGCGAGGAGCCCGAGGTTCCCGAGGCCGTCCAGCGCAAGCAGCCCATCGGGCTGTACGGCGGCCCCCGTCACGTCGGCATGCGCCGCCACGTGAACGAGAAGGACATCAACAATCTGTGGGGGATCACCCGATGACGTACACCCTGATTCCGGTCACCCGGACCTACCTCAACGGGGCTACGCCGCGCACCGGCACGGTCCGGCTGCAGCTCGTCGGCCCCCTCTACAACGAGGGCGAGATAGCTGACCGCCAGCCGCAGATCGCCACCCTCGACGCGGCGGGCTCGATCTCGCTGACCGTGCGGGCCACGAACGACCCGGCGACCCTTCCGGTGGGCGGCGGCGCGTACGAGGTCACCGAGTCCCTGTCCGGCCTGGCCACCTCCGTCTACTACATCGAGGTGCCCTACGACGGCGGCCCCGTCGACCTGGCGACCGCCCCGCACCTGGCGGCCGGGGACATCAACGCCCCGGCCGTGCTGTTCCAGCCGGTCAACGAGCGCGGCCTGCCCGGCGGCTACCCGGTCCTGGACGGCTCCGGCCGTGTCCCGCGCACCCAGCTGCCTGCCGACCTCGGCAGCGGGGGCGGCGGCAGCGGTGTCGTGCTCAGCGGCGACGCTACGGACATCCAGTCACTGGGCACCCGGGCGGCCGGTACGACCGGCAAGGCGGCCGACGCTGGCCACGTCCACCAGATGCCCACCCTCAGCCAGGTAGGGCCGCCGACCGCCAACGTCGACCTGAACGGCAAGCGTGCCGTCAACGCCGCCCCCGGCGTCGCCGCGACCGACCTGGCCACCGTGGCGCAGCTCGGGCAGTCCCTGCTGGGCTGGCTGAACGTCAAGGACACCGCGTACGGAGCCAAGGGCGACGGGACGACCGATGACACGGCCGCGATCCAGGCGGCCTTCAACGCGGCTCCTGCCGGTGGCGTGGTCTACCTGCCGGAGGGTGTCTACCGGACCTCCGCCCCGCTGGTAGTGCCGCCTGCCATCACCGTGCGCGGCTCGCACGCCAACATGATGACGGCGCTCAACCTCGCGGACCCGCCGTGCTACATCCAGCCGCTGCCCGGCTTCACCGGCGCGTCGCTGCTCCTGCTGAAGGACCAGGCGGGCGGCGGGTACGCCAGCCTCCCGGCCGAGCACCGCATCGAGAACCTGATGCTGGACGGCTCGACGCTGGACGGCACCAAGCCGGTCGACGGCATCTTCGCCGCTGGCAACATCCAGAACGTCCGGCTGGACAAGGTCACCATCCGGCGCATGTCGAACAACGGCATCGTCACCGGCAGCATCGCCAACGTCTTCCCGTACTCGTGGCGGCTGACGAACGTGATGATCGACAACTGCCGGGGCAACGGCGTCCTCTTCACGCGCATGACCGACCTGACGATGATCGACTGCCAGGCCATCGGCAACTGGGCCCAGGGCATGGTCCTGTCGAACATCGCCAACAGCCAGCTGATCGGCTGCCGGTGGGAGTGGAACGGCAGTCACGGCCTCCACATCACCGGCAGCTGGGGCAACGGCACCGGCTCCGGCGGCATGCAGCTGGACGCCTCCTCGACCGACCGCAACGGCGGCCACGGCGTCCTGATCGACGCCACCGGCAACGCGCCGGTCAGCATCACCAACCTGACGACCCGCCGCGACGGCCGCAACGGCGGCAGCGGCGGAGGCGGCTTCTCCGGCCTGGCCGTAGTCGGCGCGACCATGCCGGTCGTCGGCAACACCATCACCTGCTACCCGGGCGTGGACGACGACGGCACCGGCACGAACTCGCCCCAGTACGGCGCCCTCCTGTCCGGCTCGACGAGCATCCAGCTCGACGGGCTGTACCTGCACGCCGCGCAGGAAGGCCTCCACGACGACGGCACCAACACGGCCGTCACCCTCGGCTCCAGCGTCACCGTGGCGTCCGGCCCGACGACCGCGCCCGCACGCAACGTGCGCCCGATCGGGGCTGGCTGGCTGAACGTCAAGGCGTTCGGCGCCAAGGGCGACGGCATCACGGACGACACCGCCGCGCTGCAGGCGGCCATCACGGCCGGTGGTGCGGCCCACACCACCGTGTACGTGCCGCCGGGAACCTACATGGTCAGCGACCCCATCGTCATCCCGGCCGGTGAGGGCCTGACGGTCGCGGGCGCCGGGTGGGGCTCCTCGATCAAGCTCCTGGCCGCGAGCGACTGCTTCGTCTTCAAGATGACCGCAGTCGACACCCGCGTCACCTTCCGGGACCTGGAGATCGACGGCAACTGCCTGGAGCAGGGCACCACCGGCACCTCCGGCGGCATCGACGGCTCCGGCTCCGTGGCGAGCCTGTACTTCAACATCCACTTCATCGCGTGCCGCGACGACGCCCTGTACCTGGCAGGCATGACCGGCGGCGCGTTCGGCCACAACAACCGGGTCATCGGCTGCCTCTTCGACCAGTCGATGACCTCCACGGGCCCCGGTCGCGGCATCCACATGGACAGCAACGACGAGAACCAGGTCATCGGCTGCGACTTCGAGTACCTCGGCGGATCGGGCGGCACCGGCGCCACCGCCGCTTCGATGATCTTCGACCAGTGCGGGACGCAGTTCATCTCGGACTGCAACTTCGTCAACGGCGGCAACAACGCCATCGGCGTCCGCGTCCAGGACGCCAAGTCGACGAAGATCACCGGCTGCAACTTCGACGGCCTCGCCGGTACCGCGATCTTCCTCGCCGCGCAGCGGTGCGTCGTCACCAGCAACACGATCTTCTCGGTGGGTCACGCCGGTACAGCGGGCCAGGCGTCCGGCATCCACCTGGAGTACGCCACCGCCGACAACGTCATCGCGCACAACGTGATCACCTCCGACCCGACGAACGGCGTCTCTCGCGGCGCCATCCGGGAGGCGTCTGACGGCAACTCCGGTGGCAACAACATCAGCAACAACACGATCGTCACGTCCGGCACCTGGGCCTACGCCCCGCTCGATCTGAGCGGCAAGGGCTCGCAAGTACTGGGCAACATCGGCGGCGGGATCACCGGCGACCAGGCGATCTACGTCAACGTCAAAAGCCCCGCATTCAGGGCCAAGGGCGACGGGACCACCGACGACACCGCAGCGATACAGGCCGCGCTGACCGCCTGTCCTGCGGGAGGGACCGTCTACCTGCCGGTGGGGGTCTACCGCACCAGCGCGCCGCTCACGATCCCGCCCTACGTGACGCTGAGGGGCACTCACGGGGGTGGGGAGGCGCAAAGCCTGTCATCGCCGAGGCCGTCTGCGATCAAGCCGCTCGCGTCCTTCTCCGGCGGTGCGGTCGTCCAGGTGCTGGATCAGCAGCTCGGCGGGTATGCCACGCTGGCGTCGGAGATCGCGCTCTACAACCTCACCATCGACGGCTCGGCTCTGACTGCCGGATCGGGTATCGCAGGTATCCGGATGACGGGCCAGATCCAGCACGTCACGATGCGGGACGTGCAGGTGCGGCAGGTGCCGGGCATCGGCATCGACACCACCTACAACCTCAGTGCGCCTCCCGGTCCGCAGGCGCCTTTCTGCCTGCACTACAGCCGGGTCTCCGTCCTGTGGTCGGGCAGCCACGGCATCACCCTGAACAACTCCACGGACTCCACGTTCGAGGACGTCTACGTGCTGGGCGTCACCGGCTTCGGCTGGTACATCTCCGGGGCCAGCGGCTCTCAGTGGATCGCATGCCGAGCCGAGTGGTCCGGTCTGGACGGATTCAACCTCGCCGGTAACTCCGGCGTGGAGACCTTCATCGGCTGTTCCACCGACCGCAACGGCCAGAACGGCTTCTCCATCCCCTCCTCCGGCAGCACCGGCACAGTGGTCCTGTCCAGCTGCCGGATGACTCGCGACGGCAAGTCCTCCACCAGCGCCGGGTACTCCGGCCTCAACGTCAACGGCGCCACGCGGAAGGTCATCGTGGACGCCGTCGTCATCACCACCGGGCGGGACGACGACGGCACCTCGGGCAACCTGAGCCCCCAGTACGGCGTCTCGGCGACCAACGCCGCGTACGTCGTTGTGGCGTCCGGCGACATCAACGGCGCCACATCGGCGTGGAGGGACGGCGGCGGCAACACCATGCTCCTGCGCGGGCCCACGGTGACCGGGAACAATCTGGCATCGGGCCCCATGGTGAAAGAGGGCACCAACGCGCGTATGGGAGTCGCCACCCTTGTGGCAGGCACCGTGACCGTCGCCAACACGAGCGTGGGAGCCAACAGCCGTATCTTCCTCACCCGGGCCACGGCGGGCGGCACCTTGGGCCAGCTGTCGTACACGGTCACGGCAGGCGTCAGCTTCACGATCAACTCAGCAGCCGCCGAAACGTCCACGGTGAACTGGATGATCGTCGAAGCCGCCTGAGCAGTCTTCGGCGCCCGCTGCTGTCCAGCGGCCCCCGGCCCTCCCAAGGGGTGAGATCTCACCACCCCTTGGGAGGGCCCCCTCATGTCAGGCATAGTCCCCGACTGGCGCCGCCTCGTCGACCACGTCCAGTCGATCGCCGAGAAGATCTACGAGAACTGGAACAGCCGCGACGGCTGGGACAACGACACGATCTTCGGCAAGCAGTACGGCTGGAACCTGGTCGCCTGGTGCATGGAGTTCGACTGGTGCATGTTCAAGGACGTGGCCCTCGACTCCATCATCCCCAAGACCGCGTCCGTGGCCGCCATGACCGACTACGCCAAGAAGCACGGCGCGTGGAGCGAGTACCCCTCCGTCGGCGCCCTGATCAACTTCTCCAGCTCCGGGCACACCGAGATCTGCGTCGGATTCGACAAGGACAACGTGTACAGCAAGGGGGGCAACAGCCTCCAGGCCGGAGCCGAGGACCACGGCCAGGGCAACGGCGTCTGGTCGCACGTGACCCCGCGCCGCGCGGCCAAGGTCGTCGGCTACTTCGCCCCGAAGTTCCCCGACGGCGTCTGCCCGCCCACCGCTGACCCGAACGACCCGCGCGGAGGCAAGGCCGTCGAGTCCTGGCGCTGGACGCCCCCGGCCGCCCCCTCCAAGCCGTCCACCCCGTCGGCTCCGTCGACCCCGGCCAAGCCGACGCTCCCGGCCTTCCCCGGCCGCGACGAGTTCGTGCTCGGCGCGAGGAACAAGTACGCCCTGCAACTGCAGAAGTGGCTCGCCAAGGGCAACTGGGGCCCGGCGTACACCGTCGGCCCGTCCGACACCATGACTCAGAAGGACCTCGACAAGGTCAAGGCCCTGCAGCAGCACTACCTGTCGGCGCTCGGCCCGGCCGACGGCCTGTGCGGCCCGAAGACCTGGCAGTACGCCTTCGAGGTCGCGAGCGGCCTCCGCAAGAAGTAACACTCAGTAGCGCCGAAACCCCCGGATCACGATCTTCTGTGAAGACCGGGGGTTTTGCGCTGTCTGGCTCCAACCCCAGGGCTGCCAAGGGGTGAAGGCCAAGACCACCGAGGAGTTGCGCATGACCCAGTCGGACCCCACCAGCCTGGGCGATCTGTGGACGATGATCCAGCGCGACTCACAAATCACCAGGGACGCCGTCAAGCGGGAGCTGGACGACGTCAAGAAGCGCCTCGACACCTTCGTCACCAAGGACCACTTCGAGGCCGAGAAGCGCTTGCTGGAGGCCCGCATCCAGCACGCGGAGGACGCGCTGAAGAAGCTGGAGGACGACGCCCGCGACAGCGCGCTGGGCCGGGCGCAGACACGCCGCGAGTTCGTCTACAAGGGCCTGATCCCAGTCCTCGCGCTGCTGATCGCGGCGCTGTCCATCTACTTCAGCGCCAAGTAGAGCCTGTCTGTCCGGGGGCTTGAGGGCCCAAGGGGCGAAGAGAGCACCCTGGGAGGGCAGCGTGGGCATCCAGCCTGACATTCCGCAGCGCCTGACGCACCAGACGCTGGGCATGCAGCGCCTGGCCGTACACGCAGAGGACTACTGGGAGTACAAGCCCGAGCAGCGCGTCCAGACCACCGACGGCCTGCCCGGCACTGTCAAGGCCGTCCTCGACGGCCCGTACCCGGGCTCCGAGGAGTACCAGGTCGAGCTGGACAAGGGGATGGGCGGCGGCGCGTACACCGCGAGCCAGCTGCGTCCTGCAGCCGCCACCACGGCGGCCATGGAACAGACAGCGGCAGCCGACTACCCCGAGCTGTCCCAGATCCTCGTCGAGCGGCCGGACCCGGCCGGGATGATGGTCTACGCGGCCAAGGCAGCCCCCTTCGGCGACGACGACGGCAAGGACGACGACTCCTCTGACGACGACTCCGATGACGGAGACGACGACAGCGACGACTCGGACGACGACGGGGACGACGACGACTCGGACGACGATTCCGAGGACAAGGACGACAACACCCCGCCGTGGGTGAAGAAGGACGCCTCGGCCCTGTTCGCCTCGCTGATCACCACGGCGGCGGCCGATATAGACTTCCGGTTCCAGGTCACCGCTGCCTGGAAGGACGTCGTCGCCAAGGCCAAGCGGATCCGCTCCGAGGGCGGCGTCCGCGTCACCATGGCTTCCGACGGCCTGGTCTTCGCCGATGTCAAGGGCGACAACGAGGTCTACGAGGCGGGCCTGCAGCGGCTGCCGAACAAGCAGGCCATTCACTCCTGGTCCTGCGGCTGCAAGTGGGGCGCCTACCACTGGGGCGCCGACGACGACTTCAGCAAGTTCGCCGGGCGCATGTGCTCCCACGCACTGGCCCTGCAGTACGAGGCCCAGTCCCGGGGCATGTTCGGCCGCAACGTCGGGGTCGACGAGACCCGGCCGCACTGGGTGCCCCGCAAGGTCGTCGTGAAGTACGACATCGACGCCGACAAGAACCGCCTCGCGCCGTCCACGGCCGCCTACGACCAGAACGGCGAGTACTTCGACAGCGGATACGACGATCACGAGGAAGCCGACCGTTCCAAGCAGTGGGACGACGTCCACGAGGGCCTTGAAGGCATCCACCGAGGCATCGGTATCCACCTGCGGCCCGAGGACCACGCCGTCGTCCACGACGAGGACCGGCCGCTGCACGAGCGCGCCCAGCACCTCCTGGAGTCCATCCCCCGTAGCCATGAGGGCCAGCGCCACGGCCCCGACGGCAACGTGGGCTGGCACTGGTCGGGCAGCGACGGCGTCGGTGAGGACTTCGCCAACACGACCTCTCACCCCTCCCACCCCGGGCCGCTTACCGGCGTCGTCTTCCACGGTCACAAGCCCGACCGGGGCGACATCAACGAGTACCCGGACCAGAGGGAGGGGGATGTCTACGGCTACCACGACCACGGCGAGCAGGAGGTTCCCCTGCACCACGGCAGCCACGTGGGGCTGAAGGGTGTCTCCTGGAAGGACATGGGCCGGGAGGAGGACCACCCCGCTCTCGGCCACGCTCACCCCAACGGCACGCCGTCCATGTTCTTTCCCTACCTGGGGGACTTCACCCACCACACGTTCGGCGAACACGAGCCCCAGCACGTCACCGCTCTGCGCCGGGGCTACGCTCCTCTCTCCGTCGTCGCGCGCGCGGCCGTGAAGGCCGGTGAGAACCGAGCCGAGGTCAAGCTAGCCATGTACGCAGCAGGCATTCAGGCGACGGCCAGCGACGATGATGACGCGGAATGCGAAACCTGCACCGAGCCGTTCTACGACGGCCAGAGCCACGAGTGCCAGCACTGCGGCGGCGAGCACCACACCAACTGCTGCGACTACGACACCGGGCACACCGACTGGGACCAGGTCCACCCGCACCTGAACGGCGTGCACCGTGGATTCGCTGTCAACCTCCCCTCGAACGTGCATTCCCAGGTCCACGACCCGCAGAAGCCTGTCCACGAGCGCGCCCATGCGTTGCTCGACTCGGTCGCCGACGGCAACGACGGCTTCGGTATGCACTGGAGCAGCAACCCCAGCCAGGCCGAGCATTACGCCCACGTCTCACACCCGGACCGTGGCGCTGACGGCGGCCACCAGAGCACCCACGTGATGCTGCACGCCAAAACACCGGCCCGCGATGACATCGAGACCGACCCCGACACGCTGATGGACCACCACGTCATCGGCTATGACAAGCACGACGACCATGAGGTCCCGATCCAGCGCGGCGCCGATGTTCACATCAGCGGCATCTCGTGGAAGGAGCCTCACAAGCACGAGTGGACGCGGCACGACTTCGACAAGCCGGTCACGCACTTGGCCAACGCCGACGCCCCGTTCGGGGCGCCGTCGGGTACCTCGTACGAGCTGCCGAAGGCGCCGGGCGCGACGTCGCCGAAGATGCCGTGGGAGAACCCGGCGTCGGCGGGCAACCTCGCGGGCGCCGACCCGGTGGGCTGGAACCGCAGGCTGCCGCTGGAGTCCTACGCCTCGCTGGACGACCAGCACTCGCTGTTCGAGCCGGGCGGCACCGAGGCCACGCTGAACGAGGAGCCGGAGGGCGCGCTGCCCGAGACGGACGGCATGCAGATCCCGTCCAACGACGAGGCGCTGTCGCCGTCCATCACGGGCAGCCTGCGGCGCCAGGCGCTCAAGGACTTCACCCTCGCCGAGCGCCAGGCGCTCATCGACGAGGGAGAGGGGGTCCGGGCCGCCAACCTGGACCTCCTGAAGATCGAGGGGACCCACTACGCCGACCTGGAGCAGATCCTGGCGGCACAGGAGGACGACACCACATGGCTGGAATGACCAAGGACGACACGGAGCCGCAGCGTATCGACGAGCCTGCCGACTCTTCCGACCCCTTCGGCGGCGACAGCCAGCGCTTCACCTGGACCCGCCCCGTCACGGTCGGCCAGCTGCAGGCCGAGCTGGACGAGACGGTCGGCCCGCAGGTGCGCGTCGCGATGGTGTTCCCCCGCGACAGTGACGGCGCGGAGGTCCAGGCCGACACCGAGAACCCGATCACGGTCTACGTGACGCCGTCCTCGGCCGATCTGGCGGCCGTGCGTCAGGTGATGGCCGCCCACCGGCCGGACCCCTACTACGGGATGTCCGAAGAGGATCGCGAGGGCGCGCAGCTCCGCGAGAAGATCATCTCCGGTGCCGACCTGACGATGGACGAGATGCAGCAGGCGCTCCGCCTGCTCATCAGCTGACCGGACAACAGCAAAGGCCCTCTCCGCCGGTGCGGGGAGGGCCTTTGTGCTTCGGCGTCAGACGGTTTCGAGGCGCCGGTGGAACTTGGCCATGAGGACGGGGTTGGCCATGGCGTTGCCGATCGGCAGGAACAGGGCGGTGGTGGCCAGCGGATCGTCGGCGGGCGACAGGATCGGGCATCCCGGGTTCTCGGAGTGCGGCTCGGCGCCGGTCTTCTTGAGGTGTATGGCGGCGCGCAGCAGGTAGGCGGGGACGACATGATCGGGCAGGCCCAGCTCACGGACGGTCTCCTGGCTTTCGTCGCGCAGGCTGGCCGGGAGGTACGCCTGGAGCCGGATGGAGGCGTCGCAGATCTCGGTGACCCGGCGGTGCAGCCGCTGGTCCAGGCCGCGCCAGTTCCAGAAGTCAATGAGCGCGCGGCGTGTCTTGCAGGCCCTCTTCATCACGACCGGTGCTCGCGGGCTCAGCTTCCGGATTACCCATCGTTCCTTGTCGCTGCGGTAGACCACAGAGGGCACGGCGTAGGTGAGGGCGCTCCACATCGGCCGCAGGTCATTGATGGCTGCGTGCATCTCCATCCGGGCGGCCATCCGTTCCCACATCGGCGCGCTGCTTCCGACGATCATGAGGAGGCCCCAGCTGCTGAGGGCGAAGGAGGAGAAGACCGAGACGAAGCCGTCGCCGCCGAGGAACGGCTTGTCGAAGAGGCGGACTACCAGGTAGCCGATCCGCAGGTTGGCGTACGTGGCGCCGATCGAGCAGCCGATGGCCATGCCGTGCATGCCGAGCTTGAAGGCGCCCTTGGCCTTCGGGTCGCGGCTGGCGGCAGCGAGCATCATGGAGGCACAGATCGTGCCGAAGGCCATGTAGACGTAGTAGAAGAGCAGGTGCAGGGAGCCCCAGAAGTGCCCGGCCTGCTGGAAGATGTAGTCCCCGCCCCCGTCCCCGTCCACGTTCCGGGAGGCCTGGGGAAACAGGATCACGCTGACAGCGACCGCTGCCCAGGTCGCGGCGCGCCGGGGACGGTTGCTGATGACCCTGCGGTACCGGGGCTCACGCTTGCCGTCCATGCGGCCGGGAACCACGGCCATGACCCACTGCAGCAGCAGCGCGACGCCCGCGAACCTGGAGATGTGCTGGGCCAGCATGATCGCATCGTCCCTGCCCGTGGCCTGCGCAACGAAGTCTGCGACGGAGCAGATCCGGGTCGCCATGGCGATGTCCATGACCACCAGGAAGGCCCAGAGGGCGCGGCTTTTGTGGTTGCGCAGTGCGGAGGGCAGGCGCCTGATGCATTCGAGGGTCAGGGCGATGACGGTGAGGGTGAAGAGATCAGGTGTGGCGGTCACCAAAACTCGTTTCGTGTATCGAGGCACTCTCTGATGTTGTCGACCAGGCTGGACCCCGGCGGGAGGGTTCGTGCCAGCCAGTCATCCGCGAAGTAGCTGAACTCTTCCGCTCGCTGCTCGCGGGGGTCGCTGAAGTCGGTCCTGCACATGCTGGAGGCCCACAGCGCCGCACTGGTGTGGCGGCAGAGGCCCTGGAGGAGCCTCATGAGGTCCTTGAGGTCGATCGGGTCGGGCTCGTCGCCGTTGACCATGTGACCGAGTTCGTGGCTGACTATTCGGCGTTCCAGGACGCCGGTCGCTGCGGGGTGGATCCAGACGAGGTCGATGTTCCCGCTGCTGACCCACATGCCGCTCGGGCCGCTGGGAGACGCGGCCTGGGGATCACGGGTCACCACGAGGCGGTGTCCTCGCACCTGGCGGACGTACTCGCGAAGCAGAAGCTCGGGTGTCCGGGGCCCGTCAGGGAGAACGAGGTCCTGGAGGGCCTTGTTCCACTCGCTTCTGACGCCCCTGCCCCGCCTCAACTTCACCGCGCCCCCTCATGTCTCAATCTCGCCTGTCACATACAGCAGTCAGCGTAGGCCAAAGTACTGACAGTGCAGTCAGGAGGGCGGCTCTTCGTCCCTGGCAATCTTGATCGCGGCCAACTGCATGTGGATCATGCCTGTGGCCGTACGGGCGTCCAGTTCGCTCGCGCCGCGCATGAGGGCCATGAGGAGCTGTCCCGCGTTCGCCGCCCCTCCCGCCTCCATCTTCTTCTTGAGCTGGCGCACGGCGACCAGCATGTCGACCTCGTCCTCGATGGCGACGGTCTCGGGGGTGCGCTGGTCGCCCTCGAAGAAGTAGGCCGGGGAGACCTCGAAGAAGATCGCCAGGTACTGCAGGACGTCCTTGGTCGGGTTGCGCCGCTTGCCGCTGAGCAGGTCACCCATGTACTGGCGGTTCAGCAGATCTCTTTCGTTCCGCCCCGCAGGAGGTAGTTTCTGTCGCGTGACAGAAAAGTGGTCGTCGGCGTACAACCTTGAGACCTCCTCGGCGATCTCACTGATGTCGTACTTCTCGCCATCAGGTCGACGCTTGAGGTATCGCAGGCGATGCAGCTTGTTGGCGAGCGGTCCGAGAGCGGGATCGCTCGTGGGCGCCTCTCCCATGAGTCGCCCCTCCCCTCCATCTTGAAAAATGTCTCCGGCAGTCGCGGCAGAGTCTACCCACGATGTCGAGAAAGTTGACACGGGCTCGTGTTGTTGAACTTTCTTGCGTCTGAAGTTGACACGACCGGAGGTACGGGACGTACGATTCCGCTCACGGAAGGCAACATTTGAGCGGGGGGTGAAGCAGAGTGGCGGCTGAGACCAGTGGGACCGCCCCGCTCGCGCTCCTGTCGGGCACCGGCCCCGCAGCGGCAAGGGGTGAGGAGATCTCTCACTCTGCCCAAGGAGTTCAGGTGCCTACTCCCGCTCTCGTCCGCACGGTCGTCCCGATGGCCGTCGGCTTCGTGCTGGCGTTCCTCGCCTCGTACAACGTCCACGCCAGCGCCGAGTTCACACAGAACCTCACCGGCCTGCTGACCGTGGTCCTCGGCGCCGCGTACTACGCGCTCGCCCACCTGCTTCAGTCTCGCTGGCCCCTCGCGGGGCTCCTTCTCGGCTCCACCGCCAGGCCGACCTACGAAGGACGCCACCGCCGCAAGGCCAGCATCAGTCCGGCGACCGCCACGTCGGACACTCCGGAGAACCAGCTGTAGCCCGCCAACTGCCGCTGATGTAGACCGGAGGCAGGACCCCGGCCGACCACACTTCCCTACCCAGGAAGGTCGGCCGGGGTCCTCTCATTTTGCGGCGATGGATGAGCTGTCCACATCAAGAACGGCGCTGACGACAAAAGGTAGCGGGTTCCTCACTGCGCGTCTATTTGTCGCTAAGTGGATAGGCGACTTCCGGAAACAGCTTGTCCTTACGGTAGCACCGACCTTGAAAAACCTTTGGCCACGGGTCCAGGCCTGCACCTCGCCTTCACAAACGATGCTCGCCCGTTAGTACGCATATTCACTCCATCCTGTTCAACGCCTCCTGGGACTCCACAAGGGACGAGGGCGCACCACGCGCCGCCGCCCGCACAGGAGGACCCCGGTGCTGAAGTTCGCCACGGCCCAGATCATCGCCGCCAGCCTCGGCGACCAGCAGCGCGTCACGAAGGCCGCCCACCGCGCCGTCTTCAGCTACGAGGCGCGGCCGGGATACCTGTACGTGCGCTCCCGGGCCATCTCCTCGCGCTGCAACGACAACTGGGACGAGTTCCCCGCCGAGGAGATCGCGAAGGCGTACGGCTCCTTCGTCGGCAAGCCGGTCTTCGTGAACCACAAGAACGACAACCACCGGCGGGCGCGCGGCGTCATCATCGACGCCGCCCTCCACGAGGACAAGAACCCCGACGGCACCCCGGACACCTGGGCCGAGGTCCTCATGGAGATCGACGCCAAGCAGTTCCCGAAGCTGGCCAAGGCGATCCTCGCCGGTCACATCGACCGGACCTCCATGGGCTGCGACGTCGAGCGCTCCGTGTGCTCCGCCTGCGGCAACGTGGCGACCACCCCGGCCGAATACTGCGCACACATCCCGGGCCTGAAGGGCAAGCGGCTCTTCCGGCACACCGCCTCCGGCCAGCGCGTCGGCGAGCTGGTCCGCGAGACCTGCTACGGCCTGTCATTCTTCGAGAACTCGGTCCTCGTCGAGCCCCCGGCCGATCCGACGGCCCACTTCCTCGGCGTGGACTCCTCCGGCCTCGGCAAGGCCGCCGCGATCGACTTCTCCGACTACGACCACGACGGCCTGGAAGAGGACGACGACGAGGAGAACAAGCCGCACACCCCGACGCCCACGGCTCCTTCGCAGCACCCTCGTCCGGCCCAGCCGCACGTCCCGAACAACGGGACCGCGCACGACAACCAGCGACGTCGTGACGTCGTAACGAACACGCACCCCTTCACACCGCTGAAGCCCAGCCTCAACACCCTGCAGACGACGGCCTCCCTCGAAGTCGAGGCGGCCGGACCCCAGTACCAGAACCCGGGCGACCACCCCTGGTTCAAGGAGACCGGACTCAGCCACGAGCACGTCCTGAACCACTGGGACCAGGCCACCGACGAGGAGAAGAAGCAGGGCGCCCGCTGGTACCCGGACGCCCACCACGTCGCCAAGGCCATCGCGAAGCTGAACCCCGACATCACGGACGACAAGGAGGCCGCCCACAAGGGCGCCGGTGTCCTGTCGGCCTACAGCCCGCAGCAGAACTGGTGGGCCAACCAGCACAACGCCGCACGCTCGTTCGTCGGCAAGAAGGCCGTCGGCAAGGGCGAGGGCCTGATGGTCATGTCCTCCCACGCCAACGCCGCGCAGAAGATCCTGGACGGCGAGGACCACCAGAAGGTCCTCAAGGGCCCCAAGACCCAGGACTTCGCCCACCTGATCGAGCACGGCGGCAACGACGAACACGGCCAGCCGTCCAAGCGCGTCGTCATCGACCGGCACGCCCTGTCCGTCGCCGCCGGACGCCGCCTGAACGCCGACGACTCCAAGGGCTTCCCCTCCAGCAACCGGCACTACTACGAGCACGCCGCCGACCAGTACCGCACGGCCGCCGCCGTCATATCCGACCGCGAGAAGCGCCACGTCCCGCCGCACGAGGTCCAGGCCGTCACCTGGCTCACCCGCCAGCGCCTGAACGCGGCCGAGGACGAAGGCTCCCCGGGCGGCAAGGGCCGCCAGACCGTGCAGCGCAACCAGCGCCAGCAGTGGAAGGACCTCGCGGGCGAGCACACCCCCCAGCTCAAGGACGACGGCAACTCGCACGTCTCCAAGCTCGTCAGCGCCGACGCCATCCTGGAGGACGGCACGATCCGCACCGTGGCGTACGGAGAGGTCAAGGCCCCGGCCGACGTCGACACCCTCCGCGAGGAAAACTGCCCCGTCTGCGGCGACAGCGACACCTACGACGGCCAGGCCTGCCAGATCTGCGGGTTCATCAGCCCGCCGACACAGTTCCGCGACCCCGACCTCGACATGGCCAAGCGCCTCGACCTGCGCAAGCAGATCGTCGACCCCTCCCTCGTCGACAACAACGGCGAGCTGCAGCGCGTCGACCAGGACGGCAACGCCATGCCGCAGGACCCGAACGCCGACCCCAACGCGGACCCCAACGACCCCGACGCGCAGGCCGACCCCAACGACCCGAACGCGCAGATGGTCGACCCGGACCAGCTCGACGAGAACGGCCTGCCGCCGTCCCCGTACGGAGACCAGGCCCTCGACGGCACCCAGCAGGGCCCCAGCCAGTCCGACCGCAACGGCGACGGCATGATCCAGCCCAACGAGATCGACATGGACGGCAACGCCAACGTCCAGCAGCAGGTCGACCCGGAGATGGGCGGCCAGGCCGGACCCCGCGAACTGCCCGGCTGGGGCAAGGACCGCACCGGCGACGCCTTCACCCCCGGCCCCGACATGCCCTACCGCCCCGACGAGCCGGGCAACCCCAACGACGTCCTCGGCCAGGACGACGACGACCGCAACCCGATGGGCATGCCGACCCCGGCCCCCATGATGGGCCGCCCCGGCGACGGCATCCCGGACCTGATGTGCGGCAACTGCGGCTTCGCAGCCGACGCCACCCCGCCCCAGACCCAGAACATGGGCGACCCCATGGCGGCCACCGACGGCGTACTCGACGGCGACGTCTGCCCCAGCTGCCAGCGCGGCCAGCTCCTGACCCCCGGCGAGATCAACTCGAACTATTCCAAGGCACCTGCTGTCGAGCACCCCGCATACAGCTGACAAGGGGTGAAGAACCGCCCACGGCGCCCGCCGTGAGCCCGCCTCAGAAGGAGTCCCAGTATGAGCCGACCGCTCATGGCAGCCCTCACGGCGCAGCAGACCGTCATCGACGACCAGCGCCGCCAGATCGCCATCCAGGGCCAGCAGATCGCGCTCATCGCGCGCCTCGCCGGTGTCACCGACCAGGTCAGCGCCATCGGCAAGACCGCCGACATCGCCAACCCCGCGCAGCCGATCCCGGACCCGGGCGAGCAGGCCCCCTCCGAAACCACGGAGCAGGCCGCCACCCCGGAGACCAACGACGACGTCCGCTCCCCGGGCCAGACCGGCAACTCCACCCAGGGCGTCCCGGCCGCGTCCACCGACACCGCCCTCACCCCCGGCGGCACCCTCCCGGCCGAGCCCTACGGCAACCTCCAGGACGTCACCGCCCCGGTCTCCGGCACCAACACCGGCGAGGTCGGCGGCGACCAGACCCGCATCGAGACCGACGTCCGCGCCGGAAACCCGATGGTGCCCGACGTCGCGTTCCCCTGGACCATCAGCGACAACCAGTCCAACAACAACCCGCCCTCCTCGGGCGAGATGGCCGGAGGCGGCTCCCCCAGCCGCACCCACGCCTGCCTCCGACTCGCCCGCCTGCGAGTCCAGGCCGGTGTCGCCAAGGGCGACGACATCACCCTCGCCGCCGCCCTGGAAGCCGACACCCGGCTGACCGACGACCTCATCAACCACGAGATCGGCCTCCTGAGCCGCCTCGCGAGCACCGCCACCAAGGCGCCGTCTGAGGGCGCCGCCCCGCGCACCGTGCGCTCCGCCGCCCGCGTCGCACCGTCCCTGGCATCCCAGTCGACGGCCACCAGCCCGGCGGCCCGAGAGGACCTCGTCGACAGCGACCTCTTCCTCTGATCAACCCCCCACCGCGAAGGGCCCGGCCTCACCGCCGGGCCCTTCGCCATACCCGCCACAGAAATTCCTTGCCAACTCTCCCTGTCTCATGCCGTTTGGCCGCCAGTAGGGGGTGAAAGCGGCCTGCCGGTCCCCCTCGGCGGCCAGCCGAGAAACCTGGGAGGGCGGCACATGATCCGCGTTCGGGCAGCCAACGCCCACATCAAGAGGACCTTCCGACCGACGTACGCCTGGACCCAGGCAACGCCGAAGTCGGTCTTCCTCGACCCGGCCTGGGACCGCAGCTTCCTCATCTACCCGGGCATGGTCCTCATGCGCACGGCCGGTGAGCTGGTGACCCTGATCGGAGGCTCCGGCGTCCCCTACGGCTTCGCGGCCGACTACGTCGGAGGCGACGGCTTCGACCCGCTCCTCGACGTCGGCGTCAACGCCACCGCCGTCTGGGTCTTGGGCACCGACGGCGAGGCCGAGATCCTCGCCCCCGCCTTCGACAACACCCAGACCTGGACCGACCCCGGCGACGGCACCGAGAAGCTCGTCTACGCGATCACCGCCGGAACCGGCCGAGGCAAGCTCGCCCTCGCCACCAACGGCGCCGTGGCCACCGCCATCTCCGCCCAGCCGGTCGCCCGCCTGCTCAAGGTCAACAGCACCAGCAAGATCACCATCGGCGGCCTGCGCTAAGCGCCCTGAGAGCCGAGCGAGAGGAACAGAGGAAACTCACCATGACCGCAGCGCTCCACGCTGGGCACAAGGGCGGCGTCACCGCCAAGAAGTCCGACGACTACGTCAACGACATCCTCGCCCGCCGCGAGAGCCAGGGCCACGCCCCGCTCTCCACCCAGGCGAAGATGCAGCGCCTCCAGTCCGTCGTCTCCGACCAGACCAACGGCATCAAGCGCCTGGGCGTCGGCATGATCGGCCCCATCCAGTTGAAGCTCCGCTACCAGGGCATCACCCGGAACGTGCTGGTCGAGGACCCCTGCACCCCCGGCACACCGGTCGAGTACGACGTGTGGGACGACCTCGGTCAGGCCTACATGATGTCCGGCACCGAGGGCGAAGTCCGCATCACCCCCTTCGAAGGCAAGCGCATCCAGGTGCGGTTCTTCCGCATAGCCTCGCGCCCCGCCATCCGCAAGGAAGACCTCCTCTACCTGCGCATCAACGCGGTCGAGCAGGCCCAGGACGAGACCAAGCAGGCCATCCTCAAGCAGGAGGACTCGCGCCTGATCACGATCCTCCAGGCCGCGATCTCGGACTACACCAACCGCTCCGACCACACGGTCACCCCCAACCACGTGGTCAACGAGGCGTCGGGCTACCTGACCCCGGGCTCGCTCTACAGCGCGGTCTCCCTGACCGACATGCACGAGCTGCAGTCCAGCCGCATCCTGATCAACCCGATGGACTACCGCGACATGTACCGGTGGGACATCAACCAGACGGGCTGGGCCTTCAAGGACCGCGTCGTCGCGGGCGAGACGATCACCTCGTTCGGCGAGTTCCAGCTCCAGCGCTCCATCGTCGTCCCTCAGGGCGAGACCTACCTGACCCCGGACCCGCAGTTCCTCGGCGTCTTCCCGGTCCTGTACTCGCTCGATGTCGAGGAAAACCACCGCGTGGAAAGTTTCTGGAAGGGTTGGGTCTTCGATGAGATGATCAGCATGCTGATTTTGAATCCGCGCGGCCTCGCGAAAATCGTGAAGTCGTAGCCGATCCATCTCGTCAAACGTACCACACCGAAGGGCCGTAACTCAAGCCGCAACAGGCTGGGTTGCGGCCCTTCGTGCTGCTCGACAGCAACCCAGGCCTCTCGCAGCGACCCAACCAAGTGGTTCTCAACTAAATTGCTAAAAAACGAGGGCTCCTCTAGACTTGCAGGTGTACCGGCCAAGGTGACACCGCCTCCAGAGGAGCCCTCTGTGTCGAATGCTAATGCCAACCTCTACCGAGACCGCGCTGACGAGGTCGAGCGCCTCTTCGTGAACGAGCAGATGTCGGCCCCGAAAATCGCTGAGCAGACTGGCGTCCCGGACTACCAGGTCCGCCTGCTGCTTAAAGAGCGCGGCCATGACCTCGCCAAGAGGCGCTCCCAGAAGGAGCTGCGCCTGCCGGAAGTCACGCCGCTCCTGGAGCAGCGGATGCCTCTCAAGGAGATCGCCAAGCAGACGTCGATCCCGTACGCCACCTTGCGCCGGTGGCTCCAGGAGGAAGGCATCGACACTGGCGCCAACGACCCGGACGCGACCCGGCGCGAACAGCTCATCGACGAGGTCGTGGCCCGCTACCAGAACACCCAGCCCGCCAACACCATCGCTGCCGACCTGGGGCTCTCGCACGGGACTGTCCTGCGGTGGCTGCACGAGCGCGGAATCGAGATCCGGCGAGCGCCACTCAAGCGCACCGCCCACAAGAAGATCAAGCACCTCGACGAGGTGCTGAGGCTGCACCGCGAAGAGGGCAAGACGACCAGCGAGATCACCACCCTCGTGCCGGTCGCTCGGGGCACCGTGGAAGCCTGGCTCCGAGACGCTGGAGAGAAGCCCCGCTATAGCACCCCCGCTCAGAAGAAGGCCGAGAGGGAGGAAGACCCCCGGCGTCAGATGGTGCTGTCCCTCTACCAGAGCGGCTCCACCTGGAAGCAGATCGTCGCCGAGGCTCACGTCGCGGAGACGACGGCGCGCGGCTGGGTTGCGGAGGCCGGAATCCAGGGGCAGGGTGGCAAGGCTGCGCGGGACACCAGAAAGCGCGCCGAGGCCCTGCGCCTGGCGCGCGAGGAGGACCTGCCCATCATGGAGATCTGCGCGGCCGTCGAGGCGAGTTACTACAAGGTTCGAGAGTGGCTGGACGAGGAGGGCGTACGCGTCCGCCAGCCCGGCGAGCGAACCCCCGACGGCATCCGCCGCAGCGCGCAGGGCGCCAAGGGCGGCCCGCGTGGTCGCCGCGCTACCAACCGGCCTGCTGCGCCTATCTCTCGTCGGCCGCGCAACCCCGTGCTCCCGCGCGAGTGCGCCGCGCCGGACTGCACCGAGACCTTCACGTCGCCCACCCGGAAGTACCACAACGACGAGTGCCGGGCGAAGTGGGCCAAGCGCCGCGAGGCCGACCCGAACAATCACGTCACCTACACCTGCCAGAACTGCAGTAATGAGTTCACCAGGCCGAGGTCCTCGGGCTCCTTCCGGTACTGCTCCAACGACTGCGCCCAGCGCCACACCAAGACGAAGCAGCACGTGGTGGTGGAGGACGCGGTGGTGCTGGACTCGTCGTACGAGACTCTTCTGTGGTCGCTGTGCCGTATCTACAAGGTTCCCGTGGAGCGCTACGACCGAGCTGGCGGAGTGGAGTGGCGTGAGGGCGGCTGGTACGCGCCGGACCTTCTGGTGGAGTGGCAGGGGCGCAGCGTGACCGTCGAGACGAAGGGCCTTACCGACCCCGAGGACGAGGAGCGCTGGGCCGCGTTCCGCTCCCAGTCCGACGTCCCCCTGGTCGTCCTGACCCAGGCGGAGTTGGTGCCGCCTCCGGCCAGCCGCGAGGAGCTGCTGGATTTGCTGGGTCTGGGCAAGATCGTCAAGTCGTAGGCCAGGCAGTACGCTTCAGCATGACGGCCCCCTCTCGGTACGAACGAGAGGGGGCCGTTGCGTGCCCACGTGCCCCTAGGAGTGGGCGCCATTTCCCCGGCTACGGGTCTCTGGCCGCGCGGGCGGACGGCCAGACCTCGTGAGCCCCTCACTCCTAAGGGAGTGAGGGGTCACTCGATGGCGCGCCTTTGGCTGGTCATCTCGGCGGGTGACATGTTCTCACCCTGACACATTCTCAGCACGATGTGTAGTCGATCAGGTCAATTCCGTGTTCCCCCGAATGAATTCGGCCACGCCTGCTGTCCCTGTGTGGGTCGCTCACCATAGGGGGTGAGGGTTTGTGGTGGGCCCTCTTGCGGCTCCGTTCTCCGGCCGCCACTCGACCCCCGGACTCCCTTCCGGGGGTTGAGTGCTGTCTGGGTGCCTGTGGCCCCAGCAAAGGGTTGACGAGTGCGTTACCGCTCCGTTCCCGATCTCTGGAGGCAGTCATGCAGGTGCAGCGGATTCAGGTCAGCAACCCCTCTGCGGAGGTGGTCGTCCTCACTCCGGACGCGGACAAGCCGAAGACGTACCTGCGCTTCGAGGGCAAGGGCGATCTCGAAGGTGGCGACGTCCAGTTCGTGTCCCGGGACACGGTGCTGCAGACGCCGTTCATCAAGGCGGTCAAGCGCGGTGTGCTGCAGGTCGATTCCGACCTGGGCGAGGACACGGAGCTGTCGACTCTGCTGCGCGTGACGCCTGGTGCGAGGGTCGCGTCGGGGCCGGAGAAGCTCACGGCCACGCGGGTCGTCTACGTCTACGACGAGGACGAAGAGGTCTACAACCGCGTGGAGAAGAAGATCCCCGTCATCATCGAACCTCTCACGAAGGTGTGACCGGCCCCATGAGCATGAGTGAAAGCGAGCGGCGTCTGCTGCTCTCGGGCACCCTCGACACCTCTGGTGTCCACGCGGGTGAGCACGCGTTCCTGCCGGAGGTCGCTTCGGCCTGGGAGGCCGATGTCGAGCCGGTCGTCCAGGACGAGTACGGACCCGAGCCTGAGATCCCCGGCTGGCCCGGGACGCCGGACGGCAGCGAGCACAGAGAGACACCGCAGGCCCCGACTCCCGAGCCGGGTCAGGTGGTTCTGGGGAAGCCGGAGCCCGCCCCTGCTGCGCCGGTGGCTGTCCAGCCGAAGCCTGCGGCGCGTAAGCGCATCCCGGCCAAGAAGACCACCGCGCCCAAGGAGTAGGCGTCCGCGCCTGCTGAGATTTAAGAAGGAGGGCTGCCATGGCCGCGAGCGACCAGAGCAGCACGTACGAGACTGATGGTGCTATCGGCACCAAGGGTGCTCCGGTCCCGGCTCCGGTCCCGGTATCGCAGCCCGACACGACCAACGTGGCCCTGGTGTCTTCCGTTGGCTGGGCTCCTGTCAATACGGGGCTGACGGAGTCCGCTGAGACTGTCGTGGCGACGGTGGTCACTGTGGAGCCGCCGTACAAGGCTCCGCCTGGCCCGGTGCCTGCTGTCACCAAGGACACGACGTGGACGGACAGCCCTGTCGGCAACGGCACGGCTGCTACGGGGCTGAACGCGCTGCTGTCGATGACGGGCACGGTGGAGACGGGCTCGTTCGGTGCTGTGGCGGCTGGTTCTTCGGCTCTGCCGGTGGCGCCGGTCGCGCCGACGGCGGCGGCCGGTGACCGCTACGTCCTGGTGTCCTTCACGGCGGTGGCCGACCCGCACGCCACGGCCAAGGTGACGCAGTACGTCATCGAGTCCGACACGGGCGGCCACGTCTACGCGCCCCGGGGCGCGACCAGTGTGCGGTTCGAGAACCTCAAGGGCGGTCAGGCGTACAAGTTCCGTGTGGCGGCCTCGAACAAGAACGGTGACGGTCCCTACGGTCCGTTCTCGGCGGCGGCTGTGGCGCCGGGTAACGAGGACGAGGTTCGTCCGGTGGGGCTGTCGGCGAAGAACATCGTGAACCCGATCTACAAGCAGGACGGGACGATCAAGCAGGGTTCGTACGGTGCGCCGACGCCTCCGGGCAAGCCGACGGTGGCGGCTGGTGCGACGACCACGGCCAACGTGACCTGGACTGCGCCGACGTCGGGTCAGCCGTCGGGTGGGTACGACGTCAAGGCGTCGACCGGGCAGACCGTGCATGCGGCTCCTGCGGCCACGACGATCAACGTGCCGGGCCTGACGCTGACCAACGTGATCACCTTTACGGTCACGGCGATCGGTCAGCTGCAGAACGCGGTGTCTCCTGCGTCGAACAACTTCACCGTCGTCTGATCTTGGCAGGAGGCCGGGCCCGGAGGGCTGCCCGGCCTGGAGCGCCAGCGTGAATCCGGATACAAGAGCGCTGCTCGCGATAGCGGCCCCGTCCCACGACTCCGGGACGGGGCTGCTTGCTGTTCAGGCGGCCTTCGCTGGCTGAAGGGGCGAAGGCGACCGCAAGGAGAGGGCATGTCCGGTACGACACCCAGGCTCGGCCTGAAGACATTCGACCAGTCCGACCCGTTCCTGCGTCAGGACTTCAACGACCAGTCGGCCAAGCTCGACGCCTATCCGGGTTCGTTCATCTGCACGTCGGCGTCTCGTCCGGCCTGGGGGCCGAACCAGGCGGGCATGCGGATCTATGAGACCGATACCCGGCGGGAGCTGGTGTGGACGGGTACTGCCTGGCGTGAGCCTTTGTCGGCGCCTCCGGTGTGGCAGGGGACTGTGGCGCCGGACGTGGCCATGGGCCATGACACGCACGTCTACTACAACCTGGCGACGTTCAACGTGAACCGGCCGGGCACTCTCCTGGTCAACTTGACCGTGGAGATCCAGGTCCAGTCGACGTACACCATGAACGCGCACTTCCGGCCGCAGGTCGACGGCAATGACGCGGGGGTCGGCGGAGGTACGCCTTCGTTCATCCGTGTCGAGCAGGTCCAGGCCTCGGGTGGCGGCTGGTCCCGTCACTACATGATTCCGGTCCTCGGGATCCGCAGTGTCGGTGTCGGCAGCCACAAGTTCGGCATCCACATGTTCACCACGCCGACGTCGGTGACGAAGGCTGGCTCGATGCGTCTGTCTCAGGCGCGGGGCACCGCGCTGCTGGTCAACTCGACGGACACGTGATGGACGAGTACACCGACCGCGCGTACGTATCCCGGTACGGCGCCGCCGAGTTCGGGCTCCGGGTCATGCGCGCCGGTGTGCTCGGCGACGCCGACGGTCCTGTCACGGTCACGCTGCTGTCCGACACTCCGGCGGCCACGGTGGTCTTCTCGCGGGCTGCGGACCATCCGGGCGTCGGCGAGTACACGGTGCGGCTGACGTCTCTGGAGACGGCTGCTGTGGGCCCGTACGTCCTGGTGTGGCAGTACGTGGTCAACTCGTTGCCGGAGGAGTGGCGGGTCTGGCTGGAGGTGGGCAAGGCCGCCCCGGAGTACGACCGTCTGACGGACGACATGAAGGGGATCATCGAGACGACGTGGAACCGGTTCTCCGACCTGTTCGACTTCGCCACCGAGGGTCCTCACCTGCAGACGTACGTGCAGTCGAACTTCGGCCGGAACCGCCTTGCGCAGTTGATGCGTATCGCTGTCGGGCGTCTGAACACGGTGGCGCAGCCGTTCCAGTCGTACTCCATCGACGGTGACGGCGGCGCCTCGTTCCCGGTCGACCGGTGGGGCTCGTTGCTGGAGTCGGCGCTGTATGTCGAGTGCCTGCGGCATCTGATGCGTTCCTACGTCGAGCAGCCTGAGGTGCAGTCCGGCTCGGGTGTCTCGCGGCTGGACCGGCGGGACTACATGGACCGCTGGGGCACCGTGCTGCAGGACGAGGAGCAGGTCCTCAAGCAGCAGCTGGAGCACTTCAAGATCGCGAACATGGGGCTCGGGCGTGCCCGGGTCCTGGTCTCGGGTGGCGCGTGGGGGCGGTGGGGGCCGAACCGTCTGCCGCTGTCGTACGCGGCCCGTGCCAACTGGGTTACACGGAATTACTGACCGGCAAGGAGGGGCCATGTCCGGTGGCGCCCAAGAAGGTCCTGCTCCGTCCGTCGAGTTCGGCCTGGACCACATCGAGGTCAACCAGGTCATCTGCACGCACCGCGTCTGCGGCCACGGCCAGGTCGTGGCCTCTCTCTACGAAGCCGAGAAGTTCCGGATCCTGCACATCTGCCCTGGTCGGGCGCTGATCTGAAAGGAGGCCGCTGATGGCCTACACCGTCACTCTCAAGGCAGGGCTGGCCAACGTCGTCCTGCCGAACGGCAACCTCTACCAGGGTGGCGACGTCGTCATCCTGACCGACGAGCAGTACGGGCGGATGACCGCGACGGCCCGTACTGCTGTCGTCCAGACCGCGACCATCGTGCCCGTTCCGGCATCCTGACGTAGCGAGGCAAGCTGTGGCGCGCAGGATCTTCCCCCAGGACCGTATGGCCTACCGCGTGGCCGGGCCGGGGTCCTACCTGTACTCGGCCGCGACCACGACGGTGGTCGTGTACGCCGACGAGGCATGCACGGTGCTGGCCGACATCCAGGACCTGGAGGGCGCGCCTCTGGCGGGCTCGGCTCTGGTGGTGGATGCCACGTCGCAGCTGCCCCGTTTCCTCGGCCCGGCCGACGGTACGGCCACGCTGTGGGTCAGGGGGTCTGGCGGCATCTCTGTGTCCCTCGGCGCCGAGGTCGAGGCCCGGGTGGAGGACGCCGAGGCGGCCCTGGCTGCCCACCTGACGGCCCCGGACGCCCACGGTGACCGGGCCTGGGCCACGGACCAGTTCGACGCCGTGGGGGCCGCGTCAGCGGCTCAGGTGGCGGCTGCGGCCGACGCGACGGGCAAGGTGTCCTCCCACGCGGCGGCTGCCGACCCGCATGGCGACCGGGCCTGGGCTGCGGGGCAGTTCGACGCCATGGGCGCCGCCACGGCGGCCCAGAGCGCTGCGGCGGCCGACGCGGCCTCGAAGGTAGCGGCCCACGTCTCTACCCCTGACGCCCACGGGGATCGAGCCTGGGCCAGCGGACAGTTCGACCCGGCCGGTGCCGCCTCGGCCGCCCAGAGTGCCGCTGCCACGGATGCGACCAGCAAGGTGGCCGCGCACGCCTCGGCCGCCGACCCGCACGGAGACCGGGCGGACGCCGCAGCGAAGTACGTGCCGACGGGCGACAGCCGCCTGACGAACGCGCGCACGCCGACGTCGCACGCGGCCAGCCACGCCTTCGGCGGCAGCGACCCCGTCACGGTGGCCCAGTCTCAGGTGACCGGCCTGACGGCCGCCTTGGCGACTGCCTTGACGCAGACCACGGCGGACGCCCGGTACCCGGTGAAGAGCAGCCTGGTCCTGAATGTGAAGGACTTCGGGGCTCAGGGCGACGGCACGACCGACGACTCGACGGCGATCCAGAACGCCATCAACGCCATCCCGGCCTCGGGCGGGGCCCTGTACTTCCCCCGTGGCGCCTACGTGGTCAACACCACGCTCGTCCCCAAGTCCTTCACCCGGCTCTTCGGTGACTCCTGGGGCCGGGCGAAGCTCATCTCGACGACGACCGACCTGTTCAAGATGGACGTGGCCCAGGTCGACCGCTTCGAGATGGACCACCTGGCGCTGGATGTGACCGGCGGCCATGCCTTCGTGGGCGCGCAGATGGTGCGGTGCCACTTCCACCACCTGGACATCAACGTCCGCTCGGCCGACAAGTCCGTGTGGAGCGCGCCGAACGTGGCGCTGATGGTCGAGTGCTACTACTCGGAGATCCAGTACCGGGTGTACGGGGCCACGCGCACCGTCCCGGCCTGGAACCTCGTCTCCTCCGGGGTCGACCTGGTGACCGAGTGCGTGTGGGAGCGGGTGACCTGCTGGAACAACGACAGCGACGCGACCCAGTACCAGTTCCTCCTTTCCTGCACGAACGCCAACGCGGCGAACCGGAACAACACCTGGCGAAACGTCGTGTTCGAGCAGGCCTGTGGCGGTGCGATCAAGGCGGACTCGGCGACCGGCATCCTGATCGACGGCTGCTACTCCTGGGACACCCCTGCGCTCTCGATCCAGAACGCGCTGTTCGCGATCACCAAGAACGCGGGGAACGCCCTCGTGCCCCGCAACACGGTCATCCGCTCCAGCGGGCGCGTGGGCGACGGACTGGCCGCGAACGTCTACGACATCTCGCTGTCCTCGACCGCCTTGCAGACCACTCTCGACAACGTCCAGGGGTCCACCACGTCGCCGATCCGCATGAACTTGGGCGGCGCGGTCGGAGTGTGGCTGAACAATGTGCAGGCCAGCGCCACCATCGACGGTGTCACGGCGGCCAACTACGCCTACCTCCAGCGCGGCGCGTTCACCGCCCAGCCGATCTCCTCGGCCGACGCCTTTACCGCCCTCATGCTGGACACCACCGGTGCCCGGGGTGCGCTGCGCGGCCAGGGACAGAACGCCTCCCAGCGCCTGCTCACCGGCCTGGTCGCCGGGGATGCCAACGCCCGGGTGATTGATTTCCTGGACGGCAAGCGGACGTACGGGGACGGCACCAACGCTCCGGATGCCACGTGGCGCCGGTCCGGCGCCGGGGTGCTGAGCACGGACCAGATGCTCTCGGCGCTCCAGGGCATGCAGGTCGGTGCTGTCACCCCCGACCTGGGCGGCGGTGTCGGCGTCTTCGGCCTGAAGAACGCCACGACGGCGCCGACGACCAGCCCGACCAATGGAGCCATCCTCTACGCCGAGAACGGCGTGCTGAAGGTCAAGCAGGCCGACGGCACTGTCATCACCATCTCGCCTGTGCCCCGACTGGACCAGGTCGGCGCCCCCACCGCCGCTGTGGCTTTGAACAGCCAGAAGATCACCGGTCTGGCCAACGGCTCCGCCGCCTCCGACGCAGCCGCTTTCGGGCAGATCCCGGTCTCAGGTACCACCGCAGCCACCTACGCCGCAGGCAACGACAGCCGCATCACCGGGGCGCTCCAGGCTGCCAGCAACCTGTCCGATGTGGCGAACAAGGTAACCGCGCTCACCAACCTCGGGCTCCCAGGCAAGAACTGCACCTCGAACGAGACCAACTCCACCGTCACCCAGCAGGCGTCCACCCAGCTGGTCGTGCCGGTGGTGGCCAGCGGGATCTACGTGGTCATGGGCAAGCTCGCGATCCAGACCCCGTCGGGCGTCAGCTTCGTCCACGGCTGGACCGCGCCTGCCGGTTCCACCATGGTCTGGGGCGACTCCTCCACGCTCCTCAACACCATTGGCAGCACCGACAGTTGGAGCGGTACCGGGGCGATGAAGTGGGCCAACATCTTCGGGACGCTCACGGTCGGCGGCTCCAGCGGAAACCTGACGGTGACGTTCGCCTCGGGCACCGCCGCGAACGTGGCCACGCTCGGGGTCGGCAGCCACATCGCCCTCATGAGAATCGGCTAGGAGTCCTCGTGCCCATCCCTCTCCCGCTGCCGTCGCCGACTCCTGCCCCGCAGGCCGACGGCCAGCGCGGTACGTACGTCCGCTCCCGGCAGGACTGGGCCGTCGAGCAGGAGCGCCAGCGCCACAACCAGGCGCTGTACATGATGGGCGAGAACGTCCTGTTCTGCCTGCTGTGGACGGCCCGCGACCACGACCAGGGCCTCGTCGGCCTGTGCCCCGTGTGCGCGACCGACCGCATCGCGCAAGCCTACGGGCAGGCGACGCGGAACAAGTGCCCGTCGTGCTTCGGCACGCGCTTCGAGGGCGGCTACCGGGCGCTGATCGTCAGGCCCGCGATCTTCACGGACGCGGACGATGGCCAGAGCTTCACGGCCCGTGGTGTCGTCTCGCCGCAGGAGGTGCACCTGGAGACCACCAGCGACTTCCGGGTCCACGGCGGCGACTACGCCATGCGCGCGACCGGGGAGCGGCTGCAGCTGCGCTCGCCGCAGCGCACCACGCTGCGCACGGGCTTCGGGACGCCGCACCAGAGCGAGGACGGGACGGCGTACAACCTGTCGCGGGCGGCCGTCGAGGACTCCACGTCGGTGGCGTACCTGATCCCTCCGGCCACCGCACCCCTGGTGACCATTCTGTCCCGGTCTGGGGCGACTCCGGTCAGTTTCAGTGACATCGAAGTTATTAGGGCTCCGTTGATCCCGCTGTACGAGCGAGACTGACAGGCGTACCCGCCAAGAACCCACCACAAGAGGTCCTGTTGACCGAGATCACCTTCCGCTCCGACGTCACCGTCGAGCTGGTCAAGCACACCGCGTCCGACCCCGATGTCCTCTTCGCCGCCCGCGTCTCCACCGCCGGGGAGCAGTCCCTGGAAGAGATCGGCAAGGACCCGGAGCGCTCCAAGGGCCTGATCAACTACCTGATGCGGGACCGCCACGGCAGCCCGTTCGAGCACAACTCCATGACGTTCTTCGTCAGCGCACCGATCTTCGTCTTCCGCGAGTTCATGCGCCACAGGGTCGGGTTCAGCTACAACGAGGAGTCCGGCCGGTACCGCGAGCTGCAGCCGGTCTTCTACGTCCCCGGATGGGATCGCAAGCTCGTCCAGGTCGGCAAGCCGGGCGCGTACACCTTCGAGCAGGGCTCGCCCCAGCAGTACCTGTACATGAAGAACTCGATGGAGACTGCGTACAAGCAGGCGTACGCCACCTACCAGGAGATGCTAGCCGCAGGCATCGCCCGCGAGGTCGCCCGCGCCGCCTTGCCAGTGGGCCTGTTCTCGTCGATGTACGTCACCTGCAACGCGCGCTCCCTGATGCACTTCCTGGGCCTGCGCACGACCCACCCTGACGCCAAGGTTCCCTCGTTCCCCCAGCGGGAGATCGAGATGGTCGCCGAGCAGATGGAGGCCGCCTGGGCCGAGCTGATGCCGCTCACGCACGCCGCCTTCAACAAGAACGGCCGCGTCGCGCCGTAGTATCGCAGCGGACGAGTAGCGCCCGGGGTGGGGACCTTCGGGCGCTTTCTCGTGTCCGCCTCCAAACACAGCAGGATTGACTTCAGGTACGAATCAGATAAGATCTGGGTTCATGACGGATATCAAGCGTGTTCGTATGTCCGATGGCAACGTGGTCGACGTGGGCGCCGCCAAGGAGCGCATCCGTGAGGGTGCGCCCGAGGGGGACCACGACGCGGTGGCTGACGTGGCTGAGCTGCGTGGCCGCCGAGGCGCTGAGCAGCTGCACGCCAAGCTCATCCCTGACGCCAGCGACGCCCTTGCGGCGACCATCGAGCGCAGGGGCATCTCCAGGACGGACGCGACCAACCGGCTCATCCAGATCGGCGCCTTCATCGACGAGAAGCTGAAGGAGGGCTACGACGTCCTCCTCCGCAAGGACGGGCAGCAGGACAAGGAGGTCCACATCGTCTGAGCCCCTGCACTGTCCGCGCCTCCTCCGCCACCCCAAGGGGTGAGCAGAGGAGGCGCCGTGCTTGTATCCATGGCCGCGTGGTGGACGAAGGACCCGGACGAGCACCACGGGTACGAGCAGATGTGGGACCCGGAGTATCGGCTGCGCGACCCGAACGAGGCGATGGCCGACCGGCGCGGCCGGTATGTGAAGCAGATCGCCGACGCCCACGGCGTCGACCACCCCACGGCCACGCAGGCGCTCAAGCACGTCTTCCACCACGTGAACGAGGGGGACCGCGAGGTCGACCCCACCAAGTACGGCTTCGCCTCGTCGGCGGCCGACCGTAAGGGGCACTACTCGATCCCCACGACCCGCAAGATCATGGACCCCGAGACGTGGAAGCACAGCCCGGTCCAGGATGTGTCCCTGCATGAGCCGGTCCACGCGACCCAGAACTACGTCAAGCCCAGCCACGTCGCGCACAACCTCTTCCACCCAGGAGAAAAGGCTCCCGAGTCCGAACCTGACGCCATTGGCGATCCGGACTACCACCCCTCGTGGGGCCAGTTCGAGGACGAGGAGGGCTCTGGGGAGACCTCGCAGGCGGAGCGTGACCTGGAGAACCACGCGCGGTTCGTACGGCGCACCAACGGCCGCCTGGAGGTCGCCGACGGCCACCACCGGGTCGCGGCCGACATGCTGCTGGGGAAGTCGCACACCCGAGGCCGCGTCGTTCACGAGCGGGACCTGTAGTGCCGCAGGTAGAGGTCGCCGAGGTCCACCTGGTCGAGCACCCCGACCGCATGATCATGATCGAGAAGGACCTGCACCCGAACCGGGCGCGGTCGGCGGCCCGGGACGCTGTGCGGCTGGCCCGGCGGGCGATGCCGAAGATGAGCGGCGCGGCGGCGCGCGGGATGCAGCCGATCTACGGCAAGGGGTACTTCGGGATCTCCTGGGCGACCGAGGTCGTCTGGTACCAGGACCACGGCACGAAGCCCTTCACTATGAAAAATCTTGCCGGGAAGACGATCCCGATGTGGATCGACGACCCCACGGGCCAGGAGCGCCGGGACAACCCGAAGGCGAAGACCAGGGTGACGGAGTCCGGCAAGGTCCAGGTGCTGATCTTCCGGCGGGCCGCGCTGATCGGGCAGCGGAAGAAGGTCTACCGGCGCGACCCGAAGACCGGCCTGAAGGTCCTCGTCTCGGACAAGCCGATGCACTACCCGGGCGCGCCGGGCCGGATCGCGTGGCGTGAGGCCGCTGCGCCCTGGACGAGGCCGGGCAAGCGGGGCGGTGCGATCCACCCCGGCAACATCGGCGTCTGGTGGCGGCACCCGGGGATCAAGCCCAGGTCGTTCCTGAACACCTCGATGACGGCCGCAGCGCAGCGGGCCGGGTTGCTGCCGGAGCGGGTCTACGTGGCCGACAAGGGGTGGCGGAACTACGTCCGCTTGCATGGTGAGGAGTTCCGCTGATGTACGTCACCCGGGCCAAGACGCTGCCGATCGAGGCGCTGCACGCGACATTCGACGACCAGTACCCCGTGGCGGAGTTCCGTGGGCTGCACGCCTCGCTGGAGTACCCGGTGGAGGCCGTCAACCTCCCCGAGATCTGGGTGAGGTACACCGACTCCGCGCCGCTGCGTCAGTCCGGCATCGCGCACGTCGAGGACACCCACCCGGTCACCGGCGGCAAGATCCAGCCGTATACCCGCTGGCGGTTCGAGGGCTCGTGGGAGTTCGTCGTGATCGCTCTGTCGTCCGTCGAGCGCGACCGCGTTTACGACGAGCTGATCGCCACCATCGCCTGGTCCGGCTACGACACGCTGCGCGGCCGGTTCCGCCGGTACCTGGAGGGCAACGACCTGCTCGACCTGACGGTCCGGACGGACGAGATCGAGTCGACCGGCGAGAGCGCCGAGCCGGGCACGCCGTGGGGTACGGACGAGGTCCTCTACGAGCGGACGCTGAACGTCGACCTGATCGGTGACTTCGTCCCGGACCCGGAGACCGGTGTCATCGTGCCGCTGTCCCGGATCCAGACCACGCCGACGGTGGACCTCACGCTGGATAACGAGGCGCGGGGCGAGGGCGCCGACGGCTGGCACTAGGCCCAGACGCGCAGAAGCCCCCCGGGCCGCCAAGCACCGAAGGGCTTCTGGTTAGCGAGGGCCGCCAAGCACCTCGCCAAGTTCGAGTTCAACCTACCAGCGCGCTGCTGTCCACCGGTGCCATTCCGCCCCAAGGGGTGACAGCTGACCGACGACTGGTGGGTGGCATGCCCGATATCTCTTCTGCGACGTATACGCCGCCCGGCGTCTACGTCAGCGACGAATCGACTCCGGCGGTCACCCCTCGCTCGGTGTCGACCTCTACGGTGACCATCATCGGCCCGGCTCTCGGGTACGAGACATTTTCCGAGGTAGCGACGGTCTACTCGGCGTCGTCCACGGCGCTGAGCCAGCAGGGCATCTACGCCACTGCGGTCACGGGACCTCCGGCCATCGCCGCGCCGGTCGTGAAGAACATGGCCGGGGTCGCCATGGTCTACGGCGAGGACTACACGTTCGAGGTCGTGGCCGGGTCCGGTGGCGCCTCGACGGCCGTCACGAAGATCAAGCGTCTGTCCGGGACCGTGGGCGACCTGACGGCGCCGTCCCCGAACGGCCTGGTCGACGGCGCGCAGGTGCGCATCACCTACGCCTTCACCTCGGCCTCGTACTACGAGCCGACGCTGCACGAGGACTACGACCAGATCGTGTCCATGTACGGTCCGGCCCTGGTGTCGACGGCCCCGTCCAGCCCGACGGCCTCCCAGGTCGCCTCGGCGCTGACCCTGGCGTCGAAGATCGCGCTGGAGAACGGCGCAGCCAACGTGCTGTGTGTGCCGACGAACCCGGCCGCCGGTGACTACCGGGCGCAGCTGGCGGCGGCGTACGGGAAGCTGGAGGTCGACTACCGGGCGCAGATCCTGGTCCCGCTGTTCGTGGACGGCGCGTACGACACCAGCACGGGCGCGAACATGGCGAACCTGCTGGCTGACGTGAAGAACCACTGTGAGACGGCGGCGGCCGACGGTTACGGCCGGATCGCCTTCACTGGCGCTCCGTCGAACTACGACAACTCCGTCGGCCATGACGCGCTGGCGATCCAGCAGGCGAGCAGGCGGCTGGTGCTGGCGTACCCGAACCGGATCCTGACCTTCAACTCGGCGGTGAATGCCTCGACCGAGGTCGACGGCTTCTACCTGGCCGCCGCCATGGCCGGTCGGATCGCGCGGAACCCGGTGGCTCGCGGCCTCACCCGGCAGTCGCTGACCTCGTTCACCGGCCTGCCCGCCACGGTGGCCCAGGCGATGACGAGGACGTTCCGCAACAACCTCTCGAAATCGGGCCTCAGCGTCGCCGAGATCAACCAGGCGAACCAGCTGGTCGTCCGGCACGGCCTGTCCACGCAGATGACGTCGGTCCTGACCCAGGAGATCTCGCTGACCCGGGTCGGCGACACGCTCCTGCAGATGGTGCAGACCGGCATGGAGAACTCGGGCCTGATCGGCGAGCCGATCAACTCCGAGATGACCACGAACGTCAAGTCTGCGCTGCTGGGCCTGCTGGAGCAGGCGGTCAGCGACAGTGTCATCGTCTCGTACGCCAACGTCCTGGTGCGCCAGCAGTCGGCGGATCCCTCGGTGATCGAGGCGACCTTCAGCTACAAGCCTGCGATCCCGATGAACTTTATCGTGGTCAAGTTCGCGGTGGACCTCACCACGGGCGACACCACGGCCCAGGAGCAGGACACGGCCACCCAGTAAACCTGGCGTGGCGGGCGCTGACGGGCCGCCTGCCGCGCTTTCGAGAGGACCCCGGGGTGAGGGCCCCGGGGTCCTCTGCTGTCCGCTGCCGTGCTGCCTGCCGTAGGGGGTGAGACCTACGGATGGGGTGGTGGCATGCCTGCGGGTAAGGCACGCGTTACCGGCTCCGGCTACTCGACCTTCGTGTACGCCGGTAAGCCGATCGCATATCTGATCAGCGTGGAGGACTCGGGCCAGCGGGCCTGGTCCGACAAGGGGCAGGCGTACAGCTTCATCCACCCCATGGGGAGCCGGACGCCGACCGAGATCGCGACGTCCCGAGTCCTTGCGGGCGGGACGCTTCAGCTGACGATCCAGGAGCTGTGGGACCACGCTCACTGGGAGCAGATGGCGGGTCTGGCCGGGACGAACAACATCGTCGAGATCTTCGACCGGCTCAGCCGGACGGCGAACTACGTGACGGCGCAGACGATCATCAAGCCGCCCGGCACCGAGTCCAACCCCTCGAAGTGGCGCGGCAAGATCTACCACAACGTGACGATCGTCGACATCGCGGACGGCGACACGCTCACGGTCGGCGGCCTGGACGTCGCCAAGCCTGTGGTCGCGGCCTACACGCACTCCTCAAGGCTGCGGTGATCTGATGTCCGACACCTACGGCACCTACGACCCCGCCGACCGGCCGGGGCGCAAGGCCGCCACGCCGGAGGAATCGACGCTCAAGGCGGAGGACGGCACCGACCTGCCGTCCTTCGACCAGCGGTACACCGAGGCCTTCAAGGGGCTGCTGTACGTCGGTTCCCTGACCGACCGGTTCAGCTGGCTCGGCCACGAGTTCGTGATCCGGACGCTGGGGGTCGACGAGCAGCTGGCCATCGCCCAGGTCATGAAGCCGTACGTGGGCACCGGCGGCGGCGAGCAGCTGGCGTACGCCACGGCGCTCGTCTCGCTGGCCGTGGTCTCGGTGGACGGCGAGGAGCTGCCCACGCCGATCGCGGAGGACGCCAGGCTCGCCGAGTGGGCGCAGATGCGCTTCGCGTACGTCAAGGCGAACTGGTACCAGTACACGATCAACGAGGTGTTCCAGCGGTACCTGAAGCTGGAGGACACCGCCCAGCAGGTGGTGGAAGCGATGGGAAAAGCCTTCGCCCCGACGGCCTCGACCCCTGGCTAGAGAGGCAGCTGAGGCTGGCCGACCGCCGGGGCGTGTTCCAGCGGGTGCACTTGTCCGAGGTGCAGAGCTTCGGGCTGGAGCTGCTGATCCTGCTGGACGGCTGGGCCGAGAGCGACGCGAAGACCGAGCAGCGCAACGACCAGCTGCGGATGGCTCTCGTGGCCGCCGGGGAGTCCCCTGCGGACCTCTTCGAGCCGGAGAGCTACGACGACTTCGACCCCGCCGAGGACGAGGGCCGCGACCTGGACTACTCGGCCGTGGACTGGGCCGAGGAGGCCTCGGTCGACGACTGGGCCCTGCTGCAGCAGGCGCTGGACTCCACCCGGGTTTCGGTCGAGGGCAGCAGCGAGGGCGAGAAGCCGGACGGGCCTGAGCTGCCGGACGTGGACTTCGATCGGGAGTGGCAGTAATGACGACGCCCCCACCGGGTAACCCCCAGGGTCTGACCGGTGCCCTGACGCGCCTGACGATGCAGCTGCAGGCGATGCTGCACCAGAACCAGACGCTCAACAACCTGCCGTCGAGCGCCCGGCAGTACCTGCAGCAGGCCCGCCAGCAGATCGCCAGCCCGGCCGCGCTGCTGGGCGGCCAGGTGCCGCCTCCGGCCGCGCCGACGGCGCAGTGGATAAACTCGGCGGCGGCGTCGTTCCTGAGCCAGGTGGTGCTCAACCAGCCGAACCGGGGCACCGGCCAGACCACCACTCCTACGACCCCGGGGCCGACGCCGCCGACCACGCCGCCGATTCCCCAGATGCCGTTCGGGCCGAGCCCGCTCATGTGGGGGTACCCGGGCGGCCACGGCGGCGGTAGCGGCGGCTACAACGGCCCCTACCCGGGCCTGTACCCGGGCCCCCTCGTCGCCCCGCAGCACGCCGGTGTGGGTGGCGGCAACGGTGGCGCCTCGACGGGCATCGGCTCCTGGGCCCGCCAGAGCGCGCCCATGGTCGGCGCGCGCATCGGAGGCCCCTGGGGCGCCGTGGCGGGCGCGGCCGTCGCTGCGTCCACGCAGATCCCGGCCGAGATCCGCAGCCAGCGCGACAAGAACGCCTACTACCAGTCGATCGAGGGCGGCTCCAACTTCGACGGCTTCGGCGAGCGCATGTCGGAGGAGGCATACCGCTGGTCGACGTTCGGCGTGCTTTCCTCCGATGAGGCCCGCAAGGCCTTCAAGGGCGTCACGAAGCTGGGCTACAACTCCAAGGTCGAGGGCGGCATCGGCCGCCAGGACGCGCTCGACTTCGTCTACCACGGCAAGACCCGGCGCGGCGCCTCGGTGGACGAGTCCCTGCAGACCCTGCAGGTGAACAGCAAGAACGCGCTCGGCAGCCTCAACGACCTCAACGACGCCCTCAACGCGGTGAGCGACAGTGCGGGCAAGGCGGGCATCAACTCGCAGATGGCCCGAGCCGAGTTCACGCAGCTCATGGACCAGGCCATCAAGCAGGGCTACGGCTCGTCCGCCTCGGGTGTGGCCGCGCTGGAGCAGAACATCAAGTCCAGCTACGGCCGGTCCTTCCAGGACGTGGACGTCTCGGGGCGCCTGGGCATCAACCGCGCGTACCTGGCCGCGTCGATGACGGGGACGACCGTCTCTAACTACCTGACGGCCGGGCCGACGGCCAAGGGGCAGGCCGACTCGGTCGTCGACCAGAACGTGGCCAAGCTCGGCCTGAAGCCGGGCGTCGAGGCGTGGATCAAGCAGCAGATCGCCAAGTCCGGCGGCAACGTCAACGAGGGCGTCGAGCAGCAGATCGCCGAGGAGATGCTGCGGAAGTTCTACCCGAACGACCCCATGGCGCTGGCGGCCGTGGTGGGCAGCCTGTCGGGCATGCCCAGCCTGGCCTCGGACGCGGTCAAGGCGGCTGCCTGGATCGTCAAGCAGTACAACGGCAAGGGCGCTGCCGCCGAGGTGAAGGACCTCACCAGCGCGGACAAGGCGAAGCTCAAGAAGACCAGCCAGGAAAACAAGGTCTCCACCGGCGTCGGCGAGCTGCAGCGCACCTCCATGGACGACCGGGGGCCGAACGCGGGCAAGAGCAAGCTCGGCGACCTCGACCGCGAGCACTCCGGCGGCTTCCTCGGCTTCGGCGGCCACAACTCCGACGCCTACAACGCCTACCAGAGCTGGCACAAGAAGAACGGCGGCCAGGAGGACCCGGTCGTCTACGCCCTGCTGAACAAGATCCACGGGGACGACAAGACGAAGGTCGCGGTCACCACGAAGGACGGCAAGAAGGTCGTCTCTCTGGCCGACGCGATCAAGCGGCACCGCAACGAGCTGGCGTCCGGCAACGCCGTCATCCTCGGCCCGGACGGCGGCAAGGGCCAGTCGGTCAGGGACCTCCTCGGCAAGGACAAGATCGACCCCCTGCGGGACTACTCCAAGGAGGCCAAGGCCAAGGAGAACTCCGGCGAGTCGTTCGAGGCCTGGGAGAAGAAGCACACCAAGAAGACGAAGGACGGCGGGAAGCTGGAGATCGGCCTGACGGCCGACGCCCGGCGCCTGCTGACCGTCATGGACTCCACCGGCGTCTCCGGCGCCTCGGCGACCGCGTCCCCGCCGCTGAGCCCGTTCCCCTCCAACCCCAGCTACGGCGGGGAGTAGGCCATGGCTCTCGCGTCCCTGGGCTTCTCCGGCGGCCCGCAGCTCACCTTCCGGATCAACCCCAGCAGCATCAACTGGGGCTTCGACATCCACAGCAGCGTCACCCACACCGTCGGCGGCCGGGTCGTCCAGATCACCGGCGCGACGCTGCGGGACATGACCGTCACCGGCTACCTCGGCGAAAACCGCAAGGCGGGCGCGTCCCCGGACAGCCTGCCGGACCATGCGGGCGTCTCCTGGCGCCTGCACGAGGCGTTCATGGCCCGCTGCCGCCAGATCATGAACCACCAGTCCCGCGACGCCAGCAAGACCGGGAAGATGCACGAGCCCGCGATCTTCAACTACCCGCCGAAGGACTGGCGGTGGCAGGTCTACCTCAAGAGCGTCGAAGACCTCGACGGCAACGCCAGCATCGAGCACCGCACGGGCAAGTACAGCCACGGCTACAAGCTGACGCTGTTCATCGTCCAGTCCGGCTCGGCCAGCCTGGTCTCCGCCGGTGCGTCCAAGAACGAGATCGACGCCGCGCAGGCCAAGGCGATCTCCTCGTACATCGAGCGCATCAGCGAGGGCATCGGCTGGCGCCAGAGCCAGTACAACGGCGGCCTGTCCGACTCAGCCGCCCAGGAGAGCGACAAGGGCCAGAAGGAGGACAAGTAGTGGCTGCAGGCGAACGCGAGTGCATCATCAAGGTGCTGCGCCACATCGCGCCGAGCGAGCCCACCGGCCGTATCTGGGGACGCAAGCAGTCGGCCGACGGCGGGCAGGGACGAGAGGGCAACCTGTGGGCCGCCGACCCGGAGGACCTTGCCGACCTCATCGTCGCCGAGCTGACCCGAGAGCGAGGGTGGTAATGGCTGACCAGTGGGGGTCCGACGTTCCCGTCTCGATGCCGCAGCCGCTGCCGAAGGACGTCGTCGGCGTCGTGCACATGGGCGGGTTCGTCATGACCGAGAGCGGCCTCTTCCCTGACCTGTCGGCCGCCGACCACGAGTGGCTGTCCCGGCCTACCTTCGCGCCGTACAACCCGATGAACGACCTGGTCGAGTCCGTCCCTGACCCCGCCGACGACGAGGATTTCTAGCGCTTGCGCCGTAGCACCACGATGAGCTTCAGCGCCAGGAACGGCCAGGAGAACAAGAGGTGCAACACGATGAGAGGGAGCTGATCTTCCAGGTCCCAGGCCAGGAACGACCCATCGTTCTTGACGGCCTTGATGGCAATCGAGGAAACCTGCGCCCAGCCGATCATCCAGGCCACACCGGTGATCACGAGCAGTGGCGTGACGATCGACTCTGGATTCATTCTCCGGAGTCTACCGACTCAAGGAGGGGTTCGTGGCCGACAGCCGCAAGGGGCTGAACTGCACCCTGTCCTACCCGGACGGCAAGACCAACCGGCAGTTCAGGGTGCGTGTCGACTCTATCGGCCACGGCGTGACGATGGTGGCCGACGAGTCGAGCGCCCGTAACTCGCGCGCCTACTACCCGCACCGGGTGGCGCCGTCGCGCTTCTACCTGCGGGTGCTCCTGAAGGGGTACGCGGAGCGCCGGGCGTTCTCCAACTGGATGCAGGGCTACGCCGACCACGTGATGAACCCGGGCCTGGCCGTCGGCAAGAAGTTCCCCGACATGCGCGTCATGGTGCCGTCGAGGAACTTCGACCGCGAGGGCGTGCCGCTGACGGGGTTCGAGTGGGGTGACGCCATCGGCGCGATCCTGTGGACGCCGACGATCGTCTTCGAGACGACGGGTGAGCCCCAGGACACCGACTCCTGGACGACGAGCAGGTTCGTCAGCGCTGCGGACCCGGACCTGAAGTACTTCTGGCCCGCCGGTACGCAGCTCGGCGGCAACGCCGTGCCGTCGGGCAACTACAACAACGTCATCGACGGCTCCGACGGCGGCTCCGACGAGGGTCAGACCCTGGAGGACATCCCCGTGCATGCCCAGCCGAACGAGGGCACCAAGCCGAACGACCGGTACGACTACGGGAGCTAACGCGCTGGCGTCCGCCTCCGCCAAGAGACTACGGACACCAGCGCGTGCAAGGAATGCCCGGACACCGTAGCAGTTCTCCTGTTCTCTGATCTGCCATTCGCCTCAACGACGCGGGGCCAGGCTCCCGGTCTGCCCCGGGTCACCTGGCCCCACTTGCAGCTGCCCACGGCGGCTGCCTTGTCCTGCCAAGGTACCTGATCCGACCTCGTGTCCGCACGCATCTGCCGCGCCCCAAGGGGCGGAGGTGGTCCAGATTCCGAACTTCGTGATGGCTCCTGGGGTCAAGGTCTACATCGCGACCGAGAAGCACGGGATCATCGACGTCTCGGACGACCTGGTCGAGGGCTCGATGACGCGGCGTTCCGACGGCGTCAGCTCGTTCAGCTTCTCGCTGCAGAACGTGCGCCGGAAGTACGACGGGGTCCTGTCGCCGAACGACCGCGTCGCCGTCCAGATGAAGCGCCTGAAGTGGGTGCAGGTCTACACCGGCTACCTGAACAAGGTGCCGCTGGTGACGGCCTGGCCGCGCGTGGTTCACCTGACGTCGTCCTGCTCGCTGAAGCGCCTGCAGTACTGGTACTGGGACTCCCACGCCGAGGCCTCCCAGATGATGGTGAGGCAGGCGCTGACGGACGCGGGCAAGGAGTCCGGCGTCAGCGACGGCGGCATGACCAACGTGATCTTGACGATCCTGAAGAAGGTCGTCGGCTGGCCCGAGTCGAGGGTCCACATCGCGAAGATCCCCGGCAACTGGTTCGGCGTCGTCGAGACCCTGGCCAAGCAGATCAACGCCGAACTCGACAACGCGGACAAGATCGCCCGGACCCTCCTTGAGTCGCTGGGCACCGCTTCGGTCGGCGTGGGCGGCGGCGACGCCAGCTCGCTGACCGGCGAGTACGGCGGCTTCAACTCCTCCGAGCAGAAGAAGAACGGCGCGACGATCTACTCGGTCGGCAAGCAGAAGGGCGGCAGCACCCGGGACTGCATCATCGCGATCATGACGGCGATGCAGGAGTCGGGCCTGGTCAACCTCGACCACGGCGACCGGGACTCGATCGGCCTGTTCCAGCAGCGCCCGAGCCAGGGCTGGGGAACCAAGGCCGAGATCATGAACCCGGAGTACTCGGCGGGGAAGTTCTTCGAGGCCCTGTTCAAGGTCAAGAACCGCGACAGCATGGAGCTGTGGGAGGCCTGCCAGGCTGTGCAGCGCTCCGGCCTTCCGAGGGCCTACGCGGCGCACGAGAAGGCCGCCACGGCGATGGTGCGCGACCTGGAGAAGGGCAAGAGCGGCGACAAGAACACGGACGACCTGAAGTCCAAGCCGCAGGGCACCTCCAGCGGCCTCGCGCTGGCGCAGACGGCCGTGAACTACTGCAGCAAGTACCCGAACATCCCGTACACCCAGAAGTACGGCGGCACGCAGATGGACGTCCTGACGGCGAACCCGCCGCCGGGCCTGGACTGCTCCAGCTTCGTGCAGGCGATGTACCTGCGGACCATGGGCAGCCTCTACAGCCTGCCGCGCGTGGCCGCCGACCAGTACGCCTTCTGCAAGGACGTCTCCGTGGAGACAGCCCTCAAGACGCCCGGGGCGCTGGTCTTCAAGGGCGGCTCGGCCAGCGGCATCTACCACGTCGAGATGTCCCTGGGGGACGGCAAGAGCACGGTCGGCGCGCACCGCGCCGGGGCCAAGCCGCACGATGTCGGCGTCAACCCGCCGTCGGCCGCTAGCTACTGGGACTTCGGCGGCTTCCTGCCCCGCATCGCCTACACGACCGGCGCGGGCGGGGTCATCTTCGAGGGCACGGACGGGGTCGAGGGGGCCGCCAGCTCCACCGAGCCTGTCGTCGAGCTGGTCACCGGCGCGGACGCGCCCGGCTACAACCCGGACGACCCCTTTGACAAGATGTTCGGCGACAACGCCTGGCTGCCGATCTCGACGGCCGAGAACGACCCGAACTACGCCATGGCGCAGATGCTGGCGGGGCCGCGCGCGCTGCTCAACGACCAGCCGTTGCTGCCCTACCTGAAGAACCTGTTCAACTCGACGATGAGGTCGTTCTCCTCGGCGCCGAACGGGGACCTGATCGCCTGGTACCCGGACTACTACGGCATGTGGGGCGCCGCCGCGAAAATGGTCATCGAGCCCATCGAGGTCCAGGACTTCGAGGTGAGCTGGTCGGACGACTACATGGTCACGCACCAGTTCGTGGTGACCAGCCCGCAGGGGTCGACGAACACCTTCGACCCGGCGACCGGCACCATCCAGTCGATCACCCAGGACTACCTGGCCCAGTCGGCGATCTTCACGACAGGCGTGGTCTCGGTGGACTTCCCGGGCGTCTGGAAGGCCCTCTTCGGCATGGATATGACCGAGAAGCAGGCCAAGGCGTACGCCGACAACATCAAGAAGCGCTTCGGCGCCCGGCCGGACTACCAGCAGCTGCCGGGCCTGGTCGGGCCGAAGGCGCAGCTGTTCGCCGCGATCTTCCTCTTCATGAGGCAGTTCGCGTACCAGTACCAGGCGTCGGTGCCGCTGACATTCATGCCGGAGCTGTACCCCGGCATGCTCATCCAGATCCCGGCCTTCAACTTCCAGGCGTACGTCACCACCGTGACGCACACCTTCAAGTTCGGGCCTGACGGCTACTTCAACACGGCGGTCAACATCGCGGCTCCGGCCCGCCTCACCGGCGACAAGAAGCTGCTCGGACTCCCCATGGCTGGTGGCCAGTGATCGGCAGCGCAGCAACGCACGGGCTCGCCTGGTCCCTGAAGCAGGTCGTCCTGCGCGAGGTGGACCGGGCCAAGGGGCTGGCCCTCGGGGTCGACACCGAGGGGCAGTACGTCGAGGTGCGCCTGAGCATCCGCCGTTCGGGCATCGTCCCGAAGGTAGGCCAGACCTGGCTGATCGACCGCGACTTCGGGGTGTGGTCCCTGGCTGCGCTGGTCGACCTCGCCCCGCCCGACGTGACCGGCGGGGAGTGGCTGCCGCTGACGCTGAAGAACGGCTGGACCGGCCCCACCACGACGGCTGACGCGCCCGCGCAGGCCCGCCTGAGCAACGGGTGGATCGAGGTCAGCGGCGTCATCAACGGCGGCACGGTACCGGCCGTGGGGGTCGACCTGGTGGTCGCGACGCTCCCCAGCGCCCTCCCGGCCCACTACAAGGGCAACGCTGTTCTGGCCAGCAACCTGCCCAGCGGGACGGTCGGCTACGTCCGCGCGGGCCTCCTGCAGAACGGGGACATCACAATCAAGGTCTCGCAGGCCTACACCCCGGCCTGGATCGACCTCAGCACCCTGAAAGCCCGGGTGACATGAAAAAAGTGAGACCCATGGGTCTCACTTTTCCCGCCCTCAAAAACTGTGACATGCATGTCACAGAACTGGGGCTCCGAAAACTGTGACATGCATGTCACAGATCCGAGGTCAGCTCTTGAGCAAGCCTTCAGCCTCGGCCAGCCTCTGCTTCATCTCATCGACATACTCCTGAGCGGACTGCCGGTCGACCGTGACCAGCTCCTTGAGGAGCCCCAGGTCGATCTTTCCGGCGGCCCGAGCCTCCTTCAGGCGGACATCGACAGGGCGCGACTGGCGGGCGCCGATCGCCTTCGGCTCCTGCGCAGCGGCGGCACTGGCGTCCATTAGGCGGCGGAGATTCTTTACCGCCGAGACGGTCACCGGCCCTTCGGCTGCCAGCTCGTCGTACTTGGCCCGGAGGAGGTCGGGGTCATCCTTACCCAGGGCGTAGAGCTGCTCGACCACCAGCTGCGCCAGCGGAGTGGTCACTCGACTCCCCAGCGTCGAGTAGACAACGTAGTGCCGGATCGCGCGGTAGTAGACGTGCCGCTCGATGCCGATCGCCTTGGCGAACTTCTCAACGGACTTGTGGCCGCCCGCCGTGTAGCTGCCCTTCTTCTGAACCTCGGCGAACCAGCGGCCGGTGAGGATCCAGTAGTTGGTCTCGATCTGGGCGAACCCGTTCCCGGCCGCTTCGCCGACCTTGCGGATCTGGCGTTCCGCGTGAGCAAGGTGCTGCAAGTCGGAAGAGTCATCCGGCGCCTGGACGTACTCGAAGGGGTTCGAGGGCTCCGGGGAGTGGATGATCCCTTCGAGAGGCGCCGGGGCGACCTGGTGCGGCACCTCGACCTCGGCCGGGGCGCTCGCTGCAGCCTGGGCGGCCTCCGTCAGTGCGGGGTCGTCCTCCCCTCGCCGGGCGACCGGCTTGACGGCGGCCAGCGCAGCTGCACCCTTCGCCGCCCGCCTCTCGGCCGCCGTCTTCGGTCCCTGCTTGGTTCCTTCTCCGAGCCTCACGCGGCCTGCTCCTCTTCCTTGATGGCCTCGCGCAGTACGTGACGCACGAGGTGGCTGAACTCGTCGAGATCGGAGAGCGTGGGGGTCTCCTCCCAGGCTCGGGTGTAGTGCGTGCGGCCACTGACGTCGAAGTAGGGGTGCACGAACGGGACCGGGATGAAGTCCGGGTCGCGCTCGCTCAGGTCGGTCGCCAGGATGGCCCGCTGCTCTTCGGGGAGCGAGGTCGCGAACTTGCAGGCGACAAAGAAGTAGTGGACGCCGAGCCCGTTCTCGTTCAGCCGGGCCGCCCTGGCTGCGGTCTGCAGGGTGGCCTGGATGCGGACGGTCTCCCAGCCGGACGGGGCGCTCGGCATCAGGAGGAGATCCCCCTGAATGCAGAGATCGGTAAAGGCTTCCTTGTCGCCTCCGCCGAGGTCCACGAGGACGACGTCGTAGTCGGCCTTCAGCTCCTTGATGCGCTTCTCCAGCGTCGGCCCCTTCTGGTCGTTCACGTTGTGCTCGACGAGGGCAAAGGGGACCTTCTCCCCGAGCGCATCGCGGATGGCGACCCAGGTGGCCAGGGTCTGGCTGTTGAAGTCGGTGTCGACGATGACGACTCGCATTCCGAGGGTCCGGGCGAACCACAGGGCGAGGTAGAGGGTCGAGGTCGACTTGCCGGTGCCGCCCTTGAGGACACCGATGCCGACGGCGAGACCTCCTCGGGATCGGATCCAGTCCTTGATCTGGGCGACGGGCGCCATGAGCCTCTTCAGCTCTCGGTCGTCCCTGGGTTTGTGCTTGGGGTTCATGTGCTCTCCTGATTGGCGGGCTGTGGGGGCCATCCTGCCGCAAGATCCCGCCTCTCAGGCGCACCCGGTCATGTCTCGGCCCGTCACCGCGCCTCTCAAGGGGCGAGGAGGTGGCGAGTGAAGACTCTGGCGCTCGTAGGCGGCGACCTGGCCCCGGGTGACGGCGGGTACCGGTTCCTGACTGGTGCTCCGCGCATCCGGCAGGACCTGGCGCTCGCGCTGGCGGAGCCGTTCGGCAACGACACCTACCACCCCGAGTACGGGTCGGTGCTCAGCTCCTACATCGGCGAGCCGCTGACGGACGAGCTGCAGCTGCTCGTGCGCTCCGAGGTGGTCCGCGTGCTGCAGCAGTACGTCGCCGCTCAGCAGGCGAACATCGCGGCCGACTCTCTGTCGGGCTCGCGGTCTCGCTACAGCTTCCAGGACGTTGTGAAGTCGGTGACGTCGATCACGACGGACATCAAGTACGACGTGCTCAAGGTCGCGGTCTCGCTGACCACCGAGTCCGGAGCGACGGTCAAGATTCTGCGGACGGTGGACGTGTAATGGGAGTCTCTCGCGAGGACATCGTCACGCAGATGCGTGACGCGCTGCTGATCTCCGACCCGGAGGTGGACACTTCCGTCGGCACGCCGCTGCGGAAGATCCTGGACGCGGTGGCCGGGTCTCTGGCGGACGCGTACGTCGAGAACCACTTGCTGTCGTACGCCTACGACATCGACTCGAAGATCGACGCCGACCTGGACTCGTTCACGTCGCTGTTCGGTATCTCGCGGATCCCAGCCCGGCGCGCGATCGGCTCCGTGACGTTCTCCCGGACCGGGGACCTCACGCCGACCGTCTTCATCCCGGTCGGCACCGAGGTCGCGGCGTCCAGCGACCCGGCCCTGATCGTCCAGCTGGTCACCGGCGCGACCCTGATGCCCGGCTCGACGTCGGTCACGGTGCCGGTCCAGGCGGTCGCGGCCGGGCCGGAGGGGAACCTGGGCGCGGGCGTGGCCACGGTCATCACGTCGCCGATCCAGGGGGTCAATTCGGTGGTCAACACCGGCGCATTGACCGGTGGCACCTCCCGGGAGACGGACACCGAGCTGCGGGCGCGGTGGAAGGCCACGGTCTTCCGGTCGATGGCCGGGACCGAGCAGATGTACCTGGGCGTGGCCCTGGACGACACCGACTGCTACGCGGCGCAGGTGGTCGGCTCGTCGAAGACGCGGTCGGAGATCCTGCAGGTGCCGGTCACCGGCAACACGGTCGCACAGATCAACGACGCGAAGTACGTCTACTCCTCGCCGGTGCAGGTGGCGAAGGCGGACGGCACGCTGCTGGTCAAGGACTACGACTACACCTGGGTGCCCAGCAATCCGCCGCAGCTCGCCGGGCTGTCGTCGTCGTTCCCGGCCGCTGGTGAGCTACTGACGGTCAACTACCAGTACCTGCCGACGGTGAGCCGGAACGACCCGGCGACGAACATCACGAACCGGGTGGACATCTTCACCGGCGGTACCCGGGCGCAGGCGGCGCAGGCCAGCCTGATCTTCAAGAACGACAAGAAGTGGCAGACGGTCTCCACCGTCGACCTGTACACGGGAGTCTGGCTGCGCGCGGACCAGACGCGGCCGGAGGCGGGCAACGTGTTCATCCCGCTGCCGTTCGGGCCGATCCTGAGCGTGCCCACGAACCTCACGGTCGGGGCGACCACGTACGGCCTGGCGACGGCGGCGAACCCGATGGGGACGGTCACGGGCGGCGTCACGTACGCGTATCAGATCGTCCACGAGGACTCGGTGGACGGCTGGACACCGACGAGCCGTTTCGGCCTGGAGTGGCACCGCAACTACCTGCCCGCCAACGGCTCCTCGTTCGTGGTCGGCGGGACCGGGAACTACACCTACAACGAGGTGCCTGCGAGCGTGCAGGACGCGGTCAATCGCTGGCGGCTGGTGGGCATTGACGCCAAGGTGCACCAGGCCAAGCAGCGCTGGCTGCGGTTTGCCCTGGGCGTGATGTACACGGCCTCCTCGACCGGGTCGGTTGCCTCGGTCCAGGACGCGATCCGTACGGCACTGAGCGACTACCTGAACCGGATGGGGTTCAACAGCAACGTCCAGATCTCCGACGTGCTCTCGGTCATCCACCAGGTTCCCGGGGTGGACAACTGCCGCCTGCTGCACGGCGGGGACGTGACCGGCTACAGCTCGGCCAACCCGAACGCCTCCATCGTCGGCATGCAGCAGATCGCGCCGGGCAGCGCGTCGAACTCGGCCGCGCTGGCGTCGTACGTCGAGCCTGCCACCGGCCGGGCCAAGGACAACTACTTCAAGGACGACGAGCTGCCGGTCCTGGGCGCCGTCGTCTTCAAGACGCTCGCGCGCAACAGCTTCGGGGTGCTCTGATGACGACTCCCATCCACCAGGGCAGCGGTCTGTACGGCTCGGCCGTCGTCTCCGGCGGCCTGATGCCGCTGCAGGCCGACATCACGGTGCCGCAGTCGACGGCGCTGGCCAGCGGTACCGGCATGCTGGTCGCCGACACTGCCATCACCGAGCAGCTGCGGCACTTCCCTGAGGACGTCTACGACCTCCGGCCGACGTCGCACCTGGTGCGGCTGATGCAGGTCCTGCTCGGGGAATCCGGCGTCGGCCAGCTGCGCAAGCGTCTCCTCCTGGCCCAGCTGCAGACGCTGTCCTCGTCGGGGGCGAGATTCTTCGATCTCGACCGCTTCTACGGTGCCCTGTTCGGGGCAACTCGGGCCGACTCCGAGCAGCTGACGATCAACCCCATGGAAACGTCGACCGCGACGGCCGCCGAGTGGGAGTCAATCGAGGCTGCCGATGCGTCATTCCGGGACCGGATGACCGCACTTGCCCAGTCAATTGCCATGGGCGGCACCGTGCCGGGCCTGACGGCGGCGGCCGAGGCCATCACCGGCGTCGAGTGCGACGTCTTCGAGTCCTGGGCACTCCTGGACGCCACGGACGATCCCCAGGCGGCCGGGCACGACTGGACGTGGATGGAGGGCGCTGCCAGCTGGGCCGACTACGAGGGCCAGATCTGGGGCGCGCTGGAGGGGACGCCGTTCTACGGCCGCTCCGGCGTGCTGACGCGCAGCGAGCTGCTGGTCCGGGTGAACCGGGACTACCCCTCGACGCCAGAGGGCCGGTCCCAGCGCACGAGCGACGAGTGGGCGCTGGTGCGGGTGCTGGAGCGGATCAAGCCCGCGCACATCCTTCTCACGGTCGACACGCAGGGGACCTCGGCGCTGCTGCCCCGGGGTATCGCGGCGATCAGGTCCGACAGTGAGCACTGGGAGATCGCCACCCGGGTCACGCCGGGCCAGGTCCCCCTGGGGGCAACCCCCTACCCGCTGTCGCCGCAGCAGGAGGCAGACGGCATTGACTCCGGGTCATCCCGGGTATTGCCCCGGCCTCCGCTGGTCACGAAGATCGGCGACGAGTGGGCGTACGGGTCACAGATCCCGACGTGCCGGACGTACTCGGTCACGCCGACGGACGACGTCGACTTCACCGAGCCTGGACCGGTCCCTGACTCCGGACTTGACTCAATTGACCAGTCAGTTGTCTGGCGTGACGGGACAAGCACGGTCTACCGGGCGACGCTCGGGTCAATGGACCCGCTGCTGAGCCAGGCGGCCCGCGCGGGCGCCGACGGCGTCCTGGTGGCGAACCCGTACAGCGGCGACCGTCGGATGGTCCTGACGACCGACTGAGCCGGGGGCTTCCTGTTCGCCGGGCTCTTCGTGCATCCAAGGGGCGCAAGGAGACAACCGCGAGGGAGCCCCATGGCCGACCTGTACGCCAACTACGCCGCGCTGGCCGCCGCCCGCCAGATGGGCGTGGATTACCGGCTGCTGGTCCGTACTCCGCCGGGTTCCAGGCTCGCCCATATCGCGATCCACGGCGGTGGCATCGAGCCGGGCACCACGGAGATCGCGGACTATCTCTCCGGGTCCGCCAGCCGGTTCTATTCGTTCGACGGCATGCTGGTCTCGGGCAACTCTGACCTGCACATCACCTCGACGAACTACGACGAGCCGCAGGCCCTGGAGCTGGTCGGCGCCAGCGACTACGTCATCTCCTGGCACGGCGCGGCCGGGACCGATCCGGTCACCTACATCAGCGGCCTCGACACCGACACCGGGACGCGCATCAAGGAAGCCCTGGAGCAGGCCGGGTTCACCATCGGCGCGACACCGACGGAGCTCGACGGCAGCAGCCCGACGAACATCGCCAACCGGGGCGCCCGCACGATGGGCGTCCAGATGGAACTGACGCTCGCGCTGCGCCAGTCTTTCTTCGAGGACTTCACCCGCGCGGGGCGGGACAGCGGCCCGCGTACGGCGGACTTCTACACGTACATGACGGCGATCCGGACGGCGCTCAACGGTCTGGATGTCCCGGGCAAGGCCCTCGGGTCCGTCTGGCGTGACCGGGTTGCCCAGCCGGTCAGGGGGACGGGCTCGGCGTCGGGTGACTTCGGGATCCCGGCCCTTGCTCCGCTGACCGTGGACGGCATGCCCCTGGCCGCGCTCAAGGACGCCCTGCGGCTGCAGACGAACACCCGCCAGGTCAGCAGCAACGGCAGCGAGCGGTTCTGGTCGAGCCCGCCCCGGCCGAACGGCAACCCGCTGCGGGAGGTCTTCGAGTTCTCGCTGGCCACGAACCGGCCGGTCAACCGGGTGGCATTCTCGCTCGCCCGCTTCCCCCAGCGGGCCTGGGTGCAGTGGCGTGACACGGACGGGGTGTGGCACCCGCTGACACACGCCCGGACCCAGGCGCCGGTCCAGATCAGCATCATGGACTCATTGCCCGCGATCATCCCGGCGGGCGTACCGGACAACGTCAAGCTGCACCCGCAGCACTTCGGCTCCGGGCACTGGATGCCTCAGATGGTCGACGTCGTCCCGGTCAATGCCTCCCGGTTCCGGATCATCATGGCCCGGCTGCCCTCGTCATCGCGGCCGGTCAGCACGGATGGACAGCCGGTGCCGTACTCCCTGGGGGTCAAGGACGCGCAGGTCTCCTACCGGGCCGCGTCCACGGACGACCTGCCGTGGCTGCCTCAGGCGGACGCCGAGTACACGGCCGCAATTGCCGGGTCAACCGACCTGCTGGGGTCACAGATCGAGTACTCCGTGCGCCGGAACCGGGCGGCCAACCTGCTGCCCCCGGCCAGCGGCATCTGGCGCTGCGCCCCTCAGCCGGTGCCGAACGCCGTGGTCAGCCTGCACCTTGACCTGCGGGACTCCTTCAACAAGCCCCAGGTCATTGACCGGCTGTATGTCGACCCGGTGACCTCGGGCCCGTCGGTGAACCTCTACTACACGGACCAGACGGCGATCCCGGACCGGTTCGCCCCGGCGACCACTCCGTTGACCCTGCCGCTGGTGCGGCCGTCGGCCGACTTGCCCGTGGCCGACAGCGAGGGCCTGCTGTTTGACCGGTCACGGTCCTACCTGGACGTGGACAACCGGGCCTGCCAGCTCGACCCGTCCGAGCCGTTCCTCCTGGCCATGACGGTCAACCCCCAGTTCACCTCCTCTGACCTGGGTCAATGGACGGTCATGGACACCGGTCAACTGACCGTCGGCTTCACGGATGGATCGTTCGTTGTCCGTCTCGGTGACCGCCAGATCGAGATGGACCCGGTCACGTTCGGGGTCAACGCCTCTTTCCCCGTGGCAATTGCCTACGACGGGTTCACGTTGACCGTCCGCACGCCGTGGGGGCGGAGGGAGCGACAGGACGTCCACCTCCCCTCGGATCCGCCGAGCACGCTCCGGCTCGGCGGACCTCTGTCGGGCGAGGGCGGTGCGATCCGGATCCGGAGCCTGTTCCTTGCCCGGGGCCGGGCGGCCGACATCGAGACGATCGAGGCGTACTGGCTCGCCCCGTCCGCGTACGTGCTGCCGCCGGGCCTGGACGCCGACCCGTCCCTGCATACGAGCGCCAACGCGATCCTGCGGATGGACACCAGCCTGATCACGCCGGGGGCGGAGTCGGTGTGCCCGTGGGGGCTCATCGGGGGCCCGGCGGTCTGCCACGACTCCCAGGTCTGGACGCCGGTGCCGGGCGACTTCACCCTGCGCAAGGGGCTGCTGAAGTTCCGGCCCATCAAGGCCGCCCACGTGAAGATGGAGTTCACCAACCTGGCGCCGCTGGTGCTCACGCCGTCCCAGGCGACACCGATCGTCAAGACGAACCTGTTCCCGGCCGACTCGGGCCAGGGCAGCAGCACCGTGGCGAGCGCAAGCAGTGCGTCCGGGGCGGTCCCGACCGGGGCCCGGGTGGCTACAGAGCAGGGGTGGGCGTACCGGTACGTCGATGCCCGCAACGTGACGCCCGCCGGTTCCACGGCGGCGTTCCTGCCGACCGAGGCCCTGTACGCGCCGGACCCGCTCGACGCGCAGGTGCTGCGCCGCTCGGGCCAGCGGTTCCCGTACCAGCCGCTGCCGAGCACGACGGCGCCTCGCTTCACGAGCACGGGCGTGCACCACTACCGGGTGGCCGAGCTGGCCATGGACACCAAGGTCGGCTACACCGTGGCCCTGTCCCAGGTGCTCGCCTACTTCTCCGACCCGGTGGCGGAAAGGGATACGGAGCAGTACGTCGAGCTGTTCCACGACACGGCCTACCTGTCCGGGTACACGGAGGACGACCCGACCGGCTGGAAGCACAGCGGGTCGGCGATGGTGACCAGCCAGCAGCCGCCGTGGCTCGGCACGAAGGTCACGTCCAAGACCTTCATCAGCAAGCGCCGGGTGCTTGGCGTGCAGTTCGCGGCGCAGGCGTCCGACCCAAAGCAGCTGGTGCGGGATCCGGACTTCGACGACCCGAGCCTGCACTTCTGGCGGCCGGTGGGCGACGCGGCGATCGAGTCGTCGTCGCAGTACGCGGCCTCGATCGGCCGGATGGCCAAGGTGACCCGGGGGCATGCCACGTCCTCGTGGAGCGCCCTGGAGATGCAGTTCCCGACCTGGGGTGATTTCGAGGACTCCGACCCGCTGCCCAACAGGCCGCTGTGGTGGGAGATCGAGAACGCGACCAGCGAGGCCGACAACGGCGGTATCGAGTCTCTGCGGCCGGTCACTCCGGCGCCGGGCGGGCGGCTGTACGCGGCGGCCCGGGTGTACACCGAGGGGCCGCTGGCACAGCCCCTGCTGCTGCAGCTGGTGAACGGGGACGGCCGCATCCTGGCCGAGGCGGAGCAGGCGATCGACGCCGCCCAGGTCGTGGAGTGGTACGTCGGCGCGACGATCCGTACGACCTCGCCGACCGGGCTGCCGACCTGGGACGCGGTGAGCAGCGCGGGCACGCTGTCCTGGAACCAGATGGAGGCCCTCGGCTCCTGGGGCGACATCTCCCAGGACTGGGACATCGACAGCGTCTACGACGTCCGCGTCCGGGTCATCCAGCAGGGGCAGTCCGGTACCGGCCAGTGGCTGGTGGACTCGATGGCCATCTTCAACGACCCGCTGGTCTGGGAGGTCTCGCGGGACGGCGGCGTGACCTGGCACGAGATGGTCGGGATCCGGAACAACCCTCGCGGCGTGTTCCTGTTCCCGGACCTGCCGCCCGAGGACCGCACCGGCGGCACCCAGCTGCGCTGGCGCGTCACCGGCTACTCGGCCGGGCTGTCGGTGTCGTCCATGGTGCTGCGGCCCTGGTACGCCACGCTCTCGGGCGCGGTGCCGTACCTGGACACGCTGCAGGCCTCGGGGGCCGCGACGTCGCTGGCGGACTACTACCCGCCGGTGGAGTCCGACGCCTTGTTCCAGGGGTGGCAGCAGCCGATCCCGCAGGAATGGTGGCTCGCCGCCCGCCAGTGGGCCCAGCAGAACTTCCCGGCCACCGGCCCGCTGCCCGCGATCACGCTTCCGGAGACCGTGGCAGAGGGCACCGACGAGGGCAACCCCCCGTCGGCCGCGCGGCACGCCCTGCCCAACGCGTTCGTCCTCAACCGCTAAGGAGCACCTGTGCGCGCGCACTTCAACCGCCCGCTGATCGACATGATGGGCAACCAGGTCAACCAGGCCGTGGTGCGGCTGCTGGTTGCGGGCAGCACCACGGAGCTGATCTCCGCCATCGTCTACTCCGAGGCAACCGGAAGCCTGACCCGCACCAACCCGTGGAACATCACCAACGGCGAGGTCGACTTCTTCCTGGACGCTCCGGCCCGGCTGCAGCTCGGGGTCAAGGTCGGCACCGACCCGGAGGAGTTCTGGGACAACGTCGATGTGCTGGCCGTGGCCACGGAGTCGACGCACCCGGGCACCGGCACGGACTCCACGGCGATCGGCAACGGCGCGTCGGCGACCGGCGCCGGGGCCATGGCGCTCGGCGCGGGCACCCTGGCGGACGCCGACTCGGCAACCGTCATCGGCTACCAGGCGTCGGCAGCGCAGGCGGGCGCTACAGCCATCGGGGCGCAGGCGTCGGCCACGGAGCCCGGGGCGCTGGCGATAGGCCAGTCAGCGCTCGCCCAGGGGCTCCAGGCGGCAGCTCTGGGGGACGGAGCGCAGTCCTCCTGGGACCAGTCGACCGCCGTCGGCGCGGGCGCCCAGACGACCCGGCCGAACCAGGTCGTGCTCGGAACGGCCGCCGACCTGGTCGACGTCCCGGGCGCGGCGGTCCTGCACAGCCCGGACGGGACGCCGTTCGTCCTGGCCGTCACCAACGACGGCCGCCTGTACACGCAGCAGCTGGCGCCGTACGAGGCGGTCGAGCTGCCCGAGGGGCCGCCGGAAGTGCCGTGACCCACTGGGTCTCATTTTTGCTGTGCGCCTCCCTAGCTTCGCCCTGAAGGGGTGACGAGAGGGAGGCACAGTGTCGCGAGCACATGTCATGCGGCCGATCATCGGCGAGAACGGCGACCTGCTGTACGGAGCCACGGTCACTGTGCGCGAGGCCGGTCTGTCGGTGAAGCTGACCCAGGCAATGTACGCCGGGCCCACGGGAACAGATCCGCTGTCGAACCCCTACGTCGCCGCAAACGGCGTGATCGACTTCTGGGTGGACGAACCGCAGCGGGTGTCCGTCCTCGTCCAGAAGGACCAGCACTCCGACATCCTGGTCTACCTCGACGCCTCGGTGCCGCCGGAGGAGACCGCCCGTACCGACACGCCGCTGCTCATCACGGGACAGCAGGTACCCGGCAACGTGCTCATGGCGGGCGGCACCCCGGGCCAGGCGGTGTGGGGTGCGCCGCCGACGAACGCGGGCGTGACGCCGCTGGTCACGGTGATCAGTGAGTCGTTCTCGCTCGCGCGCGACCCGGCAGGCTGGACGTTCACCCAGGCCGCGAACACGACCCGCGACTACAGCGACTCCGTACCGGCGGACCAGGGCTTCGAGAAGTCGCTGCACGCCCGTCACACTGGCAACGCGGGTAGCCTCGCGGCCGTCTCGCCCGGCTTCACCCTGACCGAGCCCGGCTACGTCTCGATGTGGGTCCGTCCCAGCCTCGTCACCGGCGAGAGCGTCGTCCTCGCGGTGACCAGCCAGGCCAACGTGAAGACGACGCTGCAGACCCTGACCACGACCCGTGACTGGGGCTTCTACCGCTTCCCCGTGGCGGCCGGTACGTACAAGTCGGTCTCGGTCGAGTTCATCGGAGCCGCAGCCTTCACCGGCGGCGCGGGGCACGAGGTCTGGGTGACCGGCGTCAAGGCCCAGTACGGCGGCCTGGTGCCGACGCACACTCACGCGGGCGCGGGCGCGGGATCGGTCCTGCTGGGCCAGTCGGCAGCGGCGGCCGGGGTCAACGCCATCGCGGTGGGCAATGCCGCCACGGCGTCCGGTGCCAACGCCGTGGCCTTCGGCAACGGCTCGAACGCCACCGCCGTGGACGCCGTCGCCGTGGGCCCCAGCGCCAAGGCGATCTCCCAGAACTCCCTCGCGGTGGGCGCGCGCGCCACCGGCTCCTCGGCCAACACGGGCTGGACCTCGGTCGGCACCGATGCGTACGTGGACACGGTGGATGGCGCGGCGGTCGGCCACAGCGCCAAGGTGTACGGCGATACCGGCGTAGCGGTCGGCTACAGCTCCTACGTCGGCCCCGGCGCAACCAACGCGGTCGCCCTGGGGAAGAACGCGCAAGCGCTGGCGCAGACCAGCCTTGCACTGGGCGCCGACTCGGTGGTGGCCGCCACGCACAGCGGCTCGGCCGCGATCGGCAACGGCGCGGCCACCAGCGCCGCTGCGCAGACCATGCTCGGCAGCGCGAACTACGCCACCCGCGCCGTCATCGCCGTCAACCGGTTCTATGCCATGTCGGCCGTGAACCTCGGCACCGACGACACGTCCCGGCTCGGCTTCTACGGCGCCGAGGGGACCGTCAAGCCCGTCGTGACGGGCGCTGACGGCGGCAACCTCCCGCTGCGCAACCTCCTGGGCGCCCTGGCCGGGCTCAACCTGATCACCAACAACACCACCCCGTGAGCGAGATGTCATGCCACTGACCTCAGTACCCGGGCAGGTCTCGGCCGGACCCATCGACGGCTATTTCCGCGACGATGCAGGAGACGGCACGCTCGGCCTGCCCGACTGCTCGCTGGTGCCGTACGCGTACGCACCGCTGCTCGGCGAGGCCGACTCCGAACCGTCCTGGTCCATCGACCAGTTCCGCAAGGGGGCCTTCGCTGGCTTCAAGGGCTCCCCGGACGGCTTCGGCGCGCTGCGCTCGGTAGGCGGGCCCCGGGGCTCGGTGGCCATCTCGGTGATCCCGGCCGCGTCCGGGGTGAAGGACACCAGCCCGGACGGGAGCCGGGCGCCGGACTACACCTGGGGGCCGCGCGACTTCGCCATCGCGGTCCGGCATCCGGGCACGCCGGACTGGGCTGCGGCCAACACGCGGACGTACGTGGCTTTCACGCAGGCCACGAACAGCGTCGGTCTCCGGATCACGACGGCCGCCGCCGAGGGCCCGTGGGACGCCGAGCTGGCCGACTCCGCTGCGATCTCCCTGACAGGCCTGGTCAACCTGTGGGACGGGAACCCCCACACGTTCTCCGTCGCCACGTACGGGCAGAACGTGTACTGCCTGATCGACAGCATCATCGGGATCCCCTTCCGGGCACCCCGGGCCTACAAGCGCAACCCCAACGGCACAACCGACACGGCGACCTTCTCGAACATGCCGAGCACCGGCAACTACATGGGCTACGACTGCAGGGGCCTGGAGAACTCGCTGTGGTCGTGGGCGTCGCTCCAGCCCGGAAGCGGAGATTTTTTCTTCCACGACATGGGCCCCACGGTGGTGCAGGCCGCACCAGCGACGACGGCCACGCCGACGACGACAGCCTCCGGGGAGGCCTGGTCCGTCACTGGCACCGCGACGGCGAGCAAGGACGGCCTACTGCTGGCCGCCAACGCCACCGCGTCCTTCAACGTCGACCAGCCGTACGGCGTGCTGTGCACCCGCTGGGGCCCGGCCACGGCCGAGGGCGGCCTGGTCTTCCGCAAGGTGGACGCGAACAACCACTACATGGTCACGTCCACCGGGGTCTGGCACAAGATCTCCGGGACGCTGACGCGGTTCCACACGTTCACCACGCCGCTGACCTCGGGCACCCACGTCGCGGTCAGGAACGTGAAGGACACGATCCGCGTGTACATCAACGGCGTCTCGGTCGCGTTCTACATCGCCGACTTCCACAAGACGGGCAAGGGCGTGGGATTCCTGTCCCCGGCCGCCGGTACCAGCCAGTTCCGCTACATCGCCTTCCAGCCGATGGTCACCGACCCGATCCTGCCCACCGTCTGAGAGGCCGTCGTGGACCGCTGCCACCTGTACATGCCGCTGATTGACTCCTCCGGCGAGACCTACCCGTTCGCCGAAGTGACGCTGCTCGACTCCGAGACGGGCACCCCCATCGAGGTCCCTGTCTACCTGGAGCCGATCGGCGGTGCGCCGCAGACGTGGCCCATCCTCGTCGACCCGGCCGTCGTCGACCTGTGGCTCGACGCCCCGGCGCGGGTCACACTCCAGGCGCTCCTCCCCGGCGGATCCAGTTTCACCCGCGCTGGCGTGGACATCTCCCCGGCCCCGGCCGCCACCGTCCGCACCAGGGAGCCGCTGCACATCGGCTCGGCCGAGGGCCTCAACAGCGACGCCATGCTGGCGGTTTCACCGGACGGCTCGGCGGTCTGGCAGGTCCTGGACGTGCTCCGAGACCACCGGCACGGCGGCGACGCCCCCGACTCGACCTCGCTCGGCATGGCGGACCTGCAGGACATCTACCCGGGCCAGACCTGGCTCGGCGGCAGCATCAGCGGCAACCAGGGCACCGACGCCACCGTCATGGGCTACCAGGCCCAGCCCAACGCCGACGAGGCAACCGCGATCGGCCGGGGCGCGACGGCGGACCTGCACGGTGTCGCTGCCGGAGTCACCTCCACCGGCAATGTCGACGCCGTCGCCCTGGGATTCGGAGCCACCGCGTCGAAGCCGGAGCAGATCACTCTCGGCCGCAACGCCAGTGCCGCAGCTGGTCCGAACAGCGCCATCGTGCTCGGCTCCGGGCTGGCCGCCGAGGCCACGACCGACACCAAGGCCCGGGGCGTGCACCTGCTCACGGACGGCAGCGTCGTCCTGGGCAACGGTCTCCTGCCGGACCTGAGCTGGGTGGGCGACTCATACACCGCGATCCTCGGCAGCGCGGTCGTACCCCGGTACTTCGCCGCCCGGGACGCCGTCTCTCTCGCCGGGCCGGTCAACCCCCTCGGCTTCTACGGAGGCGCCGGGGACTACCGGCCGATCGTCGATGTCAGCGGCATCACGACGGCGACGGTCGGCCGCGACGCGCTGATGTCCCTGATGGCCGCGCTGAACGACCTGGGGATGATCTACGCAACCCAGGGGGCGATCGACGACGAGCTGGCCGACCTGACGAAGGTCACCGCCTCGGCCAACGTCGTCGTGGAGACTGGAGACGCCGACGGCTCCAAGGCGGGCGACACCAACCGGATCAAGCGCAACGCCGCCGGGGTCGGCACGGTCACGTACTTCCGGTCCGCTGGCATCCGGGACTTCCTGGCACGGGCCTTCACCTGGCACCAGCCGTCGAACCCAGACAACCACGAGGCCGAGATCATCGCGCACGCCTCGCCGGACAACGTCACCTGGACGCCGGTCAAGATGACGTGGCGCCCGCTGGTGGCCACGACGGCCGACTGGTACCAGAGCTGGATCTCCAACACGCGCCCCATCCCGGCCGGGATGAAGTACGTGCGCCTCACGCTGGGCGTGAACGTCCAGGTGTGGACGCCGCAGCTCGGCCGGATCATCGTGCGGGCGTACCCCCGCCGGAACCTGGTCCTGAATCCGACCCTGGGCACGGGCATCGCCAACACGAGCTACCACGGGTACAACGTCACCCGCGCCTACGACACCACGCAGGGCTTCAGCGGCACCAACTCCATCAAGATCACCAATGGCTCCACGCAGAGCGGCGGCCCCTCCTTCACCATGGAGCCGGTGTCTGCCCAGCAGATGCTGCAGGCCGGAATCTACGTGAAGCTGCCGACCTCCGGCTTCTCCGCTGGCCAGTTCGTCTGGCGCTCGGGGACGACGGTGCTGAAGTCGGAGCCCATCACGCCGCCGACGACCGGCGCGTGGACGCGCTTCACCAGCGTGTACACGCTCGCGGCTGGCCAGACCTGCGACAACGTCGCTGTCGTCTTCACGCCGACGACAGCGAACCTGTCCTGGAACGCGGACGCAGCCATCGCGGTCGTGGGAGACACGATGCCGGGCTTCTTCGACGGCACGTCCACGGGAGCCGCCTGGGAGGGCGCCCCCCACGCCTCGGTCTCCCGGCTGGTCTGAGGAGGCAGGGGTGGCGACCTTCAGCAGCCCGCACGGCCTTTTTCCATGTCAGCAGGAGGGGGTCGCCTTCGCGTTCCTCAAGCGCTCCGGCCTCATGGTCGCCGACACCGGCATCGGCAAGTCGGTCATGGCGCTGGCGCTCGCGGCGCTGCTGGCCGACGAGGACGCCGAGGACCTGGTCCTGCTGGTCTGCAAGACGAACAAGGTCGCCGAGTGGGCCGAGGACTTCGCCGCCTTCACCACCCTGACCCACCGCGTCCACCACGGTCCGGCCCGGCACAAGCAGCTGGGCAAGCTCGGGGTGCCCCACGTCCTGATCTCCACCTTCGAGACCCTGCGCACGGACCTGGTGACCTTCGGCGTCCGGCCGGGCAAGCGGGCCACGACGCCCTCGGACGCCCCTCTCCTCGAAGCGCTCCTGCAAGCGCAGGCCGACGGCCGCCGGATCCTCGTGGTCTACGACGAGATCTCGGACAAGCTGCGCAACCGGTCCAGCCGGATGTACAAGGCCCACTGGTACGCCCTGAACCGGCTGCGCAAGGCCCAGCCGGACATGCGGGCCATCGGGCTGACGGCGACGCCGATGGCCAAGTCGTACGAGGACGGCTTCAACCTGCTGCGGCTGCTGGTCCCGGACGCCATGCCCCAGGTCAAACAGTTCGAGGACGTCGTGATCAAGCAGCGGGACGAGTACGGGCGCCCGCGCTACGACCAGCTCGGCGTCGACTGGTTCGTGGAGCTGGCCCAGCAGCACATGTGGAGGAAGCGGAAGACGGACCCGGATGTGCGCGGATTGTTCCCAGCGCGCATCGAGGAGTTCCGCAAGCTGCACATGAATCGCGACCAGCAGCAGCTGTACGACGTCGTGACGTCACTGCAGGATGGCCAGGAGACGCCCGTGCCGGGTCTGTGGACCGCTCTGCGGCAGATCGCGGCCCATCCGGCCGCCCTGATCCACTCCGCGACGCACGGCGAGTCCCAGATGGCACGGGAGCTGGTGCAGGCGTTCGGGGCTGAGTTCCTGCGGTCGGTGTCGTCGAGGAAGGCCGAGGAACTTGTCGAGTACCTGTCACCCATCATCCATGGACAGGGTGACAAAGCGGTCGTGTTCTCTCAATTCGGGCCGTCCGTACTGCCGTTGCTCGCCGAGGCCCTGCTCAAGGAAGGGATCCGCAGCTACCTCTACGTCGGCGACATGAACACCGCCGAGCGGGAGCAGGCCCGCCGGTCGTTCCGCGCCGACAGCGGCGCCTGTGTCTTCCTGACCTCCGACGCGGGCAAGGACGGCATCAACCTGCCCGAAGCCACCTACCTGGTCGAGTACGAGTCCGCGCTGACCTACGAGACCCGCACGCAGCGCCTCGGCCGGATCGACCGGGTCACCTCGACGGCGGCCTCCATCACCTGCACCACGTTCGTCCTGCAGGGCACGGTCGAGGACGGCATCGTGGACACCATGCTGGAGCGCAACGAAATGGCGGACCGGTTCCTGGGGGACACCGGCGCCGAAGGCCACGTGGGGGCCGTACAGCGCCGCGCCAACCTCGTCTTCAGCTGACCTGCACAAAAGACGGGAGCCCCACGGGAATGACCTCCCCCTGGGGCTCCCGCTCGCGCGTCGGATTTGGCTCCCCGGGAACTCCCGGACCAGCACCGCGTGACGACCGTATCACCCACAGTCCGCAGGATGAACAGCTTTCTCAGCAACGACACAACCCCAGAGGGGCGCAGCCTGGGGGGTCACATCGAATGTGTCAAAGCTGAGAACTCGCTGGTCACACGCTCTTTGAATGCTTCAGGCACCGTGCTGAGGTCCACAGAATCCTGGAAGCCTATGAAGACAGCCCAGCCATCGCCCCACTTCCGTGCGATGGCGCACATGGGGTAGGGGTCCCGGGTCAGACCTCGGTACTTCAGGTTGTTGCGTACGCCTGGAAGGGCGGCCTGTGCCTCTGCTTTAGGCAGGCACCGTGTGGCGGGAATCGGTCGCTGCATGGGCAGAACCGTAGGCGAGCGGAAACAGGCTGGCAAGGGCACGTATGGCCCCTGATCTGGGGAAACGGTCGTACTGGAAGGTCAGGCGGCCTGGGCGAGCTGGTTCCTGCGGACCAACTCGTCGTAGCTGGGCTCCTCTTCGAGCCAGAGCAGCCTGCCGTCCGAGGCGATGACCAGGTCGGAGATGATCTCGCCGGTCGCCGGGTCGATGACCTCGTTGCCCCACTGCCAGCGCTGGTCGACCTCGTCGCCACGGACGGGCGTCACGTCGGCCATACGGCGCTCCCGCAGGCGGGGGAGGGTGATCTCGTGCCAGATCAGCCGCTGGGCCTTGTGCAGCTCCAGGCGGCGCTGAGAGGTCCCCTCGGTGCCCACCTGGGCCGCCACCGCATCCCAGCCGTCCCAGGCCTCGGAGAGCGCCTCCTGGGCCGTCTCAGTGAGCGCCCAGAGGCTTCCGTCCCGGGTCACCAGGTCGTACTCAGCAAGGCGCTTCAGGTGGCGGTACGCGGTGGCGACGCTGAGCATGGCGCTCTCGGTCAGTTCGGCCGCCGTCTGCCTGTCGTTCCTGCTCAGGGCGGCCAGCAGCTTCAACGAGGAGGCGCCCAGACCCCGGTGGGCGAAGGCATCGAGGGACATCAGCCGAGAGATGACGGCACCGTCCAGGTCACCGTTTCTCAGGTTCGACACACTCGATTGCGCCCCCCCAGGCTGCGCCCCCATGGGGTTGTGTCGACGCTGAGAACGGTCTTCAAAAATCATCCACTGGGACCCCTTCTCACCCGAGCCGGACTCCATCAGCCGGACCCAGCCCTTGAGGCGCTGCGTGGTGGCGATGTAGGCGGTCCTGGCGGTGCACCCAGCGATCTCGGCGGCCTCGCGGTAGGAGAGCGTGTAGACGCGGCCCCCAGCGCGGTGGGCGGCCTTCCAGTGGGCCATCAGGACGCGGAGGTTGGTCGATCCGGCAGTGCCGCGCCAGGAGGCGCTGGTGATCCGGTCCCGCAGCTCGATGAGGTCGATGACGGCGTCCTGGCGGGAGCCGATGGCCACCCCGGACCCGACGCACTTGACCGCGCGCTGCCAGACCTTGTCGATGTACTTGTGGGCCGAGGGCATGCTCATGTTGCGGACGTGGTTGCCGCCGGTGGACGGCCAGTCGATGAGCGCCTCGGTGAACTGGTCCCGGGTCCAGCGGTGCCGGACGGCAGCAGCAGCGACGGCTGCGGTGATCGCGTGGCCGTGCTTCGACTTCGCGGACTGGAGGCTGGAGGCGTCGGTCGAGCCGTAGCGGCTCTCGGTGTCGCCGTCGATCAACACGCCTGCCATACGCGGCGAGAGGGCCGGGAAGCGGTGCGACCAGTGGTTCGACTGCAGGTCACGCGGGGACGCGTCGCGCAAGGTCGCGGTTGCGGAAACGACACCGAGATTCAGGTCACTTTCGGCGTGCCGCACGGGCTGAGAGATACTAAAATGAGCAAGCACGGAGTGCTCGGCCCTTCTCTTTGGTCAGACGGAGAGGCCGGACCACCGTGAGGGCGATGGTCAGACCGCATAGGTCGCGTCGCCTGGCGGGAACCCGTCCTGGCGGGTTGGGTTCCTTTTCCTGCTCGGCTTGCTTGGCGGCTTGACCGAGTGGATGAGACCTCCCAGGCGGAGGTCGAGCCTTACGTGAGGGGCGCGGGAACCTGTGGCGGGTTCCTAGCGCCCCTCCAGCTTTTCTACGTGCTGTCCATGATCGAAAGCTCCCTTGGCGGGGCCGGGCAGCGCGCTGACCGGCGAAGCGTGGTGGTGGGCCGAAGGTGGCGGGTACGGGCCCAGGGCACATTGAACATCATCAGACCCCGGTATGGGGAGTCAGGGTGCGATATAGCACTCCTGACGGCGTGTCGGCTGCCCGCCAGATCCGAACGACGAGTTCCGTGAGAACGCGGCCCTGCTTCGGTAGCGTGCGAAATCCGCCAAGATAACCCGCCACGCGTTGCCTAGGGGCCCATCCGCCATGTCTTCAGCCCTGCCTGGAACCTTCCTCTCCACCCAAGCCGTCCTCTCCCAAGCGCTGCCGAACTACCGCGAACGACCGCAGCAGTTGAACCTCGCCCTCCACATCGAGCACACCTTCATGGACCGCCTGGAGGAGGAGATCGAGTCGGAGGGGGCCCCGCGCGTCCTCATGGCCGAGGCCGGGACCGGCACGGGCAAGTCGCTCGCCGCGATGATCCCGCTCATCCACGCCAGCCGCCGGGGCGGCCGGTACATCGTCGCCACCTCGACGATCGCCCTCATGAATCAGTACATTCGTACCGATTTGCCGATGCTGGAGCGCGAACTGGGCAAAGTGGGCGTCAACTTCACCTGGGCACCGCTCAAGGGAATTTCCAACTTTGCATGTGCCGTCAAGCTCGCCGAGGGCCCGGCCATCGCGAACCTCAAGCCCCTGCTCGACGAGCTGAACGCCACCGACGACGAAGGCCAGCTCACGCACACCGGCGACAAGGACGACATCCAGACGCCGATCGACCACCGCACCGAGTGGAAGCTCCTGTCGGCAGGCCAGGACGAGTGCCCCGGCCGCTCCAAGTGCGCCATGGCCGAGAGCTGCTTCGGCATGAAGCACAAGGACCAGGCCATGGAGGCGGGCATCGTCGTCACCAACACGGCCGTGCTCATGCTGGACACCAAGCTCTACCGGCAGACCCGCCGGACCAGCGCGACCGGCGAGGGCATGCACATCCTGCTCGGCGACTACGACGGCCTGGTCGTGGACGAGGCGCACGAACTGGAGTCGACCGCGACTTCGCACCTCGGCATCGACGTGAAGCAGGGCGGCCTGATCCGCTACACGGACCAGGTCGTGAACTTCATCAACACCCACAGCGAAGACGACGCCGGAGCGCAGCTCCAGCAGGACAAGATCCTCGCGCACCTCGCTGACGTCGGCGACGGCATCCTGGAGGTACTGGGCAAGGAGGAGCGGGCCACCCTCGGCACCGACTTCATCGTCGAGAACTTCTCCTCGTTCGAGTCGCTCTTCGTCGAGCTGATGGACCTGATCGCCAAGCTGCGCAAGACCAAGATCGACCGAGGGGACGCCGAGCGGTACGAGGACGTCAAGGCGCGGCTCAGCACCCAGGGGAGCAACTACCTCGCCCACCTCAAGGAGATCCTGCTGGCCGAGCCGGACAAGGTCGTGCGCTGGGCCGAGACCTACGGCGACCGCCGCCGCGAGGGAGGCCCGCGCTGGGCCATCAAGACCGCGCCCATCGAGGTCGGCGACTACCTCCGCGAAGAGCTGTGGAGCCGGGTGCCCTCGGTCCTGATGTCCGCCACCCTCAGCGCCGGAGTCGGCCGGTCCCGCTTCGACTACATCCAGCGCTCCCTCGGCCTGCAGGGCGCCGAGATCCTCGACGTCGGCACCCCCTTCGACTACCCCAACCAGGCCCTGCTGTTCGTCCCGGAGTCCAGCGTGCCGTCCCCGAGCCCCAACACCCGGGGCGCCTGGGAGACCTGGGTCCGCGAGGCCACCTTCAAGCTGGTGCAGATGGCCGGAGGCGGAGCCATGCTGCTCTACACCTCCCGCAAGGCCATGGATGACGCCTACGACGCGCTGTGGCCGCGCCTGCAGGACATCGGCTGCCAGAGCTTCCTGCAGGGCAGCGACCTCACGAACAAGGAGATCGCAGCCCGCTTCCGCGACGACGAGGACAGCGTCCTGTTCGGCCTGCGCAGCTTCATGACGGGCATGGACTTCCCCGGCCGGACGAACCGGCTGGTCGTCGTGGACAAGCTGCCCTTCGCCGTGCCGACGGACCCGATCCACATGGCCCGAGAGGACGCCATCCGCAACCGCGACGGCAACCCCTTCATCGACCTGGCCATCCCCACCATGACCCTCACGCTGGAGCAGGCCTTCGGCCGCCTGATCCGCAGCACCGACGACCGGGGTGTCGTCGCGATCATGGACTCGCGCCTCTCCTCGACCTGGTGGGGCCAGAAGATCCAGGCGGCGCTGCCGCCCGCGCGGCGCACCACGGCCTTCGCCGACGTGGAGGACTTCTACGCCCAGGACTCCGCGCTGGAACTCGCCTCCTGAATTTGTTGGCACCTACCCCAAAGCTGGGGTACCTTAATTCCACGCCAAGATAGACCGCCTTAAATCGCACCAGGAGCATCAACATGTCTGCTGCCACCACTGAGATCGCCCCCACCTACGACTTCGACAAGCTGGCCGTCTCCCTCAAGGCCAACCCCGAGACCGACCTCGCCTCCCTCCTCAACGAACTCGCCAAGCCCCCGGCGCCCTCCATCGTCGACAAGCCGGTCGTCAAGAAGGCGGATCCGTCCGCGACCCAGGCCCTCAACGAGGAGATGAACCGCTCCGTCGCGGCCCTCGCGAAGGTCTTCGGCAAGGTGGCTCTCCCGGCGACGCGGCGCGAGCTGCGCTCCCACGAGCTGACCGGATTCCTGACCGAGCAGGAAGAACTCAACGCCGCGAAGAAGGTCATCGAAAAGCGCCTCGGGCTGATTAAGAGCAGCGTCTCGGACCACTTCGACGTCGTCGTGGAGAAGGCCGGGATCGCCGAGCCGGGGAAGACCCCGGTCGACAAGAATGGCCACTACCTGGTCGGCGGCAGCAGCAAGGAGAAGCGCCTGGAGGCGCGAGTCCCGGGCTCGGCGACCTGCTTCGTCCGCGAGAAGGGCGACGACAAGACCTCCCTCAGCGGCGAACTGCTTCTGGACCTCTACGAGACCGGCAAGATCACCCGGGCCGAGTACCTGGCGGTCACCAGCGAGGTGACCAGCCGCGTCCTCGACCAGAGCAAGCTGCGCGCCGGTCTCCTCTCCAAGGCGCGGATGGCGCGCACCCAGGAGATCATCGAGGCGATCACCGTGGTTACCTACGGCAACAACAGCATCAACGTCCGGAAGTAGCAGAACACCCTCGCAAGAGGGGGTATGCATCAGCCGCACCTCCGCCCCGTAGTGAACAGGGGCGGAGGTAGCGGCGTATGGAAGGTCATCATGAACGAGCCGGACCCCATCATCATTGAGCCCTACGAGGAAAGGCGCAGCGCCGATCCCAAGAGGAACAAATACGTCCTCTACGACGAGGACTTCGCGCTGGAGACCGATCCCCGGTCCCAGCCGCTGGACCCGGGACAGACGCTACGCATCCCCCATTACTCACTGGGCGTCATCGGTGACTGGGTGTTCGCCCGGAATATCCACTGGCTGCGCAACCAGTTCAAAAAAGGCGTCCCCAAGCTGAATGGGAAGCCCCTGAGTTTCCGCTACATCACGGGCCGCGCCGGTCGCCCCGAGAGGCGCCTGACGCTCCCCGACATTGAGCGTCTCGCCTGGGCCCTGTACGACCGAGGAGACATCGACGGACTGACGCTGCAACGCGCCTCGAAGATCCTGGTCGCCGTCGCCGACCAATACGGTGCCCTCGTGGGCGACGACGGAAAGAAGATCACGTGACCCGGCCGATACTCCTGGTGGACGGCAACAACCTGCTGATCCGCGCCGTCGAGGCCACCCGCCGGGTCGCCATGAACGCCCCCGACGGCACCGACACCAGCGCGCTGGTCACCTTCACCTCGACCCTGTCCCGCTACACCCGGCAGATCCGGCCGTACAAGGTCACGGTCCTCTGGGACAGCACCAGCGCGCAGGTGCCGAACTGGCGCAAGAGCATCTACCCGCCGTACAAGGCCAACCGGCCCACCGCGCCTGATGCGTACGGGCGGAACTCCCGCGAGATGGTCACGACCTTCCTGCGGCTCGCCGGGATCCCTCAGCTCGGCGTCTGGGGCCAGGAGGCCGACGACCTGATCGGCTCGTACTGGCGCAGGCTCAACATGCCCATGACCATCCTGTCCAACGACAAGGATCTCCTGCAGCTCGTCGGCACGACCCCGCGCGGCGCCCAGTGCGACCAGATCCGAATATCCAGCGCCGACACCGCCACCGAGTACTGGACGGCGGACCGAGTCGAGGAGCACTACGGCTGCACCCCCGAGCAGCTCCCGCTCGTCCTCGCGCTCTGGGGAGACTCCTCGGACAACATCCCCGGCGTCCCCGGCATCGGCGTGAAGTTCGCCGTCAAGCACCTCTCGGCCGCCGGATGGGACCTCGACAAGGTCGCCCACAAGGGCATCCAGGACCACCGCAAGGAAATCGCGGTGTACCACCAGCTCATCGACCTGCGCGGGCCTCAGTACAGCCTCGACGGCGTGCTCCCGGCCCCGCCGCCGTTCATGCCGACCTCGCCGGGCGCCGACAAGGCGTGGAAGGACCTGTACGCGTTCCTCTCCGGCTACGGAATGACACGGACGATCACGCGCCTGGCCAGCGGCGAACTCTGGTAGGCCAGTTTCTTGCCCCCGGCATGCAGCCGGGATAGCTTCAAGGTGCCTCCCCGCCAAGAGGCCGAATCCCACGGCAGACAGCACTGATTTGCCGTGCCCAGCCACCGCCAGGTTGGAGCTATCAACTTGATCAACTTCGCCCCCGCCGCGCCGTACGGCAAGGCCGCTCAAACTGTCGCGAAGCCGAAGAGCGGCACTGTCCGGACAGTCGAGCCGACTTCCCCCGGCATCCAGTCCGCCATGACTCGCCCGCTGCCCGCCACGGCCGCCACGGACCTTCTGAGCAGCCCCACGGACTGGGACTGGCAGCAGCTGCGCGACTACGTGATGCGCTCCGTCGCCGAGCGCCACGGCCCGCAGCCCGCCATGGACCCGGTCAAGATCCGGTCCATCTTCCAGTCCTTCGCGCAGCGCTGGGGCAACCAGGCCGGGCCCATCGCCCGCTTCGCGTTCGAGGAGCAGGACGGCTTCTGGCGCAGCGCCCCGGTCACCCCCTTCAAGTTCGTCAAGAAGTGGGACCCGCACTTCGCGGGCCCGATCAGCGAGCGGCTGGCCGATGCCTGAGCCCGCCTGCTGCCCCAACTCCTACGTCCGCCCCATCGACGGCGGCCTGGAGATCGAGGACGGCTCCGAACGCTGCTGCGGCCCCGAAGGCCACGTTCTCCTGAACGTGGAGGAGTGGCACGACGCCATGTACCGCTGGGAGCAAGAGCTGCTCGACGAGCACATCCGCGCGGTGCTGCCGCCCGGGACCAAGCTGCCGGTCGTCGTGGACGTCCCAGTGATGATTCCAGTCCAGTCCGAATACATCACCATCAAGTTCGCCTGATCCACCCTGCCCGGCCGCCAACGGGCCCTCATCAAGGACCGCCAACCTTGAAACCGCCACCCAAGCCTGACGCCTGCATGCCGCTGTCCAACCCGGACTTCGAGCGCCTGAAGGCCACCTACCCGAAGCTCTGGGTCGATCCGAAGCGCGAGTGCAAGACCTGCCTGAAGCAGAACGGCAACACCTACCGCTGGTGGGCCGACAGCACCCGCACCGAGATCGCCACCTACGAGTGCGACTGCACCGCCCAGTGGCTGATGCACCTCTGGTTCCTCAACGCGGGCATCGGCCTCAACTACCAGCGGCTCACCTGGGACGACGTCTCCGCCGTGGGCCCGGACATCGTTGCGCAGATCGGCGACTACGCCCTGAACGCGGCCCGCCGCGTCTCCGACGGCCGCAACCTCGTCCTGTGGTCGACCGGCCCCGGCACCGGCAAGACGCTGCTGCTCACGCTGCTGCTCAAGACGCTCATGGTGCAGGGCTACCAGGTCCACTTCAGCCAGTTCAACGAGATCATCGACCTCTTCACCAACTCCTGGCGCGACAAGGCCGAGCGCGAGCAGTGGACCCGCCGCGTACGCAACGTCGACGCCCTCGGCATGGACGACATGGGCAAGGAGCACAAGGGCCGCCTGGAGATGGTCGAGGCCATGGTCGACCAGATCGTCCGCGCCCGCGTCTCCGACTCCCGGCCCATGGCCATCACCTCCAACTTCACCCCCCAGCAGATGCAGGAGGGGTACGGCGGCTACGTCATGAGCCTGCTCAGCGAGCAGGCCGACTTCATCGAGGTCACCGGTAGCGACTTCCGGCCCCGCCGCCGCGAACTGACCGCCCAGGAGGCCGCCCTCGGCCTCGCCCGACCGATTGCAGCGGTGTGACCATGTCGAACGATGATTTTTACAGGACTTCCGCGATCCTGCGGGGCGAGACCCTTCACAAGGTAGGCCCGGCGGCCCCCGTGGTGAACGCGGTCGGGAACGGAGTGTGGACCCATAACCCCACCCCTGCGCCGGTCGCCATGCCGCGCTCCTTCAGCCACGCCGCTGCCGGTGTGGACGAGCAGGTCAAGCACGGCAGAGCAAAGCTGGACGCCCTGCGCAACCAGCTGAAGTCGTTCTCGGACCAGCTCATCGACATGGACATCGCGGTCGCCCGGATGACCAACAGTCTCCACGGGCCAGGCAGCGAACTCGCTGACGCCAACGAGAAGATCGAGCGCCTGGAAGCGCGCGTCGCGGCTCTGATCAAGGAAGCCCAGCGCCAGAAGAGGCGCGCAGAGCGCGCCGAGATCCAGCAGCCCGACATCGAGAAGAGCAAGCCCGGCGAGGTCGCCTTCCTGCGCCGCACGCCCGGCGACGCCATCCGGTACTTCGCCACCGAGGTCATGAAGCACGGTGAGCTCGACATCAATGCCGAGCTGATGGGCGCCGCCATGGGCCTGCGCATGGTCGCCGACGAAGTGGATCGGCTGCCGCAGGGATGAGCACACACGCTGAGGCCACCCTGTACGCCTCGCTGACCGACGTGGACGCGCTGGAGCAGCTGGCCGACACCGGCCTGGCGCCCGAGTGCATACCGATGGAGGGCATGCGCGACGTCGTCGCCTATGCCGTCGAGTACTTCCACCGCTCCGGCCGGACCAAGGCCCCCTCCCGTGAGCTGCTCATGGAGCAGTGGGGCAAGCGGCTGGAGCAGTGCCAGGTCACGCTGCCCGAAGCAGACGTACAGGTCGACGAGGTCTGGGCCGCGATCGAGTACCTGCGCTCCCAGTACGTCCTCGCCGAGTCTCAGCGAGTCCAGCGGGACATCGCCGTCGAGATCGCCCAGGCCGAGGCCCACGAGCGCGTGGAGGCCATCCACAAGGCCGCCGCGTTGTTCCATCACCTGTCCATGTCGGTCCGGGACCGCTCGGCCGAGGTCGAGGGCATCACCGGCCTGCGGGCCTCGCTGGCCCGCTACGACCAGCGTGCCGCCGCCCCGAAGGTCATCACCGGCATGTCGCTCGGGATCCTCGCGGTGGACGAACACTGCCTCGGCATCCACGACGGCGAGATCTGCACCTGGGCCGCCCCGCCCAAGGGCGCCAAGTCCTGGACGTCCACCCACGTCGCCCACACCGAGTGGAAGCGCGACCGGGTCGTCGTCCTCTACACGCTGGAGAACAGCGTGCAGATGTCGTACGACCGGCTGGCCTGCCAGATCTGCTGCGTCGACTACCGCGAGTACCAGAAGGGCACCTGCAGCCCCGAGGAGGTCGACCGCGTCCGCGAGTGGCTCGACACCAACGAGGCCGACCTGAAGGACGGGCTGCACATCCTGTCCCCGGACGCAGGCCGCCGCACCCCGGCCGCCCTGGTCCGCCAGGCCCAGTCCTACGGCGCGAAGTCGATCATCATCGACCAGCTGAGCCACATCGAGCACCCCAGCCCCGACCCGCGCCGGGCGCAGCACCAGAAGATCGCCGAAATCATGGCCGAGCTGTCCACGATCATCACCACCGGCCACCAGCAGCTGCCGATCTTCCTGAACGCCCAGATCAACCGCGAGGGCGTGGCCGCCGCCAGCAAGGCCGGACGGCTGGAGCTGCAGCACCTCGCCGAGTCGGCCGCCATCGAGCGGTACAGCAGCTGGGTGTTCGGCCTCCTCCGCTCGGAGACCGAGATCGCCGCCGGTATGGCGACCCTGCAGATGCTCGCCTCCCGCCGCATGGACCTCAAGAACTGGCGGATGGCCTGGGAGCCCTGGTACGGCACCCAGCACTCCCTCGGCGAGGTGACCCTGTGACCGCCCCGATCATCCACGAGCTGATGACGACGATTTACGTCACCGGCGACGAGATCTTCCCCATCGAGGAGTTCACGAGAAACGACCTCGTCCGGCGGTTCCTCCAAGACGCCCCCTGCCTGGAAGGGCGCGAGGAGGCGGTCATGGTCACCTCGGAACCCCTGGTCACCCTTCCACAAGCGCAGTTCTACAGCGCGAGGGCCCTCTGCCCCACCCCCGACACCTGCTCACTCCCGAGAAAGGCGGACCGGTGACTTTCCTCCCTTGCACCACCGCACCGGCCCTGTTCGACAGCATGGGCGGCCCTGACGACCCAGCTGTGATCGAGGCGAAGGCCCTCTGCAAGACCTGCCCGATGATCTTCATGTGCCGCCAGCAGGGCCGTGACGGCCAGGAGTGGGGAGTCTGGGGCGGCGAGAGCCACATCGAGAGGAACCGGCTCATCGCGCGGGCGGAGGAGGAAACGGTCGAGTGCGGCACCTACCGCGCCCTGCAGATGCACCGCCTCCTCGGCGAGAAGTGCGAGGTCTGCCAGGAGGCCCGCCGCGAGCGTGAACGGGCCTACGACGCCAAGCGCCGTGAGGGCAAGAAGCTCGTCAAGGTCAAGAAGCCGATAGGCGGGTTCCGAGAGAAATCCCCCTGCCCCTCGTACGGCGCCTACAAGCGGCACATCAAGCGCAAGGAAGACCCGGGCCCGTGCGGCTGCCGCGAGGCGTACCGCATCGCCCGGAAGGCCGAGCGTGACGCCCAGCCGAAGAAGGAGCGGGACCACACGCCCTGCCCCTCCTCGGCGGGCTACCGGCGGCACCAGCGCAGAGGTGAGGCCGGGATCGAGTGCGGCTGCCGGGAGGCGAGCCGGAAGGCCAACAGCAAGAGCGAGAAGGCCAAGCGCAAGGCAGGGGCTGTCGCATGAGCGACCGGTCCTGGCTCTGGGCCTTCGGCGGCGAGCCGGACGGCCGCTGCCCCAAGTGCCTGATCACGCCAGTCATGACCGAGTACCACGACGCCGTCGTGGTCGGCATGTGCAAGGAGAAGCGTGACGTCGCCCTGGCGCTGGCTGAATACCCGGAGCACGTCCCTGACGAGGCCACCGAGCACCTCTGCCGGGGGTGCCCCGTGTGCAGCTTCACCTGGAGCGAGCGCGTGGCCACCGCAGAGGACATGAAGCGGGCCCAGGGGCTGGTCAGCAGTGACAACTGACCTTGACCAGCTGACCGCCCTGCCCGAGGCCCACAAGGCGAAGCTGGCCCGTGACGCCCTGGCCTCCATCGGCATTGACGTCAAGCGCGAGCAGGGCGACGAGCTGATCATCGCCTGCCCGATCGGCGGCTACCACAAGGACCAGGACCGCAACCCCACCGGCGCCCTGAACGCCTCCAAACTGCTCTACAACTGCCTCGGCTGCCAGGCCAGGGGAACTCTCCTGTGGCTGATCGCCACAGTGCGCGGCGACGACGACATCGAGCAGGCCCGCCAGTGGCTCTCCGGCGAGGCCGGGCTCACCCGGGCCATGGAACTCCCGGCCCTCCTCGACCTGTTCGACTCGCTCTACACCGAGAAGACCCGGGCGCCCATGCCGGTCTACAGCCCGCGCATGCTGGAGCGCTGGGAGGGCGTCCCCGACTACATCGTCGGCGAGCGTGGCATCCCGATCGAGACGTGCGAGCGGATGGGCATCTGCACCGACCCTGACGGCTTCATGGGGCCGCCGGAGAACCGCGTACGGACCGGCCCCCGGGCCGTCATCCCGCACTACTGGCAGGGCGAGCTTGTCGGCTGGCAGTCCCGCCGCCTGCCCAATGCCGATCCGACAGCCCCGAAGTACCTCTCGACCCCGTCCTTCCCCCGCGACGAGACCGTCTACAACGACCTCCCGTACGAGGACGACCTGGTGGTCGTCGAGTCACCCATGAGCAGCCTGCGACACCGGCACCACTCGCCGATCTCCGCGACATTCGGCAACGAGGTCACCGACCTGCAGCTCCGCTACCTCGCCCGGAACCGCCGGAAGTTGACCTGGTGGATGGACAACGACGAGGCCGGATGGCGCGCGGTCGAGGGCTACCAGCGTGAGGGGAGCCGCTTCCGTGCGCCCGGCGCACCACAGCGGGCCTCAGCCTTCTGCGACAACTGGGTCGTCCGGAGCCCCTTCGCGGCCGACCCGGCCGACCTGTCCGACGAGGTCTACGACATCGTCCTCGAATCAGCCGTGCCCTGGCAGGTCTGGACCCGGCCGGAGAAGCTGTTCTGCCACCGCTGCCTCAACGTCGCCCACCGGGGCGGGTGCTGATGCGGCACGAGACCTTCCACCTCGGGCCCGATACCCACGTCAAGGACGGCGAGAACTGGATGGCCGACCACCGCGTGGACTGGGGGCCGCCCGTTCCGTTCAGGCCCGATGAAACCGTGACTCGGTTCGGTATCTACGCCTCCGACGGCACGATCGAAGCGATCGGCCCCGGCAAGATGAAGTTCCTGGGCCAGCAACCCCTCTGCGTTGTTGAGGTCGGCGACACGCTGTGCTGGGACGGCACTCGTGTCCGGCTGCACCGCTCGCCCCGTCAAGGGGTGCAGACCTGTCGACGGAGGAGATTCAGCATGCTGAAGAAGCACGGCACCGGAACCCTGATCACGGACGACACCGAGGAAGGTCGTATCGTCCGTACGGCCGTCGCGCTCACCGAGGCGCAGCGTGCTGGCATCCTCGACGAGGGTGAAGAGACGGACACCGAGGGGGAGTAGGCGTGGCCGACCAGCCGCCTCTCCAGCTCGTCGGCCGCCCGGACACCGCCATCGTGTCCACGAGTACCGCTCTGGTGCCCGTACGGGCGGCCGTGGTGTGTCACGACGTCAACGGCTACTACCGGGCCCTCGGCGTGGCGCCGGACGCCACCAGGCGCGAGCTGCTGGCCGCCTACACCGCCCGCAACGGGCAGGGCGACGCCCGGCTCACGTACGTCTTCCACCAGCTCCTGAACGCCGACACACGGGCCCGCTACGACGCCTCGCCCCTCGGCCAGCCCTTCCAGGACCGGTACGTACACGCCGAACTCCTGCGCCGCGCCAGCCTGTTCGCCTCCGCACAGAACGCTCTCCACGGCACCCAGAACACGGCTGCCGACATTCTTAAATCTCACGGACTGGGGTCCGAAGAACCGAAGAACGAATTTCTTGATTCCACCTCCCCAGGACGCTTTAGTGATGACGGGAAGAGGGACCGCCAACCCTCTCCCAGCTCCCCGGCCACCCGGCCGTACTCCTACCTGCTCCTGGCCTCCACCTGCGACGACGTGTCGCGGATGGACCAGTGGAGGGAAGGACTCGGCAGGGCCCTGGCGGCCCGGAACTGCCCGCGATTCGCGGTCGGATTCCACGGCATTCCAGGACAGCCGTTCTTCGTGGCGAAAGACCTCGGGACCCCCGTGTTCTTTCTCCACGAAGACCAGCCCGTGACGGGGGAGTTGATCGCGGCAGCCGCCACTGCCGCAGTCGGATAACCGACATCACCCGCCATCAGAACATCAGGAGCATTCGTGACCGCCAACACGAGCCCCGTCGTAGCCTTCCGCAAGGGCGGCAGCGCCGCCGAAGAGGCCGAGAAGGAGTCCAACGCCAGCGGCGGTCGCCGCGACAAGTCCCCGGACTACTTCTCCCTCAAGGAAGACCAGGCCTCCACCGTCATCCGTCTCCTGACGGACCACGACGACTGGATCTACGTCGAGCAGCACTCGTTTGTGCCGACCAAGGCCGCCCCCAAGGGTGTCGAGAAGTGGCCCAAGGCCATGACCTCCGTCTGCCGCAAGGACCCGGCCTTCGATGGCCACTACGGGGACTGCTACATCTGCGACAACAAGGTCAAGAACTCCTTCGGGAAGGTCGCCTCCTCCCGCATCCGCGTCTGGGCCCTGGCGGTCGAGCGCGAGCTGGTGCGCGGCGACGGCAGCGAGGCCCTCGGCGGCCCCGCGAAGAAGGGCGTCGTCATCGGCGTCCGGGACAAGGTCGACGAGGTCGACGAGCTGAACGCCGAGGGCAAGACCACCGGCAACAAGCTGAACTACCCGCGCCTCCTGGTGATCAACCAGCCCATGAAGGGCTTCTTCGCCAATCTCAAGGCGCTGCACGGCCTCTACGGCACCGTCTGTGACCGGGACTTCTCGATCACCCGCGACGGCACGGGCACGGACACGAACTACAAGATCGTGCCCATCGACCCGATCCCCGACCTCAAGCCCGGCACCCCGGCCTGGGAGCTGTACACCCAGTCCGTCGCCGAGCGCCAGGTCGTCCTCGGCTCGATCGTCGCCGAGAAGGCCAGCGACGAGTACTACGGCCGCTTCTTTGACCCCTCCAAGGAAGTCGACAAGGACGGCAACGTCACCGACGTTGCAGCGGCGGCCACCGGCGCCGTCGCCGTGGGAGGCGTGATGAACCTCCCGAGTGCCACCGCGACTGACGCGGGCCTCTCGGCCGACATGCGAGACAAGATCCGCAACCTCGGCGCTCCGACCGGCTGATCCAGCCAGGTCCCCAACACCCGGTCCGTCCCGGTGCCGTCAGATGCGGCGCTCAGCGATCACGTCGCTGCGTTCTTCCCCGGGGCGGACTGGTTCCATCACCCTCTTCATGCGCGAGGACCCACCACCGTGCTGCGCCTGGTCACTTCGTACGCCTCAGAACGCTTCCCCGGAACCGAATACCGCGTCGGCGGGGCGAAGCTCCACCTGCCCGCCCTCGTCGAGCACGAGGAAGACGGCACCCGCTGGCTGCTCGTCCCCGCTGCCGCCCCTGTCATCGTCCCGCCGCTGACGTGGCGTCGCGCGCTCAGTGACGGCGCGGCCGGAGTCATGGAAGTGCTGGAGGACGGCGTCACGGCCGTCCCGGCGCACATGATTGAAGAGCAGGACATCAACGGCGGCAGAGTGTGCCTCGCCTACAGCCGCAACGCGATCTTCGACGACGAAGACGGCATCCCCACCTACCACGAGGTCCTCGACCAGCTCGAAGCCAAGCTCAGTCCGCCCACGACGGCGGCCGGGTTCGTGCACCTGCACACCCACAGCGAGTACAGCCCCCTCGACGGCCTCTCTCGCCTGGACGAGATCGTCACCGAGGTCACCGGCCACGGTCAGACCGCCGTCGGCATCACCGACCACGGCAACTGTGCCGGACACCCGGCCCTGCAGCGCGCGGCCGACGCGGCCGGAATCAAGCCGATCTTCGGCATCGAGGCCAACCTCACCGACGACCGGCTCATGCGCGGCGACACGATCCCCGAGGACGACCCGCGCTTCCACGGCCACACCACCACGGACGACGAAGGCAACGAGAAGCCCATCCCGCCCGCCCGGATGCTGCAGAACCACTACTGGCACCTGTGCCTGTACGCCGAGAACAACGACGGCCTGCGCAACATCTGGGCCGCGAGCACCGAGGGCTTCCGCGACGGCTTCTACGGCCGCCCCCGCATGGACTGGGACACCCTGGCCCGCCACAGCGAAGGCGTCATCGCCTCCACCGGCTGCCTCCGGGGCCCCGTCGCCCGCGCGATCCTCGCCGAGGACACAGAGCTGGCCCGCCAGCGCCTCACCCGGCTCATGGACATCTTCCCCGGCCGCCTGTACGTCGAGCTGCAGCCCAACGACATGCACGACCAGCGCTGGGTCAACACCCAGATGATCGTGCTCGCCAAGGAGTTCGGCCTTCCCCTGCTGGCCACTGTCGACTCCCACTTCCCGACCGAGGAGGACGCCCACGCCCACCAGGTGTGGATCGCCTGCCAGACCCAGAAGGACGTGCAGGATGAGGCCGACCTCTTCGCTGAAGACCTGGGCCTCTTTCTCAAGGACGAGGCCTCAGTCCGTGCCGGATTCTCTTACCTCGTCGAGGAAGTGGTCGACGAAGCCATCGCCAACACCGTGGTTCTGGCCGACCGTTGCAATGCCCGCATCGAAGGCGGGCAGGTAACCCCCTCCTTTACCGGCGACCCGGCTGAGGACGTCCGCCGCCTGCGCGAGCTGTGCCTGGCGAACTGGAACCGGCTGCCTGCCAGCGCGCAGGACCAGCCCGCCGGGGCCTACCGCATCTACCGCGAGCGCTTCGAGCGCGAGATGGACCTGCTCGTCACCAAGGGCTTCTGCGGCTACTACCTCATGGTCGCGGACTACGTCGGCTGGGCCAAGGAGAACGGCATCCTCGTCGGCCCCGGGCGCGGCTCCGGCGGAGGCTCCCTGGTCGCCTACCTCGCCCGCATCACCTCTCTGGACCCGATCCGTCACGACCTCCTGTTCGAGCGGTTCCTCACCATGGGCCGCAAGGGCCTGCCCGACTTCGACGTCGACTTCCCCGCCAGCAAGAAGGCCGCCATCCTCGGCTACCTCCGCCAGCGCTGGGGCACCGACCGCGTCGTCACTATCGGCTCCGAAGGCCGCCTGAAGAACAAGGCCGTCCTGGACAACCTGCTGCGGGCCATGAAGTCCCGCCTGCCCGAGGGTGCCGAGGCCGACCTGAAGCAGGTCAAGGAACTGATCAAGGAGGTCGAGGCCGGGACCGCCGGACTGGGCATGTCCTGGGAGGACCTCTGGGTCCAGCACGGCGACCAGCTCCAGCCCTACGCCGACCGCTACCCCGAACTCTTCGAGATGGCCGAGAAGTTCGTCGGCCGCCTCAAGAGCTACGGCCGCCACGCCGCCGGGGTCGTCATTTCGACCTCCGTGCCGATCGCCGAGTGGATGCCCATGCGGGCCATCGAGGGCGAAGAGCAGATGGTGACCCAGTGGGCCATGGATGACGTCGAGGCCATCGGCGGGATCAAGTTCGACATCCTCACCCTCGGCACCCTGGACATCATCCAGCAGTGCATCGACCTCGTGCACGAGCGCTACGGGATCCGCATCGACCTGGAGGCCTGGGACAAGGAGTTCGAGGACCCCGACGTCTGGGACGAGTTCACCCACGCACTGACCCTCGGAATCTTCCAGGTCGACACCCCCAGCGGCACCCGCCTGTGCGAGCGGATGCGGCCGGTGAACGTCGCCGAACTCGCCGACATGATCACCATCGTCCGGCCCGGCCCGAAGAATAGCGGCCTGACCGACGCCTACCTGCGCCGCCGCGCCGGTGAGCAGGCCGTCAGCTACCCCGACCCGCGCCTGGAGCGCGTCCTGGCCCCGACCTACGGCGCCATGATCTACCAGGAGCAGGTCATGGCCGTCACCCGGATCATCGCCGGGTACGACGAGTCCGAGGCCGATGCCGTCCGCAAGATCCTCGGCAAGAAGAAGGTCGCCGCGATCGAGTCGGCAGGGCAGGAGTTCCTCTCCCGCGCCGACATGCCGCAGGCCGACGCCGCCCGACTGTGGGCCCAGATGGCCGAGTTCTCCAAGTACGGCTTCAACAAGTCCCATGCATACGCATACGCCTTCCTCGCGTACTGGACGGCCTTCCTCAAGGTCAACTACCGCCGCGAGTTCCTCGTCGCCGCCATGACCCACGTCGAGAACGAGCGGCTGCCCGAGTTCGTCCGCGAGGCACGCCGCGTCAACGTCTCCGTCCAGCCGCCACACATCAACCTCTCCGGCCACGGCTTCTCCGTCGACCCGGCCGAGTACGCCATCCGCTACGGCCTCGACTCCGTCAAGGGCGTGGGCGAGGCGGCCGTCGGCGACATAACGCCGCACCAGCCGTACAGCCACTGGGACGACTTCCAGGAGCGCAAGGGCAGCAAGGCCCACGCGGGAGTCGTCGCCCTCCTCGCCCGCATCGGCGCCTTCGACGACCTCGTGCCCAACCGGCGCGGCCTGGAGGCCAAGCTGCTGGCCGCCAAGACCGGCGAGGACGCCCGCTGCGTCTTCAAGGACGAGTCTCACGACTGGATGGAGCGGGTCACCGAGACGTTCGAGCAGCGCGACGGCGAGATGCACCGCCTCCCGCAGCCGACCTTCTGCACCTTCGACTGGTCCACCGAGCCGGTCCCGGTGAACAAGCGCACCGGCAAGAAGCTCAAGCGCAAGCCGCTCCCCAAGCGCTGCACCAAGGCCTGCCGCCAGTACGTCCCCCGGCCCGCCATGGACCTCGACGACGTCGAGCCGTACACCGACGAGGACATCCGCCAGATCGAGCTGGAGATGCTCGGCTGCTTCCTCTCCAGCACACCGTTCGACCGGCTCGACCCGGACGACCGCCAGGCGTGCCTGCACAACGCCACGGCCATCGCCGACGGCCCGAACGGCAACTACATCGTCGCCGCCATCATCGCCAGCGCCCGCCCCCACCGCTCCATCCCCATGGGGTTCGTCTCCCTGGAAACCGAGGCCGCCACCCTCAGCGCGGCCGTGTTCCAGGACGCCTGGGCCGTCGAGAAGCACCGCCTGAACAAGGGCCAGCTCTGCTTCGCCGAAGTCCGCAAGACCGACCGGGGTCTCAACCTCGTCGCCTACCAGCCCGTCTGACCAGAAAGGCCCACCATGCTCCGCGACCTGGGCACCGGCGCCCGCTTCTTCCTCTACGTGGTGATCGGCATGATCGCCGTCGCCGTCTTTGCCTTCCTGTCGATCTACGTCTTCGGCTCGGTCCAGAACACGACCGCCGACTACCGGGGCCGGACCGACGCCCGCGAGCGCACCGTCGCCGACGGCGCCTTCCGCATCGGCACCTACGAGCAGTTCTTCGACCTCTGCCAGTCCGTGCAGACCTCCGAGGCCGCCATCAGGAACGCCCAGAAGGAGCTGGACACCGACCCGGCGGCCGACCGCAAGGCACAGCTGCAGCAGGTCATCACGGCACAGAGCAACATCCGCGCCGAGTCCATCACGACCTACAACTCCAAGGCCTCCCAGGAGCACCGCCAGGCGTTCCTGGACGCCGCTCTCCCCGCCCGCCTCGACCTGAACACCCAGGAGACCCAGTGCGCCGCCTGACCACCACCCTCGCCGCTACCGCTGCCGTCCTCGGCCTCGCCTTCGGCGCCACCGCCTGCGACATGGGCGGCGACAGCCAGCCCTCCTCGCGAGCCAAGGAGAACAAGAGCCGCAACAGCAGCTACGACGGCCTCGTCGCCAAGCAGCCCGCCGAGAAGGTCGACTACAGCCCCACCCGGGCGACCAAGAACTTCTGGATCAAGACCTGGGGCAAGACCCCGAACAAGCTGTCGTACGTCTACATCCAGAACGCCAACGGCCAGTACGGCTACTACATCCTCAAGGGCCTGCCCGTCACCTACTGCGTCAGCCTCGTGCCGCCGGAGCAGGCCTCCCGGCTCGACCTCGGCTCCGACGGCAGCACGGGCGTCGTCGTCCAGGCCCCCTCCATGGACGGCACCTACAGCAGCCAGTCCAACTGCACCTCCTACTACGGCGAGGACGCGACCAGCGGCGCCTACGTCGAGTGGAGCGTCGGCGCGAACCAGTCGTACTTCCTCTACTCCGAGCCGATGAGCCTGCCGCAGTTCAAGGACGCCGTCCCGCTCGGCAAGACCCAGCTCTCCGACGTCAAGCACTGACCCACCGGCGGGGGCCGACACGACGGTCGGCCCCCGCCTCCTGAACGGAGCCCCTCCCATGTCCAACGTCATCGACAGCATCAGCCACCCGTACTGGGCCAACCTCGGCAACGCGGTCCGCGAGAGCCGCACCAAGCAGCGCTACTCCCAGCAGTCTGTCGCCGGTGCGGTCGGCCTTTCCGTCCGGGACCTGGCCGCCCTGGAGTCGGGGTTCGTGCCGCCGGAGGTCGCGGTCACCCTCGGCCGCGTCCGCCTGACTGCCTTCGACGAGATGCTGGGCTGGGAGGAGGGCACCGCCCGCGAGTACGTCACCGAGGCGGTCTCGGCGGTCAGCGTCCCCGAAGGCTTCACGTTCAGCACCAACGTCGTCGAGCCCCGCAACAGCCTGGACCGCTCTACCTACTCCCGCGCCGACTGGGTCCGCCTCGGCAAGGCCGTCCAGGTCGCCCGCATGGCGCAGCGCATGACCAAGCCCGTCCTGGCCTTCGCTGTCCAGTCCACCAGCAAGACCATGCTCCGCCTCGAAGAGGGGCGCATCTACGGCGACCCGCGTACCGCGCCGCCCGGCGACTACAACTCCGAGAAGTACTGGTTCAAGCGCCTCGCGCTGCTGGAGATGGCCCTGGAGTGGGAAGCGGGCCAGGCCCGCCAGATCCTCGACAACACCGCCACCAAGTAGCACCTGCAGCACCACCGGCCGACCGCCAACGGCCGCGTACCGCCTCCTACCGCCAGGGAGACCCCTCATGGCCTCGAAGGGCCTTTCCAAGCTCCGCACCGATCTGACCAAGGTGTACGGGGACCGCGTCACCCGCCGGGATCAGATGATCCCCCCGACGTTCGTCTCCACCGGCTCCATCACCCTCGACTACGCCATGGGCGGTGGGTTCGCGCTCAAGCGCACCCACGAGATCCTCGGCCCCGAGGGCATGGGCAAGACGTCGCTGGCGAACCTCACCATGGCCAACGCCCAGCGCCAGTTCCCCGACCGCGCCGTCTCCGTCATCGACATGGAGCAGGCCTACGACTTCGACTGGGCCCGCAGGCTCGGCGTCGATGTCGACGACGAGGACAGGTTTTTCCACCTCTACCCGAACCACTCCGAGGATGTCTCCGACCAGATCGGCATGCTGCTGCGCAGCGGCGAGGTCTCCCTGGTCGTCGTCGACTCCATCGGCGGCATGGAGTCCCGTGCCGCGTTCGAGAAGAAGGCCGAGGAGTCGGCCATGGGCAAGAACGCCCAGGTCATCTCCCGCATGGTCAAGCGCGTCGCCGGACTGTGCCGCGAGAACAACGCCGCCGTCGTCTTCATCAACCAGTACCGCGCCGACATCGGCAACCCGCGCGGCGGCCAGAAGCCCGCAGGCCCCTCCGCGCTGAAGTACAACACCACGACACAGCTCAAGATGAGCCGCACCGGCGAGACCACCCGCAAGGTCACCATCAGCGACGCCGTCTCCGAGGCCCCCAAGGACCTGGAGGTCGGCCGCCAGCTGCGCGTGAAGGTCACCCGCAACAAGCTCGCCGCCCAGGGCCGCAGCGCCGACTTCTGGTTCTACAACGTCGCCACTGAGAAGTACGGCCCCGTCGGCGTCGACCAGATGGACGAGGCCGCCGTCCTCGGCATGGCCACCGGCGCCATCAAGCGCCTGTCCACCGTGTCCTACGAGTTCCCCGGCGGCGCCCAGGTCAAGGGCGGCCGACCCGGCGTCCTGGCCTACCTCGCCGAGCACCGCGAACTCGTCGGCCAGATCCGCGAGCTGGCCCTGCAGAGCATCTCCAGCGAAGTCCAGTCCGAGCACACGGTCTCCTACGACGACGAGGAAGCAGCATGAGCAAGCTCAAGGCCGACGGCCCGTACCGGGCCTGGGTCAGGAGGCACGCTCTCCGCCTGGCCATCCTCAACGTCGTGATCCACGCCCTGGCACTCGTGCTGGTGCTCGTCTACTTCGACCGCCTGGATCGAGCGGTCGGCAGTGACGCCTTCAACAGAGGCGCCCTCTGGGGGATGGCGTACGTCCTGGTCGTCATGGGGCTGGCCGCGTCGGTGGGCACCCTGCGCCGGGTGAGGAAGCCCGCGCCTGTGCCGGTCGACCCGGCCAACCCGCCGACCCCGGGGATCTTCGCCTACGACCCCGAGGACCCTGACGACCCCGAGGTCCTCTGCCACTGCCACGGCCGCCCCATCGCCGCAGGCCAGTCCGTCGTCCAGTGGCCGCAGCCGCCCAAGTACACCTGCACCGACGCCGACGAGGAGCGCACCAAGTGACGCACCAGTGCACCCTGCCGCACCCCGGCCGCCACTCGCTCCCCAACGTGACCTGCGGTGAGTGCGGCGCCGAGTACGAGCTGGTCTACACCGGCCTCTGGGGCCTCCCGCTGCGCTTCAAGCGCCTTTTCCAGGCCCTCGGCCGCAAGCTCAAGGGGCGCCGATGAGCGGGACGCCCGAGACGCCCGAGACGCCCATCTGGCACATGTGCTCGGACCTCCCCAAGCCCGACAAGGCCGCGACCAAGATCGTCCGCTGCGGCATCTGCGGCCAGTTCTGGAAGCGCGACTACTACGCCAGCCATGTCGTCTGGGCGCCGGTGACCGGGAAAGACGCCCGGCGCCTCCGCCGTCAGCTGCGAGTCAGGGGGCAACGCTGATGTCGCTCAACAAGGACATGGGTGATGCGCACGAGAAGCGTCTAGCCGAGGTGCTCGGCATGCGCCAGACCCGGGGCTCCGGCAACCAGTGGCGCGACCAGATGGACGCCAAGCACAACCGGCTCGACAGCCGGTTCGCCTTCGCGGTCGACGGCAAGTCCACCCTGGCCAAGTCCATCAGCATCACGCGCGCCATGTGGGAGAAGGCCGGAGAGCAGGCGGGCGGCGAACTCCCCATGCTGGCCCTGCGCTTCTACAACAACGCCTCCCTGGAGGTGCACGCGGACCTCGCCGTCTGCGACCTCCTGGACTTCGCCGAGATGCGCGAGGCCGCAGAGCTGTGGGCGAAGGCCAAACCGGTCCTGGAGGCGCTCCTGAAGGCTAAGCCGCGCTGCGTCCCGGTCATCGTCAGCATGGCGTACGCCGTCCTCGAAGCGGAGGCCTCCGCATGATGAACCCCGCCTGGAGCTACGCCCTCACCTTCGTCGGCCTCGTCGGCCAGCTGCTCGCCGGACGGAAGAAGACCCTCGGCTGGGCCATCGGCTTCTCCGCCCAGGGACTGTGGGCGGCCTACGCCGTCACCACCGGCCAGTACGGCTTCCTCATCGGCTCCCTGGCCTACGGCTACGTCTACGCCCTGAACTGGTTCACCTGGCGCCGCGAGCAGGCCGAGAAGGCCAAGGGCCAGACCCCCGACCAGAGGCTGCAGGAGCTGGCCTACGAGATGCTCTCCACCGCCTCCCCGGACGGCTCGTTGGCCGACCGGGTCCGCCACGCCGAGGTCCTGATCCGCTTCTCCAAGACGGCCGCCGCCTGGGAGAAGGAGAACGGGACGCCGGAGCGGAAGCGACGGATGCCGAGGGCGAGCGACTACCGATGACCACCTTCACGCCCAGCTTCCGCCGCGTCGTCTCCCTCAGCCGCGACCTGGTCCTGATCCCGCTGATCGAGAACGCGGTCCAGCAGTGCGCGTTCCCGAAGAAATTCGCCGTCACCTTCGAGGGCTACACCGCCACCCGCGAGCCCGACGGCTGGTTCCACCCCTCCACCCACCCCACGATGGACGCCCGCAAGCTGTACTACTACCTCGCCCGGCCCGAGAAGTGGGTCGAGGACGAGTTCCCCTACGGCGCCCGCATGTCCGTGCTCATGGGCTCGGCCATGCACGACATCTTCCAGCACGTCATGACGGAGATGGGCCTGCTCGTGCAGCCCACGGGCACCTGCGTCTGCTGCGGCAAGACCCACGGCCGCCGCAAGGGCCAGTGCAACGAGTGGGGCGTCCGCGACGACAACCTCGGCCGCCGGGGCCACATGGACGGCCTCTTCGAGGACCTGCCGAAGTGGGGCGAGGGCATCTTCGACCTGAAGACCTGCGCCCCTCCGGTCATCCGGGGCATCGAGAGCCACGACCTCGACGCCTTCAAGATCAAGTGGCCGAAGTACTACGCCCAGGCCCAGGAGTACATGGCCCTGACCGGCAAGGTCCAGAGCCTGATCCTCTTCCTCGCCATGAGCGAGGGCTGGGACATGCGCGAGTTCACAATTCCTCGCGACGATTCCTTCATTGCCAGCATGGAGGCGAAGTACCGTGTGGTCCGCCAGCACGTAGAGATGGGCACCCCGCCACCCGTCGCGTGCTGTTCCACCCGTGCCGCCGCCCGCAAGTGTCCCGCCAGCGCTTGCCCCGTCAAGATCGGCTTCGCCGCATGACTGCCATCACCCCTGCGTCAACCCCCTTCAGCGCCTCCGGCAACGCCCTCGGCTTCGTCCGTTACGTGGACGACGCCGAGGAATGGCGCCCCAACCACCCCTTCGCCGCCACCCTCCGCATCCACGACGTCAAGCGCAGCGTTTCCTCCTGCCGCATCATCTGGCGCGACGAGACGACCGGCACGCTCTACCCGATGCTCCTGCCCGAGCTGGAAGACCTGCTCACCGCAGGCACGATCAGCCTCGGTGTCGCCAAGGGCTGGTGGATCATCCGCCAGCGCGGCCGGAACTACGGCATCTGCCGCGCCTACGAAGCCGAGATCGTCGCCATGCCGACCCTCGAAGAGCGCGACGGCGACATGACCTGCTCCATGCCCCGCCCCCACATGCCGCACGACCTCACCCACGACGCCCGCACCTACCACTGCGACGGCGTCCGCGTCTTCCTCATCCGCCGCCCCGCGCCCGTCCAAGGAGAGCCGACTCAGTGAGCCGCACCGGCCTGAGGAAGGCGCCGTTCAACAAGAACGGCAGCCTCCTCAACTACATCAGCTACCCGGACCAGGTCCACGAGTGGCGGCCGAACAAGCCCTTCCCCGCGATGCTCATCCTCGAAGGCGTCACGCGCGGCATGTCCGCCGCCCGCTTCGTCTGGAACGACGACAAGCACCGCCGCTTCGAGATGTTCATGGCCGATGCCGCCGACCTCATGCGGGCCAACACCAGCCTGTACGGGGGCACCGTCGACACCTGGTGGATGGTGCAGAAGCGCGGCAAGAACTACGGCGTCCGCCTCGCCACCAACGACGACCTCAAGTACGCCGGACACATCTCCGGCCCCTCGGCCGACTGCCCCGCCTGCGACGGCGTCACCTACGCGTACGAGAGCTGGTGCCCGCTCCCGCCGACCGCCGACAAGCCGCACCAGTTCCGCCACGATGCGCTCCACACCGGGCGATGCCTCTGCGGCGAGGTGATGAAGCACCACGTGCACGGCCTGTGCACCTGCAGCCCCGAGGACAACACCGCCTGCAGCACCGCCAACAGCCAGGGCTGACCGCCAACAGCCATCACCCTCCGACCGCCAACGGAGATCCCATGAACCAACTCGCCATCCCCGGCCTGGACGACCTGACCCCCCGCAAGGGCTGGACCCCGCCCCAGGCCCCGGGTGACTTCGCCTACGGCACCGTCCAGGCCTTCGACCAGGCCCTCGCCAACACCGGCATGGTCGTGGTCAAGTCCAACGAAGCTGGCATCCACCTGCTGCTCACCACCCTGATCCGGCCGCCCGCCGACGTTCAGGAGATCAAGAGCCACGAGGGCAACTACGCCCGCGCCGACAGCCTTTACGCAGCCGTGTGCCGCAACCGCTCCGGCTTCGCCGCCAACGCCGACGCCGTGGTGTACGAGCGCCCGCCGGTGTCCGGCATGCGCACCGAGTCCATCACCCTCGCCGGACGCGAGATCCACCGCGCCACCGGCGGCCAGGCCGTCCTCGTCGACAACCGCCACGCCAAGTCGGTCATCGTCGGCACCGCCGGATCGAGCAGGAAGAAGGTCACCAAAGCGCACGTCAAGGCGGCCGTCGAGCGCTACGTCGTCCCGCCCGCCGACCAGGGCAAGACGATGCCGTGGAACGAACACGTGCGTGACGCCGTCCTGCTGGCCCTGACCTGGCTCTACGACGAGAAGATCCGCCAGAACCTGGAGGCCGCAGCGTGAGCACCGAGACACTCGACGACGCCCAGGCCGTCGACCAGGCGCACCGCGTCATCGGCGAGATAGCCCGCGAGGCCGACGAGCCGCTGGCCGTGGACATCGACCCGGACCGCACCCGCGAGACCTCCACGACCGGCTTCGCCCGCATGCGCACCGACTGGCGCCCCGGCGAGGGCGCGGAGATCCTCGGCATCGTCCAGCAGGCCCAGGGCATCATCCACCGGACCTTCCCCGACGCCTACCTGATCATGAACGAGCTGTGGGAGCTGGTCCGCGAACCCGTCGTCAACCAGCAGACCGGAGAGATCGTCACTGACATCTTCGGATGGCCCCAGTGGGAGAAGCTCCCCTCCGGCGCCTACGCCGAGGACTACACCCGCCTCACCGCGCGGGAGAAGGAAGACTTCCTGCTCCGCATCACCACCGGCCTGCTGGAGTGGGAGCAGAAGGCGTCCTCTGTGTGGCTGGAGGCCATGCTGGCCAAGGGTCGCTGGGAGGAGGCCATGGCCACCGGCTTCACCGCCCCCATGCAGGGACGGACCACCGTCGAGGACCGCACCCAGCGCGGCCGGGTGTACGCGGCCGAGGACCGCTACCACGCCATCTTCCGGGCCGCCGTGAGCCGCTCTGCAGAGCAGCTCGTGCGCTCACTCGAAAGGCTTGGCCAAAGGTTGAAGGACTCGCTGACAGCATGAGCGAGGAGAAGCCGCAGGCCGAACACCCTGACCCCACCGTGGTCACGATGACCGAAGAGGACCGCAGGTTCCTCATGTTCGCCCTTGACCAGGCGGCCGACGAGATGTGCCACCGGGACGGGTTCAACGACGAGGACTGGGCCCTCCTGGAGCGCTGGCGCCACCTGACGGACCCGCCGACGACCTGACTCCTGTCCGGCGGCAAAGTTCGAACGACGAATTAGTGGAACCGTCTGCAGACACCATCCTATGCTGTGGAAAAATCCGGCGATCTTTGCCCGCCAAGAAGGTCGTCGGAGACGTGACCGCCACACGTCAGCGCAAAGGAACCCGCCTGCATGACAATTTCCGTGCGCACGCTCAGGGAACTGTTCCGGCACCTCCAGGCATGGAATGCCCTCTACGAAACAGAGGGTAAGGACACCATCACTGGACCGGACGGCACCGAGTACTGCATCCACGACATCGTCCGCCTCTACGAAACGGCCATTAACGGGCGCGGAGAAAAGGGGAAGCATCTCCTTTCTCCGCGCCAGCGTGAGGCCATTCAGCTGTTCCTCATCGAGAACAAGGCCGAGCGCGAAGTCGCCCGCATCATGGGCGTCTCCGAGGACAACCCGGTCGCCTCCTACGCCACCCAGGGCCTGTTCCGCCTCAACGAGCTGATCGAGTCCGGCGCTGTGCCCGGCAACGGCCACTACGCCCTGCTGGAGGCCGCAGCGTGAACCGCGTACGCCACGGTGTCGACCCGGAGCTGGAGGCCGCCGCCGACGAGCTGCTCAAGCAGTCCTTCCTTGAGGACCCCGACCCCGACGAGAAGTCCCTGATCCTCACCAAGTACATGCTCCAGAACCGCTACAAGCGTGAGGTCTACACCTCCGAGGGAACCCCCGACGGCGCCGTCCGCCGGGGCGCCTTCCATCGGGCCCTGAACGGCAAGCACCTGCACCTCAACGCCATCGAGGGGGTCGCGGCGCCCCAGCACCGCATCCCCCGGACTGCGGTGGACGAGTGAGCGACAACCTGCCCGCCACGGTCGACCCGGACGACGACGGCCCCTCCAGCCTGGTCATGGTCCGAGTCGGCGGCCGTACGGTCCCGGCCAAGACCGCGACCCGCTGCCGCGTCTGCCAGTCCCCGCACCGCGTACAGATCGAGAAGTGGATCCTGGAGGCGTACACCCGCCCCACGATCCTGGCGCACCTGTCAGACATGGAGCCCGGCCCTCTGGGCCACCCCTCCGAGAAGTCGCTGCGCCTGCATGTCGACAAGCACATGTCCCTGGGCGACCGCGCCCAGGCCGCCATCCTCGCCCGCCGTGCCGAACAGCTCGGCGAGGAGCTTGAAAAATATGGCGGACGCGTAGCAGACCACCTCTCCGCCCTGGATATCGTGGTTCTACGGGGTTTCGATGCGCTGCAGCGCGGCGAGATCAAGGTCGACGCCGCCACCCTCATGAAGGCGATCGACCTCAAGCACAAAATCGAGTCCTCGGTCGACGGGGGAGTGGACGCCAACATCTGGCGCGACGCCCTCATGGAGTACATGCGCATCGCCCTCGGTTTCATCCCGACGGACAGACGCAGGGAATTTTCCGCCGCCCTCAACGCGAGTCCTATCCTCGCCGCCCTTTCGAAGAACGCACAGAATCCGTCACATTAATAAATCCGGACCGCCACTGGATTTACTCCTTCCCGCCAAGAGGAGAACACCACATCATGTTCCTGCGTGAGCCCGCCACACGTACCCTCGCCGACGTCTACGTCGACTGGAGGAGCCACGACCGCAGCTGGAACTCCGACGCCTGCGTCCCCGAGGCCGACTTCCAGAAGGAGATCGGCACCTCGCCGACCATCTCCCTGGGCGACCACGAGATCGCCCTGGACGACGAGGCCATCGAGCAGCTGTGCTCCTTCTACGAGATCCCCCGCGCGTTCTTCGGCCGCCTGACCCGCGCCGAGCAGCACTTCGTCATGAACTCCCGGATCCAGCACACCGGCGGCGAAGTCACCATCGAGTACAACGACAAGGGCATCACCGACGTCCGCAAGCCCAGCCAGCCACGCCTGGACGTCGAGCAGTTCGCCCGCATCGCCCACCGGATCTTCCCCTCCCACGCCCATGTCCTGGACGACTGGTTCACCCCCGACGACCTCCGCCTCGACGTCATCAACCCGCTGCCCACCGTCGGCGTCGGCGGCCCGGTCTACGGCGGCATCCGCTTCGCCCAGAACCGCAAGCAGAACCTCGCGCCGACGGTGAACCCGATCCTCTTCCACGCGGACACCACCACCGTCATCCAGGTCCCGGACTGGTCCCTGAAGATCGACGCCCGAGGCGTGTCCATCGAGAAGATCGCCGAGCGCCTGGAAGCCGAAGCCCTGCGTGCCGAGGCCCGCCTGGACAGCGACGTCAACCACCTGTTCAACCTGCAGCGCACCTCCATCGCCGGGGACCGCATCACCCGCCTGCACCGCGTCGCCGCCGAGCACGGCCTGCCCGTCCGGCCGCTCGCCGACGTCACCGTGGCGCTCTCCCGCAACGACGAGCCCACCATGTTCGACCTGGTCCTGGTCATCGCCAACGCCGCCAACGCCCCCAAGCTCCTCGGCGACCCGGCCAAGCGCACCGTCCGCACCAAGCTCCAGGCCATCGCCGGAGCCGTCGTCACCGACGAGGCCGAACGCTGCCAGTCCTGCCACGCCCTCGTTTCCGCTGCCTGACCGCCACAGGAGCCCCTGATGACCGAGAACCTCCGTCAGCGCGACGGCGACCAGCCCCTTCCCACCGAGGGCCAGGAGAACGTCCAGGACCGCCTCCTCGGCCTGATCAAGGAGCGCCGCGCCCTCGGCGTTCAGCGCTACGGCCGCCCGCTGCAGACCTTCAACGGCCGCAACGCCATCCGTGACCTGATCGAAGAACTCCTCGACGGCGCCACCTACGCCATGCAGGTCGAGATGGAACAGGAGGCACTGAAGGTCGGAGTGCGCGGAGCCCTCAAGCTCCACGCCGCAGACCAGGGCCTGTGCCGCACCTGTGCGACCAAGGCGCCCTGCGCCACCCGGGTCCTCCTCGTGGCCCCGCACAAGCCCCAGCCGCAGCCGCAGCCGCAGCTCATCTTCACCGAGGTCCACCCGGTCGAGGAGATCGCCGTCCACCCCGACTCCATGGGCGCCTTCAAGGAGCACATGAAGCTCGTGGGCGTCGAGGAGCGCCTGGGCAACCCGATCGACGAGCTGTACGGCATCCCCATCCTCGCCGACGAGTCCATCGCGCCCGGCTATGTGCGCATGCGCCCGCACGGCTTCGACAACCACCCCGCCTTCCGCAGCGCCAAGGAGCAGACCCCGTGACCCGCAGCAACCCCTCCGGCCTCATCCTCCCGCCGGGCGTCCAGGGCTCCCCGGCCGCGTCGGCCCCGGACCGCTTCGACCGCGAGTACGGCGAGGTCGGCCAGCGCAGCGAGATGGCCCAGGGCGACATCCTCGACAGCGAGATCCTCCAGCTGGAAGCCATCTTCGCCGACATGCAGACCCGCTACGGCGCGAAGGCCTTCAACGTTGAGGAGTTCGAGCGCGAGGCGAAGGAGCGCTGCCACAGCCAGCTCGGCCTCGCCATCGACGTCCTCTGGAAGAAGGTCGTGGACGGCACCGGCCGCATCATCGAGGGCGTTGGTGCCCCCAGGATCGAGATAGTCGGCCGTGTCGAGAAGAAGATCTTCGACCACGACAAGAAGGTCTTCGAGATCACCCACGACGTCGCCGGACTCGGCGGCCCCACCGGTGTGATCAAGTCGGACGGCGCGCGCGGAGGGCACCCCCACTGATGACACGCATCCTCGAACACACCGACGACAGCGTCCTGGTCGGCATCGTCCCCCAGGAATGCGCCAACTGCGGCGGGCGGTGCGACCGCGTCCGGCTCTCCCTGGAAGTCGTCTCCTCCGACGACGGCGGCCTCCTCGGCATCCGCTCCCTCGCCACCACCCCGTGCTGCGGCGGCAAGCGCAGCGCCCCCTACCCGGTCGAGCACCTCGCCCGGCTGCTCGACCACCTCAAGGAGTGCTCCAACCCCCACTGACGTCACGACGTCGAACCATCTGCAGCGGCCTGACCACCCGCACCTGACGGCCCTCCCGGAACGCCCGGGAGGGCCGTTTGCTGTACACGGGCTCCCGGGCGCCCCCAAGGGGCGAGGAGGGCGCCCCCATGGCCAGCAACAACGAGGACCGTTCGCCGCTTGCGAACTTCGACCCCACCGCGATCCACCAGCTCTTTCTCGGCCTGGAGATCCCGGACCCGATCACGTTCGTGGTCTCCCCGCAGTACCTGAACCGGCCGAACCTCTACCCGCGCCAGGCCACCCTCCTGAAGTGCTTCTTCCTGCGCGAGGACCTCTTCACGCCGTACGACTACCAGGTCGTCGCCGAGTGGGACGAGCAGTACCGCACCGCGAAGACGACCAACGAGCAGCGCGCCGCCCAGGCCCAGCTCGACATGGTCGCCGAACTCGACGGCGACCCCGCCATGGCCCAGGTCCTCGCCGACCTCGAACAGCTGGAGCTGAACGAGGACCGGCCGAAGATGCCCATCGGCGGCACCCCGGACCTCCTGCGCCGGATGCGCGCGGCCAAGGCGCTGGGCTACCAGTGGTTCCGCGAGATCCTCCTGGTGATGGGCCGACGCGCAGGCAAGGGCCACATCTCCGCCCTGGCCATGGCGTACGTCCTGTGGAACTACATGGCCAAGGGCGACCCCCAGGACCACTACGGCGTCGACCGCGACAAGAAACTCGCGTGCCTGATCTTCGCCGGTAAGCGCGAGCAGGCCAAAGCCAACCTCTGGCGCGACCTCGTCAACGTTGTCACCGGCGGCCCGTGCTTCGCCCCCTACATCGCCAGCAGCCTCGGCGAGAAGCTCTCCGTGTACGCACCGCACGACTTCATCCGCATCGACGAGATGATGCAGCGCGGCATCAAGACCGCCCTCGACATGGCCACCTTCGAGATCCTCCCGAAGGAGTCCACCCTGATGGCAGGCCGTGGACCTGCGTCTTTCATCATGGGCTTCGACGAGATGGCCCACGTCGTGGCCTCCGGCGCGAACCGCTCGGCCGAGGAGGTCTACACCGCCTCCGTCCCCTCCCTTGACCAGTTCAAGAAGGACGGATTCCTGATCGAGCCGTCGTCTCCCTGGCAGATGACCGGCCAGTTCTACTCGAACTACGAGCGCTCTGTCGCCGTCGAGCCGGACGGCGAGCCGACCTACCCGGCCATCATGATGATCCAGCTCGCCTCCTGGGACATCTACCTCGACTGGCAGATCGCCCACGAGCTGCCCCTCTTCCCCGAGGGCTTCACCGGCGACAACGACGAGTACGAGAACGTAGAGGCGCCCGGCTTCCGCGTCCTCAAGAACGCCATCCAGACCTACGACGACCAGATGCGGAAGCTGGAGAAGGCCGACCCCGACACATTCGCCGTCGAGCGCCGCGCTCAGTGGGCCACCGTCATGGACGCCTACCTCGACCCCGACAAGGTCGACGCCGTGTTCGGCGCCTGGGCCGGACGCCCGCCCCAGTACGGCGGCCAGCTCATCGTCCCCACCACCGAGGGCATCCTCTCCAACGAGTACAAGGGCCACGCCGACCCCAGCTCGGTCAACTGCCGCTTCGGCATCGCCTGCGCCCACGTCGAGTACGACCTGCAGGGCCGCCCCCACGTCGTCTTCGACAAGATCCACCACTTCGACCCGGCGGACTTCCCCAACCACACGATCGACTACGAAGAGGTCGAGGACTGGATCTGGGACGGCATCATCGCCCCCTTCCAGCCCGCCGAGTTCACCTTCGACCAGTACAACTCCGTCGGCTCCACCCAGAAGCTCGTCAAGAAGGTCGCCAAGGCCCGGCTGCCGAAGAAGGTCAACGTCTTCATCCGCGACGCGAACGCCACCTACAACTGGCAGGTCGCCGAGTGCTTCAAGGCCGCGATCAACATGGGCCTGGTCCACGCCCCGGAGTACGAAGAGGGCGCCCTGGAGCTCAAGTTCCTCCAGAAGGCACCCAAGGCCAACCGCGTCGACCACCCGACCGTCGGCCCGGTCCAGACCAAGGACATCGCCGATGCGATCATGATTACAACGTGGTCCCTGATCGGCGAGTGGATCACCGGCTACAAGGAGATGCTCAACGCGGCCAGCGCCAGCGGAGCCCTCATGGGCGGCCTGCACGGATCAAGCCCCAGAACCCCCGAAGCCGCAGCTCCGGACCAGGACAGCCAGGCCCAGTTCGACGCCCTGCGCCGCTTCAGCCGCACCCGCACCGGCCGCGACGGATGGGAAGCCGGACTGGGCCGCCACCGGACCGGATACCGCCGGTAGCGGCAAGGTCGCGCTTGCCGCAGAGGCAAGGGCGTCCTTGCTCGGATCACGCGTACGTGGCACGATGAGCCACATAACGTCTCACGTATGGGCTGCGAAAGCAGTTGGCGCGTGCGGGACACGCCAGACCGAACAGGTCGGTGCCCCTATGAGTTGGGTCTATCTTGGCGGGTAAACCCTCGCTCGAAAAACGCTCGTGAGACGTCCGAGCCCCCCGGCTGCTAGCGCCGGGGGGCTCCATTCATGTCCGCCCCCGGTCCTCCGTCCCGAAGGGCTGGAGGTGCAAGGGTGACGGACATCAGCGCGACGAGCTTCTTCCGGCGGCACGCTGCCGAGACTATCGAACCTGCGTTCGAACCGGAAGCGGATTCCGCGAACCCTGGCACCCAGAGCCCGGAATGGATTGCCGAGTGGGGCCACGGCTCCAAGCCCTGCCCCTGCTGCAAGGGCGCAGGCGAGCACGACACCGGCTTCGAGTGCTCCCTGTGCGACGGCGGCATGGCCGTCGGCAAGGACACCCCCGACGGCTACCGCTGCGACGGCACCCTCCCCGACGGCGGCCACGGCAAGACGGCCGCCTACACCGAGCACCCGCTGCCCGAGCAGGTCAGGTCGTGGAAGAACACACAGTGGGACGTCCCCGATGAGGTCACCAGCCCGATCCACCGGGGCCTGACCCTGCCGCTGTCACCGAAAGACCACGAGTACGTCCACAACCTCTCCATCCCCACCGGCAGACGCGCGGCCCACATCGTCGGCCTCGTCCACTCCCAGGGCGGCCTGGGGCGCCACTGGACGACTGACGCGGATACCGCAGGCCACTTCTCCCACACCGGCGCAGGAGAACTGCAGCACCACCCCCACCTGCTCTCCGTCACCCTGCACGCGCACCCGCCAGCCGCCGAGCACATCGAGCACGACCCCGTCGAGCTTGGCCGCATGGGAGTCCAGGGGCAGTCTGTTGAGAGCGAAGTCCCCCTGAAAGCGGCCTCGCCGGTGCGCTTGTACGGCGTGAGCTGGCAGAACACCCGCGACTCCACCCAATGGGGCAACCACATCGCCACCGCCGATGCCAAGGGCATCACCCGGAGCGCCTCCGCCGACACCCCCGTGCCGGACAACACCAAGCCGTACGAGCACAAGCACCCCTGGCTGCCCCGCGACCACTTCTTCGCCCCCACCCCCAAGGGCCTGGACGAGCGGCTCTTCGACGGCGACCACATGCGCCCCGACGTCCGCCGCCACATCCTCGGCCTGATCAACAGCCTCTGGGCCCCGCGCTACGGCGACTCCTGGCAGACCTGGGCCCGCGTCTACCTCGCCGGATCCGAGGCCAGCCACTTCTACGGCAACAACGACCTCGACGTCCTGATCGGCATCGACCACGACGCCCTCAACCAGCACGTGGACGCCTTCTGTGGCGAGCCGGACGCCGTCATCGACGAGCGCCTGACCGACGAGCTGCGCGAGCACCTCAACGACGACGCCCGCATGCTGCCCGGCCCCGGCGGCGAGACCGGCCCCTGGGAAAGCACTTTCTACGTGAACCCGGCCAGCTATGACATACGGGACATCAAGCCGTACGCCGCCTACGACATCACCCGCGACGAGTGGGCCGTCCGGCCGGTCGAGGTCCCCGACGACTTCGGCCCCGAGAAACTCCCCGAGTCGACCTGGGACGTCTTCGAGGCCCTGCAGACCCTGATCAAGGCCGTCGCGGAGCTGCCCGAAGGAACCCGGGAGCGCGAGGGCGCCGCTCTGTACGATTACCTCCACACTGACCGCCACAGTGCCTTCGGCCCGGACGGAACAGGCCTCTACGACCCGGCCAACGCGGTCTGGAAGGCCCTCGACAAGGCCCCCGGCAAGCCCCTGCAGCAGCTTATCGACTGGAAGCACGCCCACGACGGCGCGACCGCCAACGCCCAGGAGACCGCAGCATGACCCACACCGACGCGACCTCCTTCTTCCGGCAGGCCGCCTGGTCCGATGGGGAGGGCCTCTCCGACAAGACCCGGGCCGCCGTCGACCAGGCCGAGGGCGACTGGCACACCCACCGCCAGTACCTCGCCGAAGACCACATGAACAAGCAGCTCGACCCCGAGGCCAACCGGCTCGCCCACCAGGGCCACGCGCAGCGCACCGCCGACAAGATCACCGACGCCGAAGGCCTGCCCCGCATCAAGGTCCTCGTCCACGACTCGCCGAACGTCTCCGGACTAGGCAAGGCCGCCGACGGCTCGCCAGTCATCGCGCTCGGCGAGAACTCCCTGAAGCACAGCACGCTCATCCACGAGCTGACCCACCACAAGCGCCAGCCCGCCGAAGACGACCCCGACCACAACGCCGGGGGTTTCTACGGCGACTACATCGGCATGCTGCAACGCCACCACCCCGACCCGGACGCCTGGACACACATGATGGCCGCCAACAAGCTCGCCGTGGCCCACATGCGCAACAACCCGGACAAGTTCCCTCCCCGCACCGCCACGGCGTTCTTCCGGCAGGCCAGCGAGCCGCAGGAGTGGTTCCACGGCACCTCCAACTCCACGCCGACCACTCACTTCGACTTCGACAAGGAGCGCGGCCACCAGGACGAGACCGGCCTGCCGCGCTACTGGAACTCCCACCTTGGCGCGCACTTCACCTCGGTCCACTCCGTAGCCAGGGACGTCGCCAGGGAGTGGAGTCACCGAGGCGGGCACATCACGCACGCCCACCTGGACATGGCGAACCCCAAGCACTACGGGACCGAAGACGACATGGACCACGAGGCGTACAACTGGGCCGAGAAGAACGGCTACGACCCCATGGCGCACAGGGACAAGAACCAGCTGCACGGCCTGGGCGGCCTGCTGACCGTGCACCCTCAGGCCCGGGAGATCGCCCACGGCTTCCGCGACCACCTCAAGGCCCAGGGCCACGACAGCGTCACCTACGGCAACACCATCGAAGGCCCCTACGCCCACAAGTGCGCCATCGCCTTCCACCCAGACCAGATCCACGTCACCGGCACCCACGGGATCAACGAACCCTGTCCCCCCGGCGGACACACCGCCACGGCGTTCTTGCGGGAGGCGGGGCAAAGTGGCGAGTTGCCCGAGGGTCTGTCCTTCAAGTACTACGGGCCCGGTCACTTCCCCTCGGTGGGCAATCGCCCATTCCACTGCCTGGTGGCACACCATCCCGACGCACCAGACAAAGCATGGCCGAACCAAGCGGGCCACCTCGTCTGGTGGGGGCCGGACGGCGGCATAGATTCGGTGCACGTGCAGCCGGATTTCCGGCGTCGCGGAGTGGCGACCGAACTGTGGAATCGGGCGAAGGAGATGGAACCGCGTCTCCACCACAGCACCCTCCAGACAGAGGACGGCAAGGCGTGGGCACCACACGTCTCCTCGAAGCACACCGCCACGGCGTTCTTCGCACAGGCGGCCACGGACGGCTACAATCCCACTACTCAGAAGGAGGGGGAGCATGGAACCGATGAGTCCCGACGTTCAGCAGGAGATCCTGCGCCGCGCGGCCACGCCGGGCGACCGGCGGCAGGTCAGCCTGAACCAGCTCCGCTGCACCGTCGCGAAGCGACTGCAGAAGGCGTAGAGCGCCACCCCGAGCTGCAGGGAGACCTGGACCGGCTCGGGGGCGGCGCCCGCCACGTCCAGAACACCATCGACGCCCTGCACCAGGGCGGCTCCGGCGTCACCACCTACCCTCTGTCCCACCCGCTGGAGGGCTGGCACGCCGCGCTCACCGGCGGCGGCCACCAGGTAGTGCACCGCCACGACCCCGAGACCGGCTCCCTGCACGTCGGCTACGCCGGGCATAACATCTCCGACGCCGAACAGCGCCTGGGCGCAACCGAGTCCGGCTCCAAGGCCCTGCCGGTCGACTTCCACGGCGGCGCCGAGAAGGACTTCGACAAGCTGCACCCCGAGGTCCAGGACAAGGTCCTCAACACCATCGACCGCCTCTCGCGCGGCGAGCAGCACAGGGACGACCACGCCCTGCACGGCAAGGACATGGTGAACGGCGGCTGGCGCTCGGCCCGAGCCGACTTCCTGCACCGCGTCACCCACCGCTTCGAGGACGCCGACGGCAACCCCACCTCGCACGAGAACGCCTCCCGGCTGTTCATCGGCCACGTCGGCCCCCACAACTATGAAGCCGCCGAGAAGCGCCTGTCCTCCGAGAAGCGCCTGTCCTCCCTGACCGCGCACCTCAAGAAGGCCTTCCAGGGCGACACCCCCGAAGGCACCCTCGTGCGCGGGATGAACGTCTCCCTCCCCGCCGACAAGCATTCGTTTATCCACGACGAGCGCCAGCCGCTGCCCGCCCGCGCGCACATGCTGCTCTCGGAACTGAAGAAGCCCACCGGCTCCATCTCCAACGAGGAACTCAAGGGCTCCAGCGGCGGCCTGGGGGAGTTCTGGACCCGCAACCACCTCGTCTCCGACGACGCCGCCGCCGCACAGCACGAGGAGCGCCCGCCGGGACAGCGCTCCACCACCGTCACCCTCCACGCCCGCGAGCCGGACGGGAAGCACTTCTGGAACGAGATGACCGGCGGCCACGGCGACTACGAGGGAAACTGGCGCGTCCCGCTGCACCCCGGCACCCCGCTCGGCGTCCACGCCATCACCTGGGGCGAGCCCGGCGGCACCCAGCACCACTACGACTTCTCCCACCCCGTCGACAAGCACGCCACCAAGGGCACCGACAACGAGGGCCACCTGGTTGAGCTGGACCCCATCGACGGCTGGCAGCATGCCGACGGCTCCGTCTCCCACGACGACGGCACCACCATCTCCGACCACCCCGTCAAGGAGGCGTCAGCCTCCGCTGAAGGAGACCACGCGGTGGTCTACCACGGCACGACAGCGGATCGGGTCGACTCCATCCGGCAGAACGGGCTCCGGCCGCCCAAGGGGAAGGAAGGCTCCGCCCGCTGGTTCATGCTCACCGACAGCCGTGAGCGGGCCGCCCACGAATCCGGGGGCAATGCCGGGAACGGGAAGCAGCGAGTCGTCCTGGAATACCACCTTCCCCGGGACCAGGCCTTCCGTCGTGAACCCGGGGTGCCGAGGCGGAACAGCGACGCCTACCTCTGGGAGGGCCACCCCTACATGGGCAGCACGGCCCACGCCATCATGAATCCGATCCCGGGGGAGCACCTGCACGCCGTGCATCCCGTAGAGCCCGAGGACGGCCAGCGCAAGGAAGCGGCGGCAGTCGACAACTCCACAGGCGTGATGGTGGCCTTGGTGCCGCCCCGCGAGATCGCCGAGCAGCTCGCCATGAAGGACGGCCAGCCGGTCGACGACCTCCACGTCACCCTCGCCTACCTCGGCAAGACCTCCGACTACACGCCCGAGCAGCTCAAGCTGCTGCCGCAGATCGTCAGTTCATGGGCGCTGCGCCAGAAGCCGGTCGACATGCGCATAGGCGGCACGGGCAAGTTCAACAGCAGCCACAAGGGCCAGCACGTCCTGTACGCCGCTGTCGACATCCCCGGCGGCGCGCAGATGCACGCCGACCTCGCCCGCTATCTGCAGGGCCACGGATACGAACTCCCGAGCGAACACGGCTGGACACCACACCTCACGCTGGCGTACGTTGATCGCCACTTCCGTTTCATGCCACATCTGGATGAGCACCGCTGGACGGCCGACCAGGTCGTCACCGAGATCGGGCAGACCCGCCACCAGGCCCGCCTCGGCACCATCCCCAGCGGAAGACACCAGCTCTAGTCGCCAAGCTAGGGCCCCAAGGGAGACCGCCACTCATGAGCACCGTCACGACTTCCAGGATCCCCGACTACATCGAGCGCGCCAGGCTGGACGCGGACCGCGTGGGGTGGGACGTGGTCTGTACGTCCAAGAGCGTCACCATCACCGCGCCCGGCTGGAGGAAAGGCCTCAGCTTCTCGCTGACCAAGCCGCCCACGGCCGACCAGGTCCGCATCCAGCTGGACAGGGCCGGTCTGTACAGTGCCCTGAAGAAGCTGCAGTCCGAGAGTGCCACGGAGCTGCCCGAGCCCGAGCCGGAGCACGGTATGTCCGAAGCGAAGACCGACACGCCCCAGAAGGCCGGGCACGTCTGCCCCGAGTGCCAGAATCCCTTCAAGAGCCCGGCGGGTCTGGCAACCCATCGACAGAAGGTGCACGGCGTGCCCGGATCGTCCAAAGCAACCCTT